CTGAAATGTCGACAACTATAGTTTGACCTGAAATGTCGACAACTATAGTTTGACCTGAAATGTCGACAACTATAGTTTGACCTGAAATGTCGACAACTATAGTTTGACCTGAAATGTCAACTCTTTGACCTGAGATATCAGTAACAACTCTTTGACCTGAAATATCAACAACTACAGTTTGACCTGAAATATCAACTCTTTGTCCGGAAATATCAACAACTACAGTTTGACCTGAAATATCAACTCTTTGTCCGGAAATATCAGTGACAACTCTTTGACCTGAAATATCAACTATTTGGCCTGAAATATCTACATTTAAATCCGCTGTATTAAAAGTAATACCACTAACAATAACAGTTTGGCCTGAAATATCAGTAACAACTCTTTGGCCTGAGATATCGGTAACAACTCTTTGGCCTGAGATATCAGTAACAACTCTTTGGCCGGAAATATCAGTAACAACTACTTGACCCGAGATGTCAACTCTTTGATCCGATATATCAACTCTTTGGCCGGAAATGTCAGTAACAACTCTTTGGCCTGAGATATCAGTAACAACTCTTTGGCCTGAGATATCAGTAACTACTCTTTGACCGGAAATATCAGTAACAACTCTTTGACCGGAAATATCAGTAACAACTCTTTGACCGGAAATATCAGTAACAACTACTTGACCTGAGATATCAACTCTTTGATCCGATATATCAACTCTTTGGCCGGAAATATCAACTCTTTGACCCGAGATATCAACAGTTTCGCCACTTATGTCAATTCTTTGTCCAGAAATATCAATAACTCCGCTAACAATAACAGTTTGACCTGAAATATCAACTCTTTGGCCTGAGATATCAACAGTTTCGCCACTTATGTCAACTCTTTGTCCCGAAATATCAATACCACCACTAACAATAACAGTTTGACCTGAAATATCAGTAACAACTCTTTGGCCTGAAATATCAGTAACTACTACTTGACCTGAAATGTCAACTCTTTGACCTGAAATATCAATACCACCACTAACAATAATAGTTTGTCCTGAAATATCGACAATAACAGTTTGACCTGAAATATCAACTCTTTGGCCTGAGATATCAACAGTTTCGCCACTTATATCAACTCTTTGACCTGAAATATCAATACCACCACTAACAATAATAGTTTGTCCTGAAATATCGACAATAACAGTTTGACCTGAAATATCAACTCTTTGGCCCGAGATATCAACAGTTTCGCCACTTATATCAACTCTTTGTCCCGAAATATCAATACCGCCACTAACAATAATAGTTTGTCCTGAAATATCGACAATAACAGTTTGACCTGAAATATCAACTCTTTGGCCTGAGATATCAACAGTTTCGCCACTTATGTCAACTCTTTGTCCCGAAATATCAATACCACCACTAACAATAATAGTCTGTCCTGAAATATCTACAACTACGGTTTGACCTGAAATATCGACAACTACAGTTTGACCAGAAATATCAACTCTTTGTCCTGAGATATCAGTAACAACTCTTTGGCCGGAAATATCAGTAATAACTCTTTGGCCGGAAATATCAGTAATAACTCTTTGGCCGGAAATATCAGTTATTACACGTTGACCTGAGATGTCAACTCTTTGACCTGAGATATCAGTAACAACTCTTTGACCTGAAATATCAGTTATTACACGTTGACCTGAGATGTCAACTCTTTGGCCGGAAATATCAGTTATTACGCGTTGACCCGAGATGTCAACTCTTTGACCTGAGATATCAGTAACAACTCTTTGGCCGGAAATATCAGTTATTACACGTTGACCCGAGATGTCAACTCTTTGATCCGATATATCAACTCTTTGGCCGGAAATGTCAGTAACAACTCTTTGGCCGGAAATATCAGTTATTACACGTTGACCTGAGATGTCAACTCTTTGACCGGAAATATCAGTAACAACTCTTTGTCCTGAAATATCAACAATTTGACCTGAAATATCTACATTTAAATCTGCTGTATTAAAAGTAATACCGCTAACAATAACAGTTTGACCTGAAATATCAGCAATAACTCTTTGACCTGAAATATCAGCAACAACTCTTTGACCTGAAATATCAGCAACAACTCTTTGACCTGAAATATCACTAATTACACGCTGTCCATTAATATTAACACGTTGTCCACTAATATCAACACGTTGGCCAGAAATATCTACAATTTGACCTGAAATATCTACATTTAAATCTGCTGTATTAAAAGTAATACCGCTAACAATAACAGTTTGACCTGAGATGTCAACTCTTTGTCCGCTAATATCTGCATTAACATTACCAGAAATATTACCGTTAATATTAACAGTTTGGCCAGAAATATCAACGCGTTGGCCGGAAATATCAACATTTTGACCAGCAATATCAACATATTGTCCATTTATATCTACTTTTGATATATTCATGGGAATTTTTTTTATATTGCCATAAATAAAACCAATATATTGAGTAGTTGTAATTGTAATTTGTAAAACTTGTGTTAATAAATTAATTGTTAAATTAACAGATGGATCATCTGTACCAATATAAAAAGTTTCAACTATTCTTGGTATATCATTATCACAATGTTCAACCTTGATTTCTACTATTTTACCTGGTTCATTTGTTGCCAAAAATAAATCAAAATAACATGTTATATCCGGATCATTAATACTAGTTAATAGATAATATTTCAAAACAATATTATCTGAACTATCAACAGTTTGCTGCAGTAGATCAACATTAATTCGATTTAATCCATTATTAATAATTGTTGATGACATAATTTATATTATATTAATAGATAATATAAAATAATTTAAATCAATCTTATTATAATGCATCTTAATATATTTTAATATTTATATATTAAAATATCTGAAATTTTTAATTAAATATAAAATTAAATAACCATAATTATTCAAAAATATATTTTAACTTGAATATATTGAACAAAATACCGTACCATTTGCCGTTGCAGAATTATTTTTTAAATAAACATAGTTAAATGCCGCCATTCTAAAAATAGCATGGGCTGTTCTTTTACTTTCAATATTTACAATAGGTTGTAATAAACCAATTTGTGAAAAATTACTATTTGTTGGTGATGCGAATACTAATATACTTCCAGTGTTACTACCCGATGCATCTTGATATGTTATAACAGAATTATTAGTATAACCAGTACAATTAAATGTAGAAGTTACACCACTAGTTGCAGCAAGACTACCATTGCTCATTATATTTCCAAATGAACCTAATTGATTTATTGCAGTAATTGTTCTTAAAATTTGTCCCGATATATCAACTCTTTGACCTGAGATATCAGTTACTACTCTTTGACCCGATATATCAACACGTTGACCCGATATGTCAATACCACCGCTAATAACAACAGTTTGTCCGGAAATATTTACACGCTGACCCGAGATATCTACACGTTGACCTGAAATATCAGTAACTATACGTTGTCCTGAGATGTCAACTCTTTGACCTGAAATATCTATACCTCCACTAACAATAATAGTTTGGCCACTAATGTCAACTCTTTGACCTGAAATATCAATACCTCCACTAACAATAACGGTTTGACCGGAAATATCAATACCTCCACTAACAATAATAGTTTGTCCCGAAATGTCAACTCTTTGACCGCTAATATCAATACCCCCACTAACAATAACAGTTTGACCGGAAATATCAATACCTCCACTAACAATAATAGTTTGGCCACTAATGTCAACTCTTTGACCTGAAATATCTATACCTCCACTAACAATAACAGTTTGACCGGAAATATCAATACCTCCACTAACAACAACAGTTTGGCCGGAAATGTCAACTCTTTGTCCGCTAACATCAGCATATACATTAACAGTATTTGCGGTAATATTAACAACTTGTCCGCTCACATCGAGTGCACCTAAACCAATTGTATTATCTTGTGTTTTTTCAAATGTACCTGTTAATACTCCATTAAAAGTAGGTGAAAAAATATCAATAATAGTATTAACAGTAGTTAAATTAAGAACTTTTTTTAAAATTCTTTCTCCAGAAGTAATATAATAAGTTTCTGTATTTTGAAGTACATTGGTTATATCATATTCTTTTACGTTTAAAGTTATACTTTGATTGAGTACTTTTGTAGTTAAAAAACAATATATATTTAAAATATTATTGTGACTAAGATCATTTACAATAGCATATTCCTGAGTAACTCCACCAGATTCTACAAAATCTAGATTTATTCTTAAAAAATTTTCAATAGTAGTAGGCATTATATATATAATAAATATATATATAATAAAAAAATTTAAATTATATTATTAATTATTCCATAATAGTTTTTAATATAGGAATTAGAAAAGATTCTAAATCTTTATATTTATTATCATAATCTTCTTTATTTATTGTTAAAATACCTTCTGATTCTTCTAACCAATCCTCAATATTAATAATTTTTGAGATTATTTCAGAAAACTTTTCTTCGCCTAATTTAATTTTAACTTCAGAAGTATCTAATGAATTTTTTGCCGAGTTAATGTAACAATCTAATTTATTTTTTGATTCTATTTTTTCTTTTGCCATTTTGTCTTTTTCACAAAATCTTTCTGAATCCTTTATCATTTTTTCAATAATAGAATCATCGAGTCGTCCTTTTTTATTTTCTATTAAAATTTTATTTTGTTTATTAGTTGATTCTTCTATAGCCTCTACGCTCATAATACCATTTACGTCTACCATAAATTTAACTTTGATACGAGGTTGACCTTTTTTCATAGGAGGGATACCAAGTAATTCAAAAGTTCCTAAACTATTATTATCTTTTGTCATACTTCTTTCACCTTCAAAAACTCTTACAGTTACTCCAGGTTGGTTATCACAAAAAGTACTAAATACTTCGGTAACATCGCATGGTATTGGTGTATTTCTTTTAATCATTACACTCATTACACCACCAGCAGTTTCAATACCTAAACTTAAAGGTGTTATGTCAAGTAATACAAGTTTATCTGTACGATTATCACCATTATTACTAAGTATTGCTCCTTGTACCGCCGCACCAAAAGCTACGGCTTCATCTGGGTTAATGTTTGATTTTAATTTACCAGGAAATAATTCATTTAATAAAGATTGTATTTTTGGAATTCTAGTTGAACCTCCAATTAATACAACATCGTTTATATCAACAGTTGTCATTTTTGCATCTTTAAGAGCTTTATGAATAGGTTCTAAACTTCTAGTAAAACATTCAGAACATAATTCTTCAAATTTACTACGAGTAATATTCATTGACATATCTTCACCATCAAAGAAATTATCAATATTAATTTGAGCGATGTTAGACGTACTTAATGTTTTCTTAGATTGTTCGCATAAAGTTAAAAGTTTTCTCATCATTTTATGATTATTCTTTAATTTTTGAAAAACAATAACATTATTAATATAATTATTAACATTATCTGTATTTTCATCGGAAATATAATCTTTTAAATTATTCTTTTTACTTAATTCGTAAATATTAGAAATATTAAATTTATTAAAAATATGTTTTTTATCATCTTCTGTTAAAGTTTTTGTTTTAAATAATTTTTTTTCTGCAAAATTAAGTAATATATAATCTCTTAGCGAATGATCGAAATCTTCCCCTCCAAGATGAGTATCCCCACTAGTTGATTTTACATCAAATACACCATTATCAATTGTTAAAATTGTAACATCTAATGTACCACCACCTAAATCATAAACTAATATATTTTTTTCACCAGTTTCATTTAAACCATATGCAATTGCAGCAGCAGTTGGTTCATTAATAATTCTAAGAATATTTAAACCAGCAAGTTTACCAGCATCTTTAGTAGCTTGACGTTGAGCATCATTAAAATAAGCTGGAACTGTAACAACTGCATCAGTTACAGTTGTTCCTAGATATTTTTCAGCTTGTGATTTAATTTTTTCTAAAATCATAGCCGATATTTGTTCTGGATAAAAATTATGTGTTTCTTCTAAATAGTTTACAGTTATTAATGGTCTATTTTCTTGATCTGCAGTAACTTTAAATGGAAACTGGGCTATATCGTTTTGAACCGTCCTTTCATTAAATTTTCTACCAATTAAACGTTTTGCATCATATATAGTATTTGTTGGATTTTGACTTGCCATATTTTTAGCATCTTCTCCTATATATCTTTCTTCAGGAGTAAATGACACATAAGAAGGAATTGTACGATTACCGTGTTCATTAGCTATAATCTCTACTGTTCCATTTTTATAAATACCAACACAACTATATGTTGTTCCTAAATCGATACCGATACAAGGTGAAATCATTGTGTAAATTAAAATATATATATATTATTTAAGTCCGAATAAAACTCAAATAATATTTTAATTAAATTTAATTAATTCATTTAAATTATTGAATTTAATATAATTAATATTTTTAGACCCACCAAATAATAAATCATTTGATTGAATTATAGGTTTATTGTCTTTAGTGTCTTTAGTGTCTAATGATTTTATTTTATTAGTAATATTTGTTAATAAACTACCTAATGAAAATTCAGAAGATTTATAATTAGATTGAGATTGTGATTGAGATGGATATGTAGATGATGATTGAAATTGTGATGGATATGTAGATGATGATTTAAATTGAGATTGTGATGGATATGTAGATACCGATTGAGATTGTGATGGATATAATAAAGTTGTTTTTGGCATATTTTGTAATATATCACTATCATTAATTATAAAATTACTTAATTCGTTTAATAAATCATCAATTGTTTTTACTTTTTCACATACTTTTTCACAAGTTATTAAATAACCACCTCTAATCAAAGCATATACTACATAAAATTTAAATAAATCAAAATTAATATTTTGAAAATCAATATTATTTTTAATAAAATTATTTAAATTGTCAAAATTAACATCAAAATGTACTAATGATTTATTTTTGCAATGAAAATAAATATTAATTAAAAATATTGCTAATTCTAATTCATATGCCTCGCTTTTAGAAGCATTCCAATCATGTAATAATAATTTATTGTTATTTTTATTCATCAATATATCTAATGAAAAATCACCGTTAATTAAATATTTTTCATAAGTTATATTATTTAATATATTTTTGGTTCTAAATAAATATTGTATAATACTATGCATTGTATTTGTGTAATCATTTTTAGTAAAATTATTATGTAAATTTATTAGGATTAAATTAAATATATATTCAGGAGTTCCTTTTCCAGATTCTTTTTTACTTTTATTTTTATATTCATTCATTGTGATATTAATTTGATTTATATAGTTAAATAATTTGCTTTCATTATCTAAATTTATTTGAATATAAGTATTAAAATCAATGGCTTCAATTTCATTTATTGCATTTTGTGGATCAGTGCCTAATAATTTTAATGTTGAAAAAGTATCAAAATTGTGATTCATATTATCTTTAGTAGTTTCATATTCCATTATATAAAACAGAAAATCATTGTATATTTTAAAATATGATTTTTTATCATCACTAAACATACCTTGTCCACTAAAGCTTTTAGATGTTTGTTGTAATAATCTTTCTTTCATATAAGAATAATTTTTTCTAAGTGAATCTGGGATATTATCAACGTATTTTTTAACTAATTCTTTTGAATATGTTGGATTATTTAATACTTTATTTGTAAAAAAGTCAAATAAATAATCATTTATAAAATGTGATTTTTGTAAAATATTCATCGTATTTTGTGAAATTTGTGTATTATTAACAATCGCATTAATTATTTCATTAAATTCATTACATTCAATATTAATTTCATATCCCGGATATACAACAAATAATAATAGTACACCTGATAATTTTTTGAAAGCATTATAATCATTTTCAGATTTAAATATAGGTACATTATTTAAATGTAAATCGTTATATGATTTACTTTTTAACATTATATAATATATAACAATTTCAATGATTGTATTAAGATGTAAATTATTATCATAAAATGATAAAACATAAAACATATCATTATTAATCATATCAGAGTTAATGTTAATATTTAATTTACCATAAATATGTTTTAAGAAATCAATATTAAGATATTTATATTTATTTTTAGCGATTTTATTTAAATAAAAATCAGCAACTTCTTTTGGACTTAACCAAACTAATGGTACGGTTGATACATTTCCATATTTTAATGCAGACGAAACAAGTACATTTGTTAATGCTTGTTCTTCAAAACCATATTCGTAAGGATTTTTACCACTAGTTTTATCTACGAAGGGGTAACATGAAATATTACCAGAATTATTTTTAATTTTAACATATAATTTTTTAATAAAAGTAAACATGTCTTCCCATAAACTAGGATTAAATGATTCATTTTCTTTCTTTTTAAATGCCATCATTCCTGCAAAAACATTAGGGATACATTTATTAATATGATTATTACGAGCATATAATAATGGTCTGAAAACCATTAGTGAATTTTTAGATTCATTAAAGAATTTATCTAATAATGCATCCAAAAAGATAGTATTATAATTGTCTGAATCAGCAACAAAACAGTTTTTAATTGCAGGATTAAATAATGGAATATATCTGAATAAAGTACCTAATAAACCTTGATGTCCTCTTCCATCAGGATTCATAAAATACTTCATTTCTACTTCAACTAATTCTATTCTATTACTATTTTGAATACAAAAATCTATTAAAGTTTTATTAATTGGTTTATCTTTATCATTTACGGATGTATCTATATATACATAAAAATGATATCTATCATAATTACTATTTTTCAATAAACTTGTAATATTATCCATCATAATATTTATGTAAATTTCGATATCTTTTTTCTTTCCAAGATATTTATTTGTATCGGTAGATCCACCAACTAATGGTTTAATTCCACCATCAAATATTGTATAAGCCATTGCATAATTAACTACAGGGGCATAATTCTTTGTAATATATCTTAAAGTAGCACCGAGAATATCGTTATATTCTTGATGAACGTAATTAGTAGTATATCTATTATTAGAATTTACATAATTGTTTATTTTTAATTCTGCGAATTTACTATCATCAAATTTAGAAGTTGTAAATAAACTTTTTACTATTAATGTTTTATCAATAGATTCGTCATCGGTAAATTCTGTATAAACTTCTTTTATTAAATTGTTATCTATGTTATCAAATATATTATAATTATCTAAAATTTTATTGTATAAATTGTAGAATTTACTAAGAATTTTATCATCATAATAATAAGGTCCAGTTGGTTTATCGGTGGGTTGATTAGTATTTGAACCATAATTTGAACCATAATTTGAACCATAACTTGAACCATAACTTGAACCAGTAATGATTCCAGATCCAGAAGTAGTTCCATAACTTGAACCATAACTTCCAGCATTAGTTGATGGTGATAAAAGTAAAGTTTTTTCTAATAAACTTTTAATATTTTCTGTAAATTGAACCTCTTCTTTATCTACTGATTTAACTTTTGGATTATTATTATTATTGTTGTTATTATTATTATTGTTATTGTTATTGTTATTATTAGTTAATGATTGATATGATTGTTTATTTTGATTGGGTTGTTCATTAAATACATTTTCAAATATTTTTTTTATATTGTCATTAAAAAAATATTTATTTTTATTAGTATGTATATTGAAATCTTTTGAATTATCTATTTTTATATTTATTGACATAATATATATATATTAACAAAGTAAAATAAAAAAATAACTATTTTATATTAAGTATATTAAGTATAATATGTTAAATTCTAAAGGAATAAATATTAAACAAAATAAGGATGATAATAATTGCGATGATGATTCCGAAACAGATGAATATAATACTAATACAATTAATTTAAATTATTCAATATATACAGATAATATACAAAATAAGATAAATTTGAGTTCATCGCCCGATGTAAATCCAATATCAAATATTTATCCTAAAACAAATGATAAGTGGGTAGAAGAATCATATATTTATCAATGTCAAAAATGCGAAATAAAATTTGGTTTAATAACAAGAAAACATCACTGTAGAGCATGTGGTGGAGTTTTTTGTTATAAATGTTGTGATAAATATATTGTAATTCCTAATAATTTAATAAAAACACCAATAAAAGATAAATCATATAAATCAATGATATCAACATCATATAGATGGTTATTTAATAAACAAAAAGAATTAGTATGTAGAGATTGTGAAGAAAAAATAATTGGCTTAAAAGATATAGAATTGATTATTAAAATATTTTACTATTTAGATATAAAAACATTATACAATGTGTCACATGTATCAAAAATATACAATAAGGCAGCACATTATTATATTACTAAATTCAGAGATATACAATACAAAAATATGACAGAAATATATGATAATTGGGAAATAAATATTATATTTGATTCAAAAGAATATTTAATATTTCACAACGTATGGTTATCAATATTAGTAAAAACAATATATTTATATACTAAAAATGTTAAAAAAATAGATAAATTAATAATTTTAAATGAAATAATACATAGTATAACATATGAATCATTAGATACGATTAAGAATAAATATCGTGGAGTAAAATGTTGGAATTTATTATGTTCTAGAAAATGCTGTGACATATTAGATTTTGACGATATTGTTAGTATATTTTATTATATAACAAATGAAATATTAACAGATGATATTTTTTGGGATAATAAATATAATAAAAATATATTGTGTAACTTGTTACTTTTATTAATGAGAAAATGTAAAAAAAATATACATAATTATATCCCATTAATAACAAAAATATTAGTAAATTTATTTACGTATGAAATAATAAATTTGGATTATGAATATATTAATAAATTTTTTAATATTGTAATATTTTTAAATAATGATCTAGAACCTATAAATATTATATTAAATGAGTCAGTTACAAAAACAATTAGTTTATTATTATTTGAAAAATTTTACATAGAAGATAGTAATAAAAATAATAATAATGCATGTATTGGAATAAATTTATATTTTAAACAATTAATCTCATACATTATAAATAAATTCGGACCAGAATTAATAAATAATATTGTTAAATCAAATATAACAATAAGTAAAATTTTTAATAATATATCAAATGAAAACAAAATAGAATTGCCCATAATTTATCCTCTTAATCCAAATTATTTAATACATAAAATAAATAAAAAAATTGTTTTAAATTCAAATACAAAACCTGTATTAATAGAAGCTGAAATTATTTCAAATAATAAAAATATTATTACAGAAAGAAAAAATGTTAAATTTATAATTAAAAAAGATAAAAGTGTACGAAAAGAACAAATAATATCATGTTTAATTGATACAATGCAAAACAAATTAAATATAAATGAGAATTCAAATAATGAAGAAAATGTTCCAACATATCAAATATTAATGTTATCAAAAGATTTAGGTATAATAGAATATATAGAAGATAGTATCACATTAAGGATGATAAACCAAACGGGATTCACATTACAAAATTATATTTTAAACCATAATATGAATACTAAATTGGATATAATAAAGTCTCGATTTATGTATAGTTTAAGTATATCTAGTTGTATAAGTTATATTATTGGATTAGGTGATAGACATTTAGATAATATAATGATAAATAAAAAAGGACAATTGTTTCATATAGATTATGGTTATATTATGGAAAATCCAATGACGACAATATTTGAAATGCCCCAAATTAAAGTTACAAATGATATTATTGATTTTTTAGGAGGATCAAATAGTATATATTATGATAAATTTAAAAAATTGGTTATTAAAATATATAATATTTTAAGAGCTAATAGAAATTTAATAAATCTATATTTTAAATTTATTTGTGATGAAGAATATCTAAAATGGGATATAGTAGAACAAAAATTAAATCAAAAATTAATGAATGGTATGAAATGTAAAGATATAGAAATTACATTAGTAAATGAAATAGAATCAGCAAATTCATTTACTAATATGTTTGTTGATATATGTCATACATATCGACATAAATTATTTTAGAAAAAATTGATATTTATTTTATCTAAAAAATTAAAGATAAAACATTATTAATTTAATATGGTTAACATTATTCGTTATTTACATAATACTAAGAAAGTATTTAACCCACAACTTCAAGAAGTTATACGACCCTCAACAAATTATAAAACAGGCGAGGTTGTACTAGATTATTATTATGATGGAATACAAATGGGTTTAGTACAATATCATCTTAAAACAGGTCAAATTGGAATGTTACTTATTCATAAAAAATATTGTAATATGGGAATAGGAAAATACATTGTTGGGAATATTATTGAAGAAATGAAAGAAAATAATAATAACGAAGTATGGTTAATTTCAAACAAAAATCATACATTTTGGTCAAATGTTTTTAATAAATCTTTTTCATATCGTAGTCCAATTACAGATACTATTCGATTTGGAGGATTTTATATGAAGCTTTAATTTCTTTTTTTATAAAATAATTTATATAATATAATAAGAAGTAATAATCCTAAACATATATAAAAATATTTTTTATATTTTTCTCTTTGTATATCTACAATATATTTTGTTTTATTCATTTGTGTAAAGTATTCGATTGTATCATCTTTTATAAATAAACTTGTTAAAACTGGTATTTTAAATAAATTAATTATTTTTGTAGGGACTAATAAATATTTTTTAATATCAGATATAACATCAATTAATGTTTTTTCTATTGGTGTTGTAGTATTTGCAAAAAATGGTATTACAGATATTTTCTTAGATCCAAAATCAGTTTTACTTACAAGAATATTGAATATATCAATTAAATCAAATATTTGACTTTGTAATAATCTTATAATCTTTAATCTTATTATAATATCTCCCATACCATATACATTTTCAACTAATAATACATATAACATAAGCGAATATGTTCTTGATATCATGGGACTAAAAGTATATATAATACCAAACAGTTTTGCTATATCTTGTATATTTATATTATTTGACATTATTTTAACATCAGAATCAGACATATTTTGTATTATATTTTTAATAGCATCAATATTTATTAATTTATCAAACATATCTTCAACATTCTTATCAGTTATTTTTTGTATTTTATTATTAATTGTTTCGAAATTAACATTTACATTAGTCAAGTTTGAACCAATAAAATCATCAATTTTAGTAAAATTAATTTTTTGTTCATAAACATTATTAATATAATTTGTATCATCTATATCACTTTTTAATAAAGGATTATTAATTAATGTTTTATAATATTCTAAATTTTTTTCTGTATTACTTTCCATAGCATTCAATATATATCTAACCGATTCTGTTTTAGGTTTAAATGTTGTAAAACGTACGGTTGAGGTTGATGTTGCTGTTGCTGTTTGTGATCCAGGTACTGGTACTGGTGATGTTGCTGTTGTTACTGTTGTTGCTGCTGTTGTTGATCTTGTTGCTGTTGTTGCTGTTGCTGATGATACATTTTCTGATGATACATTTTCTGATGATACATTTTCTGATGATACATTTTCTGATGATACATTTTCTGATGATACATTTTCCGACGATAAAGTTTGTACTGATTTCAAATATTCTTCTAATTTCTTTCCATCATTTATAATAATATTTGAAATTATTACTGTATTTTCGATATTTATAAAATAATTACCAATGTTTTTAATGAGAACAAAGATTGGTTCAATTTGTTGTGCTATTTTAATGGGTTCAGAAGCGAATGTTTGATTAATTGATGGGTTTTTAATAATTTGTAAATTATTATTTTCAAATCTATAATATGTATCATTTGGATGTTTAACATTTATAATTTTACCATTTTTATGAAATACAACAACTTGACCCCCTAATGTCTCGAATGGCACTACTGTATCTGGTGTATATATACTTTTTTCCAATAATTCTAATGGTATAGTAGCTATAATATCTTGAGGTGAAACAGTTGGCATAGCTATTGCTTGTTTGGATTCATAATATTCTTTTGGCTCAATATTAGTTTGAGATGATGCAGATATAGTATTAATATCTAATTTTTGTTCTGTAGTAATATTTGTTGTTTTATCATAAATTGATACAATATTTTTATTATAATCATATTTTTTGACTAAACCTGTTTTAGGTTCATATATTGTTTTGGTATTACTATTTGTATTATTATTATTATCTGAAAATACTGTTGTATCCCATATTGGTTGTGATGATACCGATGTTGAACCTCCCCATCCATCTACTGTGATTTGCTCTCTACTTATTGAGCTTGTCGATCCATCTACTGCGATTGATCCTCCGCTTATTATTGAGGATGTCGATCCACTTATTGAGGATGTCAATCCACTGCTTGTCGGTCCATCTACTGCGATTGAACCTCCGCTTATTGTATTATATTTATTATTTTCTTTTTTTGCAGCTTCAAGTGTGCTTCCAATATTAAAATATTGTTGCATTAATAAAAAATCTTTAGAATTGTTTGGTGAATCATTAAAAGAACGGGATATTTTATCTACCTTAGAATTTAAATTTGGATCTGGTGTGTCATAAACAATTAGATCTTTAACTACAATTGAGTTTAAAAAAAATATACTTGTAATTTTTTGTAATTTTTTATTTACAAAAATATAAAATTCATATTCTTCATCTACATATACATCAAATAATTCAAGTATATATAAACGACTTATAAATTTTCTATTTATTCCATTTCTAACTAATATATTTTCATTAGGAAAATAATTATATAAATCATAACTTACATTGTTTAAATTTATACGTGGATAATAATCTATATATATTTTTTTTAATTTAAAATCTATAAAATAAAAAACACCAACAGGTAGAGCAAGATCTGTTACATATCCATTTTCCGTTTTCATTATTATAGATTCAATTCTCCCTGGTTTGATAGTTCTACTTATTATTGATATTCCAGTTTGTGGAATATCAATTTCAAATAAAGGATTATTTATTATTGGAGTTAATGACATAATATAATATAATATTACATAAAAAAATTGATTTTATAATATTTAAAAGTAATAATATTATTATTGTTATATTAACTAAATAATGGAAAACCAACCTCTTATTAATATTGGTATGATCGGTCACGTATCAGATGGCAAATCAACCTTAACTAAGTGTTTGACTCAACTACAAACACAAAAATTTTCAAAAGAAATAGAAACTAATATTACCATACGCTTAGGTTATGCCAATGCACGAATTTATAAATGTCCTAATTGTATTAGTCCATCTTGTTATTACGCAGTTGGTACTAATTTAAAAGATTCTACATGTAAACATTGTAAAACTCAAGGTGAATTAATGAATCATGTAAGTTTTGTTGATTGTCCGGGACATAATTCGTTTATGGGTACAATGTTAAATGGAACAAGTGTTATGGATTATACTATTACAGTAGAATCAGCAGTTAATAAAACGTTTCCTGCTCCTCAAACAATTCAACATTTGTCAGCCGTAGAATATAATAATATTCAAAATATTGGAATGATTTTGAATAAGATAGATTTAGTACCAGAAATAACAACAATAGAAAAAGTAGATGAACTTAAAAAATTCCTTCAAAATTATAATTGTAAAAATGTTCCAATCATTCCTATGTCGGCAACATTTGATATTAACGTGGATATAGTTTGTGAAATGTTGGCACATCTTAAAGTTCCATCACGTGAACTGGAATCATCTAAACTGCGAATGAATATTATTAGAAGTTTTAATATTAATCTTCCAGGTACATCAATTGATAATCTTAAGGGTGGTATAGTTGGGGGTAGTATTGTAAAAGGTACAATTAATCTAAATGATGAAGTATATATATATCCCGGTATGATTTATGAAAATAGTTATGAACCATTAAAAGCGAAAGTCCTTACTATTTTCTCAGAGAAAAAATCATTAGAATCAGCTGTACCAGGTGGTCTAATTGCAATTGGTTTAGATATTGATCCTGGTCTTACAGGCGACGATGCACTTGTTGGGAATGTTATTAAAAAAACAAATACTGATATTGGATTTGTAACAAAGAATTTAGATTTAAAAATTAATTTCTTTGAAGGATTTAATAATAAAATTTTTAATAATGAAAGTTCGAAACAAATTATTCTAAATGTAAATACAAATAATATTCAAGGAGAAATTATTGAAAATAAAGATAACGATATATTTAAATTTGGTCTTCAAAAACCTATTTATATTGAACAAGAAGATAAAATCACAGTATCAATAAAATTACACGAAGGACTACAAGTTGTAGGCACGGCACATTTTATTTCATGTGATAGTTTTTTGATTAATTCATAATTTATTTAATTCATAATTTATTTAATTCATAATTTTTTTATTTTAAAATTATTTTTATACAATTTATAAATTAAAGCTAAAATAATAGCAGCAAATAATACAAATAAAAATATTTGTCTATCTGTATACATTGAATTAATAATTTCATAATTATCATTAACGTTTTCAAAGAATTGTATTGAACCACTACCTTTGGGTTTAGGTTTAGGTTTACCTACAACAATAGTATTACCTACAACTGGTTTCCATGTTGGACCATTAGATGGTAAAAAATATGGCACGGGACCATTTGGAAAATAATTTGTGACATTATATACATCTCTTTCTAATTTAAAAAATAATTTTGTAAAATTATTACTATTTAATATACCTTCAATAGCATTAAAATATTGTAAAGGCATTGGTAAATTACTAAATCCAAAAGATACTGCATTAAATACTTTAACATATTTAAATAACTCTGGTTGTCCAATATTGGATGTAAAGCCAACTAATCTAACAGATACAGATGGTTGTGTAGATGATGTAGTAGTTATATTAAACTTTTGTGATGTATATGTACCTATATCATTTGGATTATCAAGTGAATAAGTTTTGTAAGGTATACCTAATTGTGTATTAGTACTTTTCATGAAAGTATCTAATGTCGACCCAACTCTTAAACTACCATCTAGTACAATATATTTATAATAAAACATTCTTGAGAAAAACATTTTAACTAGTTTAGAATCTTTAACTTCTGTCATATCTATAGAAAAACGTGCATTTGGATTCATAGTATATTTTTTAGTTGTAGAATCATATACGGGAAACATTTCTATTATTAAATATCCATATAGAACATTTCCGACTCTATGTTTTACAATTGGATTTTTATTAGCATCTACTACATTTAATATTTGATATATAACACTAGAATCAACTGTACTATCTTTATATGATACAGGAACAGTTATTTGTGAGTACAAAAATTTATTAAATATAGAACTTAATATAATATTACCATTTAATCCTGGTATATCTCTGACTATACTCATAATAATATAAATAAATAAATAAAATTAAATGTTAGAAATCAAATATAAAAATATATTACTTTTTTATATTAAAATATAATGAGAGTTCATACAGTTTCTAAATGTGGAAAAAGACCTCAAAATGAAGATAAACATACAGTTATTTTAAATTTAGATAATAATGATAAAAATATACAACCAATAAATTTATATGGTGTATATGACGGACATGGTGGTAAATTTGTTTCTACTTTTCTAAGTGAATATTTACCAAAATATTTTTTACATAAACAAGTTGAATACCCACTTACAGGTAGATATATAAATAGCGTATATAAGAAATTAAATAATGATTTGAAAACATTACATGCTAAACAATCAAATCAATGTGGTTCAACATGTTTAGTAGCAGTAGAATATAAACACAAAGAAAATAGATATGTTGATATTTTAAATACTGGCGATTCCAGATGTGTATTATGTTCGGATAATGTAGCAATTTGTAAAACAAAAGATCATAAACCAAATTGGCCAGAAGAACAATTACGTATTAAAAATTTAGGTGGTAAAGTATATTTTGATGGTTTTGATTGGAGAGTAAAAGATTTATCTGTATCGCGTTCATTTGGAGATTTAGATGCTCAACCATTTTTAACAAATCGCCCAGATGTTTATAGACATAAAATTAAAAAGAGTGACAAATTTATGATATTAGCTTGTGATGGATTATGGGATGTATTTGAAAATCAAGAAGCAGTAAATATAGTATTAAATACTTGTTTTGATATTAAAACCGGAAAGCGTACAGAATGTAAAACAAATGTAGCCAAAAAATTAGCAGACTTGGCAATTGCTAAAGGCTCAACTGATAATGTAACTGTTAGCGTTGTATTTTTTTAATAAACAAAATTAATCTTCTTCGTCACTCATTTCAAGAATATCTAAATTAATATTATCTAGAAGTGTTGGATGAAGAACAGAATTATCAACATCTATTGGTTCCCATTTTGACTTTTCATTTATAAATTTACATTTTATAAGAACTTTCTTTTCTTGTGAAAAGATTTTATTCATTTTATGACTTTGTTCGATACCAGAAATATATGCTATACCCATAGGAACACGACGTAAAATATTTTTACCTTCTACAGATACACGTTCAACAGCATTAAGTTTATAAACATCAATATTATTTGTTGATTTTGCTTCTAGAATAGCAAATACATCTTTTTTAGATGTATTAATATATTTAAATCGCGATTTATCTCCTTTATCATCATCTTGAGAAATATGTTTTACTGTTTTTATTTCTGTTTTGTCAGAATATTTTTCACCAAATTTATTTTTAGTTGTTTTATCATCTTGATAAAAATGTTTTACTGTTTTATCACCAAATTTGTTTTCACCAAATTTATTTTCACCAAATTTATTTTCACCAAATTTATTTTCATCAGGTTTATTTTCAGTAGTTTTATCATTATTATTAAAGAGAAAAATTAATTTAGTATCTGAAATTTCTGGATAAAAACATAAACCACGAGATTTAAGAGATTTCATAGCAGGTAGAATTTTATTTACAACATTTTCAGTTTCAATAATTGGGTATATTTTATTAACACTTAGAAGAATATTATTTTCAATGTGATTTTGGTCGTAATTATTTTGAATATATTTGATAATCATTTTAAGTTTATCATCTAGTTTAGTTTTTGTATAATCTACGCCTGCAAATCGATAAACATCTGAAATAATAAATAGGTCTTCTTTCTTGGTTTGTTTAACAAGGATACCGTCAAGAATTGTACCATTATAAATATCAATATCTAAACGTAGATTGCGTAGTTCAATTTTAACTTTTGAATAATCTATTTTTGAAAAATTGTAACTAAGTGTTTGGCGTTCAATTGTAAAACAATAATGTTTACCAGAAATTTTAGTAAAAACAAGAAGAGAATTAGTACCACAAAAATTAATAGAAGTAAAAAATTTTTGACGAATTAGTTTAGAAAGATCGGATTCATATTGGATTACTTCAAATTTAAAATTTGAAATATTCTGTTGAGCGAAAATAGAACCCACGAGTTGTTTAGTTAAATCATTATTTGTTTTAAAAGATGACATGATATAAATTTACTTAATATATATAATAAGTTATATATTTAAATATTTAAATTTCAATATTTTTATTGATATGGATTAAAATTCATATTTTGTTTATTACTAGTTAAACTATCATAAATATCTCCAATAGATTTACCTTCTAAATCGGGATTTAATAATTTCATTTCATTAATATTATCTACTTCGGTAATCATATTTGTATCAATATTTGTTTTATTTCTAAAATCAAAAAAACGTTCTCTATAATTAGCTAAATTTTGTTGCGTTATATCTGTTTTTGGTGCAGGTTTATATAATTTTGATTGGAAAACATATTCATCAATAAATTTATCTTGTTCTGTTTCAAAATCTGATTCTTTATATCTATAATCTTGTGGCCGAGGTGATACAAAAGTTTTGTATTTTTTACAAGTTTCTAATTCTTTAGGTATTAATTTAATTTTAATTGCATTATTATCAAGTTCATTTCTTTTTGAAATATTAGTATTGATAATAATTTTATCATAACTTACTGCAAATAATATTATAACTAATATTGATATAATTATAGGACCAATCATATAGTATTAAATAATATTTTTATTTTTTACATTTATTAAAAATATATTTAAAAAATAATAAATTTTAACCATTTATAATATATGGATAATTTTTCATATGTAAAAGTAGTTGATATTATTTTTAATAAATATCAAGAAAAGCATTTAAATTTACGACATTTATTTTTATTAGTTTTTGGTGACGGTTTTGAATATATATTTAATTCAATCGATGAGACAATAATAAATAAAAATTTGGAAATAATATCAAAAAGTTTTGATGTTAATAATGATGGGGAAATAGATCTAGATGATCTAGAATATTTTAAGTCTTTAGATTTAAATAAAATATTAAAAATAATAATTTCGATAAATGATTTTATTAATTTACTAAATATTTATAATAAAATAAATATATCATATGCAAACAGAAAAATATTAATATTTAGAATATTTTTTTATTGTTTCTTTTTAGCATTTACAAAAAATCTCAAAGAAATAGATAAATGGATAAATAATCAATATGATAAAAACTTAATGTTAGACATTATACAATTATTTGATACAACAATAAAAATGTCAAATTCTATTAAGAAAACGATAACTTCAAATAAATTTAAAATTAGAAATTTATTTTGTTTTTGTATTAAAAAAACACCAGAACAAATTGAAAAAGAAATATTTAGAATTAATGAGAAAATTACAAATCAATTATATAATATTAATTATGAATATTTAATAATGAAAAAAATTAAGAATATGTAATGTCTACCAAATATTTAATAATTATTAATAATATAATTTTATCTAATAATATTATTAAATGAAATATACAAGAATAATAATTGTTGGAATTTTAATATTATTTATAATATTTTTATTAATGAAACAAAATTTTAGAAAAGTAAATTTAAATGATAGTTTACAATCCGAATATTCAGAACAAAATCAAAATCCACAAATATTTTTTAAATTACGTGATAATTGTGAATATAAAATGATAGAAGCATTGACATTATTTTTTAATAGAAATAATATTAAAGATATTAAAAAAGAACCATTAACTGATAAAAAAATAATATTTGTCCCATGTATATATGATTCTCCTGATAAAGAAATATCTGGTATGCCAAAAACAAAAGATAATTATTATATGATACTTAATAATTGTGATGAAATTGTTGGTAAAAACTTTTTATGGAAATTTTTATATGATTATTATGGTAACAATGTTACAAAATATTTACCAAAAAGTTATTTACCATATGATAATAATTCAATGAAAGAATTTATGAATGATTTTAAAGAAGGTAACTTATATATTATGAAAAAAAATATGCAAAGACAAGAAGGAATAGTAATTTCATCAAATTTAAATGAAATAATAACAAAAATAAATGAAAAAGATGCAAATTTTGCAATTATTCAGGAATTATTACAAAATCCATATTTAGTAAATGGAAGAAAAATTAATTTAAGAGTATATGTATTACTTGTAATTAAAAATAATGAATATTCAATATATGTATATGATGACGGTTTCATGTATTATACATCTAAAATGTTTGTAAAGAATTCTACAGATATAGATACTAATATTACAACAGGATATATAGATAGAAAAGTATATGAAGAAAACCCTTTAACACATGGAGATTTCAAAAAGTTTTTAGGAGAACAAAAATCTCAAATAATATTTCAAAATATTAGAAATTTAATAAAAGATATATTAGAACCATATAGAAAGTTATTAGTCAGTACCCAATCATTTCCTAATTCCACACAATTCCAAATTTTTGGAGCAGATGTAGCTGTTAATGACGATATGACTTCAACCATTATGGAAATAAATAAAGGGCCCGATCTTACACCAAAAGATGCACGAGATGGTGAACTTAAAAAGAAATTAATGGATGATGCATTTTCAATTATTAATATAATTAAAGGAGATGGGGATAATAAATTTATTAAAGTTAATTAAAGTTAATTAAATTTAATTAAATTTAATGAAATATCATTTTAGCAGCAGTATCTAAAGAACTTCTGTTATGTTCGTTATTAAAATGTACTGCACTAGCAGTTGAAGAAACAAAATCAACATCATATAATGGGTTTGGTATACCATCATCTGGATTTTCCCATACATTTGTTCCATAAATTACTTCTTCTCTATCATCCTCTGGATTTTTACTTTTATTTACTCTTGGTGATTTTTCAAATGGAGTTGATTTCTTCTTTATTTTATTTATCATATCATCGTCTGAAATTTCAGTTATTTTTTCAATATCATATAAAACGGGGATATTAATATCAACATAACTATTTCTATTAATTTGAACGTCTACTGGTTCTCCTGGATTAAATTTTTCTTCTTTAATAGAAAAATATCTATATATAACAAATAATACAAAAAGTAATATTATTATAATGGGAAGTAAATTAGGTTTTATATAATTTTGATAAATTTCTTTAGGATTAAATACAGTAGGTTTATTTATATTTTGAAGTAATGAATTAAAATTATTATTATTTTCACTTCCACCACCAATAGTAACAATATCGGCAGTTCCAGCTCCTAAATTATTTATACCACCTTCGACAACTATATTAACCAAATCATTCATAGATTTCATACTTATTAAATCGGGTTTAGACCCTGAAAAAAAATCATTCATATTATAAATTAATATTATATATTTATATTTTGTTTTAATCAATATAATTAAAAAAATGAATATATTATGAATTATTATTCGCTAATTATATATTAAGAAAAATACTATTTTAATATATAATGGAAACTAAAATAATATTAGGGGATAATTATAAATTAATAAGAAAAATTGGTTCAGGATCTTTTGGTGAAGTATATTTAACTCATGATAAAAACGGTAAAGAATATGCAGCAAAAATAGAACCAAAAACAACGAAAGAAAGATTAAAAGCCGAATATAATATTTATAAAAAAGTATTAAATAATAAAAATATCATAGGTATTCCAAAAATATATAATTATATTGAAACTACAAATTATAATATTTTATTAATGGAATTATTGGGGAAAAGTTTAGAAAATGTATTTGATGATAATCAACGACAATTTACAAATTCAACTCTATTAAAATTAGGTATTGATATGTTAAATGTAATTGAAAGATTTCATATAAAAGGTTTTATACATAGAGATATTAAACCAAATAATTTTTTATTTAATAATCACAAACCATATGATACTTTATATTTAATGGATTTCGGATTAAGCAAAAAATTTATGAATGATGGAAACCATATAGAAATTAAATTTGAAAGAAGTTTAATTGGTACAGCGAGATATGCAAGTTTAAATATACATTGGGGTATAGAAGCATCAAGAAGAGATGATATTGAATCAATTGGATATGTATTAATATATTTAGCAAAAGGTCGATTACCATGGCAAGGATTAAAATCAGATAAGAAAAAAACACAAATAGAAAAAATAGGAGAGAAAAAGTTTTCAGTTACTACAGATAAATTATGTGAAAACTTACCAGAATGTTATCAAAATTATTTAGAATATTGTAAAAAGCTTAAATTTGAAGATAAGCCAGATTATGAATATTTAAGAAGTTTATTTGTCGATCAAGCAAATAAATTAAAAATAGATATTAAGTATGAATTTTAAATAAATAAAAATTCCAATAAAAATTCCTATGAATAATAATTATGATTTACTTTTGGTTTATTGAACCAATCTTCAAGTTCAAAATTCCAATTCATATTAGTATCATTGTGTGCTGTTTGATATTCAGTTGGACGTGTTTCAAAGAAATTTCCCTTTGTATCTAATCCAATAAGTTCCATAAATGGGAATGGATTCATTGCTTGATATTTTTTTTCATATCCAAAAAGAATAAGAAGACGATCCGCAACATAACGAATATATTCATCCATCATTCGAATATTCATACCAATCATATCTACTTTAATTCCATCACGATGGAATTTATCAACTAGTTCAATCGCCTCAGTAATCATTTCATAAGCCTCTTCTTTAGGAACAGGTGTGACAAATTTATACATTGCAGCATCAGAATTAGTATGCATACCTTCATCGCGTGAAATAAGTTTATTAGATTTAATTAAACCTTCCATAAATAGTCGATTTTTACCACGCATCATTTTAAGCCAGAAAATACTAGCGAAAGCTCCACTAAAAAATAATCCTTCAATAATACCTGCCGCAAAAATAACATATGAAATAGATTTTTGTGATTCAATCCATTTAAATGCCCATTCTTTCATAAGTTTAATTGATTCGATATTTTCAATTGCATTAAATAGATACTTACGTTCAGTTTCATTTGTAATAATATTATTCAACATATTTGAATATACCTCTCCATGAATATTTTCCATCATATATTGAAATCCTAGCATAACTAGAACTTCTTGAACTTTAATTTCATTCATAAAGCGTTTTTGAATATTAAAGTTAACAATTCCATCACTTGCAGAAAAGAATGCTAAAATCATACGTACAAATTGTTTTTCTTCATCCGATAGTGACATATAATCTTTGAAATCATTTGAGAAATCTACCTCATTTGCTTGCCAAAAACTTTCTAATTGTTTTTTGTAAAGATTCCAGAAAATCTCAAATTTAGGATTAAGTGGGAGAATTGTTAGACGTGAGTGATTTTCATCAAGAAGGGGATCAATAGTAGCCATATTTTTATAAATATAATATATTATTATATTTATAAGATTTTTATAAATCAATTTTTATAAATGATAAAAATAGTTATTAAATTTTAATCATAATAATTGTCATAAGTATCATCATATTCTTCATCATATTCTTTATCATCGTCTAAATTTATTTTAGATTGTTTTATTATTTTTTTATTTTTTTTATTATTTTTTGGTTTAATTTCATTAATAACTTGAGTAACAACTTTACTTTCAGGTTCTTGTTTGATTACAATAGGTTTTTTATATTCTATGTGATGTTTAACAATAGTGTCAAAAATGTCGTTAATATCAATATCTGTATTGATATTTTCTTCTTCTTTACTTAAATTAATATTACATGTAATATTATTATCTTCAAGTAAGTTATTGGTTTCCATCTTATATAATTTAATATTTTAATATATTAATATATTATTTAAATCTAAATTATTCACTTTTTATATTTGTGGAAAAGTAAATTCTTTATTTTTTTGCCAAGGTATTTTAATTAAAAATAAACCCAAAATAATTATTACAATACCTAAATATTGTATTTGACTTTCTAATCTTTCACCTAAAATAAAATATGCAGCTAATGTTTGAATTATTGCACTAATACCGTCCCATCCAATATTAACTAATAATACTGTTGAACCTTGCAATGACATAATCAAAAAATAAATAACACCAATATATCCTAAAATACCAATACTTAAATTTTTTATACCACCTTCATTAGAAAATTTTTTTAATGCAAAATTACCGGCAATTTCTACTACTGATAATGCAAATATCTGAGGAAGACTCATTATTAATATTAATATATATTTATTTATAATAAATCAACTTAAAAAATTGATAATTAAATAGTTTCATACACTATGATAGTACATACATTAATATCTAAAATGGAACTATACAATACTCTTATTGACACAAATGTTAATATTACTTCGGAATATGTAACTGAATTTATTATGGGATTTATTAATAAATTCAAATATGACTACATTGATGTTAAAATGATTGTAGATAAAATTATTCTTGGGTTACCTAAGAATGTTAATCTTAATACATTTTATAATTTTGTTGCAGATCAATGTGTAATTCATACAAGTATTGACCCACAATATAATAATATTGCATCTAATATTCTTGTAGAACGACTTCATAAAGGTACACCAAATACTCTTAAAAAAGTAAGTGATATTCTTTATAATAATCATGATACGAAGGGAGATAAGTTTCCTCTTCTTTCAGACTCTTATTATAGTTTAGTTCAAAAACATCATGATAAACTTGAGAAAATGATTAATTATGAACGTGATTATAATTTTGACTATTTCGGTATTCGTACTCTAGAACGATCTTATCTCATGAAAGTACGTAAATTTACTCGTAAATGGCGTAAGGTTACAAGCGATGAAGTTATTATTGAACGTCCATCACATATGTATATGCGTGTTGCATTATTTATTCATCAAAATGATCTTCATTCAGTAAAAGAAACTTATGATTATATGATGAATAAATTTTTTACACATGCTACTCCAACTCTATTTAATGCTGGTACACGTAGTCCACAACTCTCATCGTGTTATCTTCTAGCAATGGAAGATTCTATGGATAATATTACAGATACTATGAAAGATATTATGATGATTTCAAAATGGGCTGGTGGTATTGGCGTCCATATTAGTGGTGTTCGTAGTGAAGGTTCTATTATTCGCGGTACAAATGGTATTTGTGATGGTATTATTCCACTATGTCGTGTACTAAATTCACTTAGTCTATATGTTAATCAAGGAGGTAAACGAAAAGCATCTGTAGCTATTTATCTTGAACCACATCATCCTGATATGCTAGAATTTATTGAACTTCGGAAAAATACAGGAATGGAAGATCGCCGTTGTCGTGATTTATTTTTAGCTCTCTGGATTTCAGATCTATTTATGGAACGTGTTGAGAAAGATATGACATGGTCTTTTCTGTGTCCAGATGAAGCTCCAAAACTAAATCTTGTTTATGGTGAAGAATATAAAAAAATGTATGAAAAATATGAACGTGAAGGAAAAGTAGTAGGTAAAATTAATGCTCGGCAACTTTTTAAAGAGATTATGATTTCACAATGTGAAACTGGATTTCCCTATATGTGTTATAAAGATCACGCAAATCGCAAATCAAATCAAAAGAATTTAGGTACAATTCGGTCATCAAATCTATGTGCTGAAGTAATGGAATATTCTGATGAGAATGAAACAGCAGTTTGTAATCTTGTAAGTATTTGTCTTCCATCTTTTATTAAAACAAAAGATGATGGAACTAAATATTATGATTTTGAAACTTTAATGGATGTAGCCCGCATTAGTGTTCGTAATCTTAATAAAGTTATTGATCTTAATTTTTATCCAACTGATAAAACAAAAAAATCAAATATGAAACATCGTCCAATTGGTATCGGTTCACAAGGAGAAGCAGATGTACTAAATATTATGAAAATGAGTTGGGGTAGTCAAGAAGCTATTAAACTAATTCATAATATTTACGAACATATTTATTATGCATGTCTCGATGAAAGTAAAGAACTTGCTAAAGTACATGGTTCATATGAATCATTTCAAGGAAGTCCATTTTCTCAAGGAGAACTACAATGGCATATGTGGGGTCTTTCACGACAAGATTTATCCCAAAAACTTGATTGGGATTCACTTATTGAAGAAATAAAACAGTATGGTACACGGAATAGTCTAATGACTGCTCTTATGCCAACTGCTTCGACTTCCCAAATTATGGGTAATTATGAAGCATTTGAACCATATCGTAAAATGATTTTTGTTCGAACAACACTTGCGGGAGAATTTATTGTTATTAACGAACATCTTATTAAAGAATTAAAATCACTTGGTGTGTGGAACGATGATATGCGAAAACTTATTATTATTAATGATGGTTCGATTCAAGATATTCCCAATATCCCACAAAATATTAAAGAAATTTATCGGACAGCATTTGAGATTCCACTTAAAACGATTATAGATCATAGTGCAATTCGTGCTCCGTTTGTAGATCAATCACAAAGTCTAAACTTATTTCTAAATAAACCTGATTTTAAAGTTCTTGCATCAGCTCATCTTTATGGATGGAAGAATGGACTCAAAACTGGAATGTATTATCTTCATTCAAATCCTGCAGTAAATCCAATTCAATTTGGAATTGATATTGAAGATATAAAACGACTCAAGAATTTCTCAACACTTGAAGAGATTATTGGATTTACTAAGGAAATAACTCCTGTAGAAACACCACAATCAGAACAACCTCAAGCAAAGATGTGTAAATGGACTCCTGGAAAGAAAGCAGAAGGATGTGATGCTTGTTCTAGTTAATTATTTCTAATTGAGGATACAGTAATTTAATTTCATTAATATTAGTTATTCTAATATCTTTTGAATATCTTGACATATCGTATATTTTAAATTTTTTTATATTTTTATAAATTTTATTCAATTCTAATTTTGTATATTTAATATCATCTGTTGAATTATAATGAGTAATAATAATAATAATTTCTTCGATAGATTCCGGTAAGTAATTTAAACTTAAAAGTGTATTTCCATACATTCTAATATTAAGTTTATTAATACCAAATGGTAAAAAATGTAATAATTCTGGAAATTTATTAATATAATTATCAGAAACAATTATTTTATTTATAGTATTTGGTAAAGTTATATTTCCGCTTATACTATCTATATGTATTGTTTTTATATTTGGTGGTATATATCCGGGGCAATAATTATTAGATTTTAATCGTAAAGAAATTATATTATCTGGTAAATTATTTAATTCATCTTGAAAATTACTACCAATAATATTCAAACAATATTTTTTATTATGTTTTAGATTAAATGTATTTATATCTAATTTATCAGAATTACATACTATAGCTTGTAAATATTCATTATTATTCATAATATATTTATATTTAATTATTAACTATTTTAAGTCTTAAATATAAAAAATTGATTTTAAAACATTCTAATACTATTAGGATAATACTAATACTATAATTAATAAAATGAAACAACAAATTACTAACAAATGCATTGATGAATATATTACTCAATATATTACTCAATATATTAATCATATTAAGCATCATGGTTGTAAGTGTCAATATAATAATCTACATGGATATATTGTACTTTTTGCACTAATATTGCTTTCAGTATTTGTACTAAAAATGTTTTTTAATGAACTACAAACCGATACGAGATCTCAAGCAGTTTTTGTAGATGATGAAGAAGAAGATTTTAGTAGCGACGAAGAAGAAGAAGAAGAAAAAGAAGAAAAAGAAGAACAAGAACAAGAACAAGAACAAGAACAAGAAGAAAAAGAAGAAGAAGAAGAAAATGTAGTCATTGCATGATATTTCATATATTATAGTTAAAATATTTACTTTTTGTTTATTTAACTTTTTGTTTATTAAACTTATTATTTTCCGGATGTATATTATAATGGAAAATATAATTGAATTAATAAATGAAGATAAATTTGATTCAGTATATAAACTACTCAAAAAAAATAAATTATTAAATTCATATATATTAGATAAAAATAATTTAATTCATTTATGTGCTATTAGAGGAAAAGAATATATATTTAAATTAATAGACGACAAAAATATAGACATTTATTTATCAAATGGTAGAGGTGAGAATATTCTTCATTTATTATTAAAAAATGGATGGGATAATATTGCTCTTAAAATTGTTAAAAAATTTCCAGATTTATTAAATTATCAAAATGTTGCAAAATATTATCCAATTATAAATTGTGTAGATCGTTTTAATACATTAAAAAGTATGATAAAAGTAATAATAGAAAATAAATTTTTAGAACAGATAAATATTTGTTCTATTGAAGATACAAATTTAATTACAAGAATTATTGAATTCACTCCAAATGAAAAAGATGCTTTCGATATAATTAAAATGTTAGAAGAATATATTGATTTTACATTGCCATTACCAAGACCTATTTTATTTACTGCTATTTTAAAAAATAAGAATATTATTGCAGAATATTTGATAAAAAATGGTTACGGTGTAAATGATTCTAATGAAAATAATTTATTTCCAATACATGCAATAATTAATATTTCTTCATTAGAATTATTAAAAGCACTATTTAAAACAAAATCGTTTGATAAATCTATTTTAAATCAAGGAGGACCACAAAATAAATTTTTACCATTAAATATGTGTTTAAAACTAATTATGAACGATAAATTAAAAGCAGAATATGTTAAGATGACAGAATTAGTATTTAAATATCTAGTAAATTTTGATGCAATAGATTCATTAAAAAATAGTTATGGATATTATGCAGCAATAATAAAAATGAATATTAAAAATAATAAAAATAAAATATTTGACAAAATAATTAAAAAATCTAATAAGGATTTAAAAAATTTAGATGGGATAACAATAAATGATATATTAGATAATAAAATGATAGATATTAAAAACAAATGTAAAATAGATAAAAATAATAAAATAAAATTTCCAATAATAAAATTTAAATCAAATACGGGTTTATTTAATTCAGATATCGTCCATAATATGATATATTTTATATATATATTGAAAACATATAATACTGCAACAATACCATTTATTTTAGATTCTCCTAAAAATAATAAAATTAAAAATGAAATATTGGAAAAATTATTATTTCAGAATATTCCATATAATGAATATTATGTTAGTATGAGACAAATATTAGGATTGGGTTATGAAACATTTTATGAAATGATGCCAAGTATAATATTATGGGTAGATAAAGATACACATTGGTTCGATCCACATTTTGAAGAATTAATTAAAGATATACTAAAATCAGATAAAAGATTTTTAATAATAAAAGTATCTTTTTTACATCACCCTGAAATATTACATGCAAATGTAATTATTTATGATAAAAATGATTCAAGTTATAGAAGATTTGAACCATATGGTAATTCATCAACATATGATGAAATGTATATGGATAAATTAGTAATGGATCTAATCTTAAAATATAAAAAAACAAAAATAAAATATTTTACTCCAGGTGATTTTTTGGAAACTGGTAGATTTCAATCAATATCAAATGATTCATCATTAGAAGTTAAAAAAACAGGAGATCCATTTGGATATTGTTTAGCATGGTGTTTATGGTATATTGAAATAAAATTGAAAAATCCAGATATACCAGAAAAGAAATTAATATCACAATCATCTGAAAAGATTTTTGCCGATTATTGTGATTCAAATACACCATATATTGATTTTATAAGAGATTATGCAAGAAAATTAAATGATGAGAAAGATAATATATTTGAGGAAATTGGTTTAGATAATTATAATTTTTATAATGTATCTTACGATGATACAGATTTAGATAAAATATCTAAAGGTATAAGTAATAAGTTAAAGGACTTTACTTTTTAATTTTAAATATTTATTTTTATATTTTAAATATTTAATTAAATAAAAATCTCTATAAGTTGTATTTGCACAATCAAATATAATTTCTTCTCCTACAAAATTATTGTCTGTATCGACAAATTGACGATAATGTATTCTCAGATCATTTTCTCTTTGTTGCGGTGTTTCTTTATTCTTCTTAATGTATTCGTCATATAAAATTGATTTGCCTGGACACCCCATCATAATTTTATTTATACCCGAACTAGATTTTTGTTCAGTGTAAATTGTAAATTGTTGAGAAGAATCTAAAAATCTAGCATTATATTCTGGCCTAATATCAATATCAGAAAAAATAAATTCTTGTTGTTTATAAAAAAATTTTATATATTTAAATCTAATAATAGAATCACGATTTACTAAATTATTGAAATTAGTAATTGCTATTTCATTTTGATCGTATTGATTCGAATAACCATTTATTATATGTTGTGAACCTTTATAATAATCAATAAAATAATTCATAGCTTCTATAACTAATAAAATTCTAACATTTTTATTACCATTTAATATTTTATTGATATTTTCATCATTGTATTCTAAATTATCAATATTTAAAAAAAAATTTTGTATTTTTCTATTTATTATTTCACCAAGAGAATTAAATATTTTAACATTATTAATATCGGTTGATCTAATTAATTTAATTTGAGAGTTTAATTTAAACTTAAATAGATTTGGTTGATATACCGGCATTAAACGAAGTCTATCGAGTGGATGCAATAATGCTTGATTTAATTGAGTAGTAAAATATAATAATGATTTTTGAGAAAATTCACTAATTGTAGTATTTGTAATAGTCGATGAATAATATTCTTCATCGATTTTCATTTTGTATGGAGGACAATCAATACATATATCATTTATTATATCTTCTGAATTTAAATCAGGTTCTAATAATCTAATTAAATTAATTACCATATTTATTTTATCTCCTATTAAATAAGAATATCTTGCTTTAATTTCGGCTTCATTTATAATAAGTGATGGTTTAGTTGGTTCTCCTAATAAATCCATATATTATATAATATATATATATATATTATATTATATTTTTATCTTAATTTAGGTTGGATATATTCCATATCTAATAAATCAAATATTTCTTTTTCTGATTTTACCATAAAGTTTCTATTTTTTTTATCATATAAACCATATTCATTTAATTTTAATCCTCTAGAAATAGCAATTAATCGCATGTTAGTATTAAAATTTTTAGAACCTGTAAAATATAAAATTCCATAATAATATGATTCAGTTGGGATAAATCTGATGTCTATTCGGCCAATTATATTTCCCCATTTAAATATACCCATAAATTTACTTTGTACTTTTTCACCAGTTAATGATTCGATTAATATACCTTCTCTTTTTAATCTTATTAAAAATCCTTCAAAATATTTTAAATATTTTTCAACTTGTGATTTTTTTATAAAATCATGATGTATAATAATAAAATCAATATCACCACTATGACTTTTTTCTCTTCTATATGAACCACATACTGAACCAAATAAATTAATATCAATTTCAAACAATATATCTAACATTTTTTCTTGTATTTCAGTAATTATATCATGTGGAATAGCCGTAGAAATTTTTCCTACATATTTTAATCCTTTTTTAATAATATCATTTACAAAAATTTCACCAGTATTAACTTTTTCTTTTAATTCTTCAATACTTTTAATATTATGTTTTTTAAATAATTCATATGCAGTTTTTTTACCAATTCCATATGATTCTTCTAATTCTTCCATAATTTTTAAAAATGCTTCATCAATATCTGTTATTTTAATTTCAGATAATGTTCCAGTTTTCATAATTTCTTCAATTCTGCGAATTGTACCGTCACCTATACCTTTTATATTAGAAAGCTCTTTTAGATCTATTTTATTTTTAGGATAAATTTCTATTATTTTTGTTGCTGTATCAATTGATTTTAATCTATATAAATTTCTAATTTTTTCTTTCCCATTAGAGTTATCTATATCTATTTTAATTTGTTTTATTAATAGTTTAAAATTATTTAAGACTAATATTTTATCAGCCATATTAATAATATAAAAATATAAAAAAATCTAACTATTAAATTAAAATTATTAATTTTCAGATTGAATACTTTCAGATTGAATATTTTCAGATTCAATTAAATCTTCTTTCTTTTTTTGTTTATTTTGACCTGTAACTCTCTTGTATAAGTATCCAATTTTATCACGCATATGTGTTTGAAAGTAAAAGAATATTAAAGTAAATACAGTAGCAGAATGTAATTCTTTTACTTTAGTATGCTTAAAACCACGGTATCCGTCTAATGGAAAAGGTATTTTTTCAATTAAATTTCTTGCTATATATACAGCAATACCTAAAAACCAAATATGTAAAATTAATTCGACGAAAATTTGTTCTGTTGATTTATATTCATTTTCAAGAGTAACAAGTTTTTCATATATTTCATTAAATGGAATAATAAGTAAAAATGCAAACAAAAAATATAAAACTGCAATATAACCAATATCAACCATTTTAATACTTCTTATAATTAAATCTTCTGTTAGAGTTTGTTTTTTAACAGAAGTAGATTTACTATCATTTGTAGTTGACATAATATAATAAAAATTGAAAAAAAATAAATTTGTAATATTTAAATTTTAAATATACTTAAATTTACTTTAATTAATAAAATATAATGAGCGATAATTCTCAAAATAATGAAGATTTTGATCCATCAAATACTCGCGGTTTGAGTGGATTGAATAATATTGGTAATACGTGTTATATGAATTCGACATTGCAAGCTCTTTCGAATACTAATTTATTTTGTCATTATTTACGTAATATTATGTTTCGTAAAGATTTAAAAAATGGTATTACAAAATCAACGGTTAAAAAAATAAAAGATAGAACTAATTTATCAAATTCTGATAAAATTGAAATTTCAAAGAAAAAAATTAAACATAAATTTAAATCAAGTATGACATATCGTACTTATCAAATTATGAAAATTTTATGGAATATTAATTGTCAACTTCGTCCTGAAAAATTTAAAAAATCAGTAGATGTTAATTTACTTAAATTTCGAGGATTAAATCAACATGATGCTTCTGAATTTTTAATTGATATGTTAGATCAAATTCATGAAGAATTAAAAACAGATGTAGAATTAAATATCAAATCGAATGAAACAGTAGATGCATATTTTCAAACTAAAGATTATTTAAAAAAACAAATTGTGGAAGCTACAAATGAAGATGTGAAAATACAATTTCAATCACAATTAAACGATTTAATTAAAAATAACTTTGCTTTTGATATTCACATTGAAGGAGTACTATATTATGAAAAATTTATTAAAAATAATCATTCTATTATTACCAATTTATTTTACGGTATCTTTGTAAATATTATTTCATGCAAAAAATGTAATAATTGTTCTATTTGTTATGAACCGTTTAATATATTACAATTAGAACTTTTTCAACATGATAATTTAAATTTAGATATGTTAATAGATCATTATTTTAAAGCAGAAGAAGTAGATTATAATTGCGAAAATTGTTTAGAACGAGGAAAAGCTATTAAAAATATTCGTATTCATACTCTTCCAGAAAAATTAATCATACAATTAAAACGATTTACATTTAATGGAAGACAATCGCGGAAAAACAATATGTTAATTAAATTCCCATTTACAGATTTTTCATTGAAAGAGTTTGTTAAACAGGATGCAACAAATTATGAATTATATTCAGTAATTAATCATATGGGTGATATAGGAGGAGGTCATTATACAAATTATAGTAAAAATGGGATTAATAATCATTGGTATGAATTCAATGATAGTTCAGTAAATTATCTTTCTACTCCACAAGTAACACTCGAAACACCTGAAGCATATATATTGTTTTACCAAAAACAACGTCAATAAATTTATTTAAAATTTCTCATCGCTCTAAATAAACTTTCTAGCAATATTATGATTAAAATTATTATTCATCATATTTGGCATCATATTTTGATTCATCATGTTAGGATTCATCATATTTGGCATCATATTTTGATTTATCATATTTGGCATCATATTTTGATTTATCATATTTGGCATCATATTTTGGTTCATCATAGGAGGAGTAATACCACCATTCATAATAATAGGTTGATTTCTAGAAAGATTTAATGAATGTTGTTTTGGGTAATGGGGAGGGATTGGTGCATCATTAAGCATTGGAATTTCTACATTATGATTATTAATAACAGAACCGCCTATTTTATTACCAGTATTACCAGTATTACCATCGTTGCCATCATTACCATTACTACCCCCAGCAATATTTTCTCTATTACCGTTTATTTTATTTTCTAAATCAATAATTCTTTTTTCCAAAGAAGTTACGTAATTTCTTACTTGTTCCATTTCACTGAGTGTTGCAATATTGCCTCCAGTTTGATTAACATTTTGATTTATATTATTTATATCAAAATCATAAATTTGATTTGTTTTCATATGCATTATACTAAAGTTTGTAGCAATTGGAGAAGTTTTTTTAAGTTCTTTATAACATTTAGATGCTCCACCCATCATTGTAGATGATGTGTGTAATAAATTACTATCGTATGGTTTTATAAGTCTATATAAATTTTCTTGAGAATTATTCATAATACAATAATTATAGAATAAATTTATAAAAAAAAGAATCTAAAAAAAATTGATACTTAAATAATCTAACTCAAATAATACATATTTATTATTAATTAAAATGAGTAAGAATACAAATAGTATTAATAGTATTGATAATGAATGTGTTAAATTCCAAGTATTAGACTGGGATGAATATCATTCAGAAGGAATGTCAGGTGAGATGGAATATCGAGTACGCCTTTTTGGTCGAACCAGTGATGATAAAACAATTTGTTGCGATGTCCATGATTTTACTCCATATTTTTATGTAAAAGTAAAACAAAATTGGACTGTAGCTCATTTGAATACTTTTATTCAAGAATTAAAAAAGCGTATATGGCCTGCCGATCAAATAGATGGATTGAAAAAATTCGGATTTGTTGAAGCATATGATTTTTATGGTTTTACAAATTATACTAAATTTAAATTCATTCGATTAGAATTTATTAATCTAACATCTTTTAAGGCATATGATCGTGCATTTAAAAAGAAATTTAAAATTAATTATATTGATCGATTTCCATTCAAACTAAAAGTATATGAATCAAATATTATTCCTTTTCTTCGTATGATGCATATACGAAAATTAGGTAGTGTTGGCTGGATTCAAATTAAAAAAGAAGATTATAAATATTATAAAAAAGCAGATGAACCAACTACATCAGAAGTAAATATTTATTGTTCTTTTAATAATCTAGAACCTTTCGATGAAATCAAATCTCAAAAATTTACTATTGCATCGTTTGATATTGAATGTACTAGTATTGATGGAAGTTTCCCAAATCCTAAACGACCGGGTGACAAAGTTATTCAAATTGGATTAACTCTTTCACGTTATGGCGAGGATGAATGTTATGCAAAATATATTTTAACATTAAATGGTTGTACTTCTATTGCAAATACTATTGTTCGTAGTTATGATGAAGAATCAGAATTACTAAAAGGTTTTACACGTTTAATTAAAGAAACAGATCCAGATATTATTTCAGGATATAATATTTTTGGTTTCGATTTCGTATATTTATATGAAAGAGCTAAATTATTAGATGTTGAACCATACTTTTCACGATTATCTCGCATTAAAAATCAACCATGTGAATTTGTAGAACAACAATTAGCAAGTTCTGCACTTGGAGAAAATATTTTAAAATATTACAAAATGCCAGGCCGAGTTGTATTTGATTTGATGAAAGTCGTTCAACGCGATTATCGTCTTCCATCTTATAAATTAGATGAGGTAGCAAGTAATTTCATTCGAGAAAATATTTCTAAAATTGACCGGGAGAATAACAAATCAATAATTAATACTAAAAATACGAATGGTATTTATATAGATCAATTTATTAAAATTTGTTATAATGATGGTATGACAGAAAATAAATATAATGAAGGACAGAAATTTAAAATTTTAGAACTTACAAAAAATACTATTACAATTGATGAAGAAATAGATACAACTGAATTTATGAATAAAGGATTCAAGGTGTTTTGGACTCAAGCAAAAGATGATATTTCTCCAAATGAAATTTTTTCACTACAAGAAAAAACAGATGTAGATCGAGCCCTAATTGCTAAATATTGCGTACAGGATTGTGCTCTATGTAATAAATTAATTGCTCGTTTGCAAATTATTACTAATAGTATTGGTATGGCTACTGTATGTCATGTACCATTATCATTTCTATTCTTGCGAGGTCAAGGTGTTAAGATTTTTAGTTTAGTAGCTAAAAAATGTCGGGAAAAGAATCATCTAATTCCAGTTATTAAGAAAAAATTTAAACCCGATGAAAATCAAACAGGCGATAAACTAATAAAAGAAACCGAACGCATTGAGAAATATTTAAATAATAAACATCAACAATACGATGACGACGATGAAGAAGAAGATGAAATGGGATATGAAGGTGCTACAGTTTTTGAACCAAAAACTGGGGTACATATGGAACCTATTCCTGTATTAGATTATGGTAGTTTATATCCAAATTCTATGAGATTGCGTAACTTATCACATGAAATGTATGTTAATGACGACGCTTATAAAAATCTTCCAGGATACATATATCATGAAATAAAATATAAAAATGCAGATGGTACATTTACTGAATGTATGTTTGCTGAGAAACAAGATGGATCAAAAAGTATTCTTCATGAAATTATTACTGAATTACTTACTGCACGGAAAAAATACAAAAATCAAATGGAGGATCTGAAAGAAAACGGAGGAGATTCCTTTGTAATTGCTATTTTAGATGGTTTACAAATGGCATATAAAGTAACTGCCAATTCCTTGTACGGTCAAACAGGTGCCCCAACAAGTCCAATTTATATGAAACAAATTGCAGCATCTACAACGGCTACTGGTCGTGAAATGTTACAATTTTCAAAGATCTTTATAGAACAAATGTTTAGTAAAGTCATAAAACTAGCATTAGAAGCATATGAAACAAATGATAAAACAGAATATTTAAATTATATGGCTGAATTATTTAAATATCATCCAACAAAACTTAAATTTGATAATGGAGAAGATTTACATATTGAAACTATAGAGAATAAACCGATTGCTGATGGAAAATTTAATAAAAAATCTATTGAACTTTATATTAAATCATATGAAGATATGATTAAAAACTATTCTGACGATTTAAAAAAGTTTAATATTACTACAATAGAAGAATATGAAAAAATAATTAAAACATTACAAGATATGCCTTATGAAAAGCAAAGTGTAATTTATAATAAATTAAAAGATATATTTGATGAAACAATTGCTATTAATACTAAAAATGTAGAAGTAATGGAAATATTTAAAATTGATGATAAAAAACAATTACGTGAAATTAAAGAAACTAAATGGACTGAAAATTTTCCAGGTGACTTTTTAGAAATCTTTCATAATATTGGTTATAAAAATCGTGACGAGATGTATCTTAAAGTATATGATATGATTCAATTAGTTTTAAATCGCAAAGATCATGAATATATAGTTGATCCAAAAGGTATATATGGAGACACTGATTCTATCTTTTATTGTTTACACATTAAAGATAAGAATACTGGTGAAATAGTTAAAGATAAACGTTCGCTAATTATTTCAATTAAATTCGGTATATGGAGTTCTCTTCTTATATCAACTCTATTACCGGCTCCTATGGTTATGGAATATGAAAAAGTTTTATGGCCTTTTATCATTTTGACTAAAAAACGTTATGTTGGAAATTTATATGAAAAATCTCCAGATAAATTTTATCAAAAGAGTATGGGTATCGTTTTAAAACGTCGCGATAATGCAAATGTAGTTAAAATTGTTGTAGGTAATATTGTAGATCAGATTCTAAATAAACAAAGTACGGTCGGGGCAGTAAAAATGACTCAAGATTTATTATCTAAAATTATTAGAGGTAAAATTCCTATTGATAAATTTATTATTACTAAAACTCTTAAGACAACTTATAAAGATCGTACTCGTATCGTTCATGCTGTACTAGCTGATCGGATGGCGATTAGAGATCCTGGTAATAAACCACAATCAAATGATCGTATTCCATATGCATATATTGAGGTACCAGAAGATAAAGTAATTAATCTTCAAGGTGATCGTGTAGAACATTGGGATTATATTATTGAAAATAATATAAAATTAGATTATCTGTTTTACATTACAAATCAGATTATGAAACCATCAATACAATTTTTAGAATTAATTGTTGATAAAGCAGACAGAATTTTTAAAGAATATATAATTAGAGAAGAAAATCGAAAGGCTGGAAAAATGCCATTTGGATATTATCTTCAAGGAGAAAATAATATTAACTTTGATGATTTTGCAAATATTATTGATAAAGAATGTAAAAATGCAAAAAACAATTCTACAAAGAGTAATGATGAAGGAAATAAACAAGTTAAACAAGTTAAAAATGTTAAAGATAATAAAGATAATAAAGATATTAAAAAAGTAAAAAGAATTGTTAAACCGGTTAAATCAAAACCAAAATCTTCTAAAAAAGAAGAAACTAAAAATAATCAATTTAATAAATTTGATTTTATGTTAACTGATTTTTCTTAAATTTTATTTATCTTAAATTTTATTTATCTTAATCTATTTTTGTTAATATTATTTCTTAAAAAGTTTGACGATGATGAATATAAATCACCATGATCTGAGCTATAGAATTGTTTTGCGTTAATTAATGAGTCTGAAACGGTATCATTGTTTGGTGAGGTTAATAAAATATTATTAAATCTGGCCATACCAACTTTAGCAATAGCTTCATTTGGTGTTTCGGAAGATGATAAAGTTGTAGCAGATGATGAACCAGATTTTGAGGTTTCATTTGTACTGGTGCTTCCACTTGCGGTCATTGTTGATGAGGAACTATCTGATGATTTTTTACCTTGTTTAATTTCTTTCTTAGCATGTTTATCAGAAGATAATCTACTGAGATCTCTTCTAATTACATTTTCTTGATGATCTGATTTTAAAGCTCTTGCAATTATATCATCTTCATTAGATTCTGATTCAGATGCTGTTGATTCTGAAGAATCGTCCATATCATTCATAATTGTAGTTGATGAAGGGTTTGATGTTCTTGATATTGATGATATCGATGTCGATTTTGTTGAAGATGATGAAGCGGATGATCTTTTAACAATATTAGCTTTTGATTTTACTTTTTTATTTTTACCCCCAATTAAATTATCATAATTAATTGGCATAGTTGATGTAGCAGATAATGCTCCACCAAATTGATTATGACTTTGGTTAAATGTTGATGTAGCAGAAAAGTTTTCATTATCGCTGTATGATGATGTTGTAGATAATAATCCACCACCAAGTTGATTCATTTGGCTTTGATTAAAAGGCGATGTAGCAGTTAAACCATTATGTGTTTCAGTAAAAGGAGATGTAGCGGAAAACATTCTTCTAGCATTATTATTTGCACCACCTGCCATAATTGGAGAATCAGTAAGAATATTTAATGTAGATGATTCGGAAGTTAAATCAAGACTGCCTCCATGTAAAGGAGTCATTGAATTAAGAGGATTATAACTTGTTGAAGCATTGCTTAAACTGTTTTGTAATAATAATAAACTAGCTAAATCTAATTTACCACCATCTTGTAAAACTCCATTTGTTTCACAACCACAACCAACTGAATTGGGTGCAGGTACAGGTATAACTGTGTCGGGTTTGCCACAACTACCACCACCTGCTTGTGTACCCATAATCATATTTTTAATTATGCTTAAATCGCCATTTGATGAGGACATGGCACCAATAACACCACGACTTCCTCCGGCAAGATGTTTTATTTTTGTTGTTGTTGTATAATCATCATATCTATTTCTTGAAGGAATATTATGAAGATCTATATTTTTTGATCCGCCGTGTTGTTCAAAAACTGAATTTAAGTCAAGAGCAGATACAGTATTAACTAAATCACCTCTTGAAAATTTAATTGTTTGGTGGTCAGTATGATTTGAACCAGGGCGGACATTTAACATTTTTCTTGCACGATGTCCTATATTTGAATTTTGAGAATTATCTGAGAATGCATTACCCATAATTATTATATAATTTCAGAAGATAATATTTTTTTATATGAAACATTATTATAAAAGATGAGACTTATAATTTTAATTATACTATTAATTGTAATATTGGGTGTGTTTTATTGGTTTAATTATAAGAAGATGACTTTTGTTAAATCACCATTAGATAATAATTACTATATGGTAAGAGATTTATCCGATAAATATAATGCAGCTAATTTATTAGCTACTATGAGAGGGAATATCTTAAAATTATTAAATCATTTAAGTTCAAAAAAGACAACAGAATATAAAGAATATGAACAATATATTAATCAATTATCAGATAGAATACACGATGTTACTATATCTGAGAGCAGAGGCGATGAAGAAGCAAATGATGAAAATGGAAATAAAAAGGATATAGTAACATCTTATAGTGTAAATAAAGGTGAAGAATTAGTATTTTGTCTCCGTTCAAGAAAAGAAATAAATAAATTTCATACAATAAATACTTTAATGTATGTTATTCTACATGAAATTTCTCATATAGCATGTCCTGAATACGGCCATGGACCATTATTCAAAAAAATCTTTGGATTTTTTACTAAAATTGCTATCGAATTAAAAATTTATGATTATGTAGATTATGCTAAAACTCCAGAAGAATATTGTGGAATTTATCTTACAGATAGTATAATTTAATTATTTTTATCAAAAATACAAATAAAATATTTTTTTATCAAAAAACACTAATTATAATTTTATATTCATATATTATAATTAATTTATGGATGAACCTATCAAAGTAATATGGAAATATAAAAATAATAATCGTCGTACACAATATAATCAATATATTTTCATTGGCGATGTTCCAAAAAATGTACTAAAGGTATTAGAAATAATAGAAAAACTATCATTTTACGACTCACTTATAACATTAACAAAAGATGATTATAAAATATTAGAAAAAAAATATGGAGAACAATGGTATAAATTTTTTTTTAATACTTATCATTTAAATTCTTCAATTTATGTAATTAGAGAATCAACAGTGCAAAAAAATGAATTGACTGAAAAATACGGTCAAGAATGGATTCAAAAACATATTATGTCTCAACTATCATTAGAAAAAAAATTAATATATTCTTTTGAATCATTAATTAGAGATGATTTAGAAAGAAAAACAAAAAAGAAGAAAGAATCAGCATTAAATATAGAATTAGATGAAGAAAAAGATTTTACAACAAGTAAAAAAATTAATATTGAAAAAATATTTAAAAAGAAATTAGAAAATACAGAATCATTTTCATTTGGTACAATGAAAGGTGGCTTTGATGATGAAGATGAAGTAATTTCTGGAACAAATCAAGATAATCGACCATTAGATGATAGAGATGATGGAGATGATGAAGATAATGAAGATAATGAAGATAATGAGAATAAATTAGAAGAAACTGAAATTGATGCGGGAGAATTATTAGAAGAAGAAATTGTAGATTTAGAAGCAATAGAACAATTATACAAAGATGCTGACACAGTTCACGATCAAGAAAGTTCTAAAACTACAGCTTTAATTAAAAAAGCATTAGATGATAATAAAATTTTTGATAAAAAAATAAATGAAATGATTCATTTTGATACATCAAAAAGTGAAAACATATATGATGAAAATATTAAAGATATTGTAAATAAAATTTATGTTAAAATAAACTATTTATATAAAGATGATACTATCAAAATGATAAAAGATAAAATATGCTGCAGTCTTAGAAATAATGATTCGTTTGGAGAACATTCATATATTTTACCATCAAGACAATATCTATGGGGTGAATATTATTTTAATAATAATATTGAGAAGATTATGTTAGGTCAAAAATGGTTAAGAAGAAATGAAATATTAAATATAGATATAGAACCAAATAACAATTTACGTTTATATGAGGATTTAGAAGGTCAATTAAAAGCCTTAAGAGATAACATCAAAAGATACACAAGTAAAATACGTAGAGAAGACGACGAGACCAATATATTATATGATTATGCTGATTATATATCTAATAATGAAATTTTCATGATGGATATATATAATGAATTTGGAACGAAATATAATCCAAATAATGAAGCAATTAGAAATTTAATGGATGTATATTTAAGAATATATTTTCCTAAAATTAGAAACGATGAAGTTAAAAATATTATTGATTATTTAAATAATGATAAAAAAATAGAAGAAAATAGAATGCAAATAATTTTTGAAACAATAAATAATGATTTAATTATTGAAAATGAAATTATGACAGAAGTAGGAAAAGCAGAATTAGATAGTTCGTACAAAAAATTATTCAAAGATACATTTATATTACAATCTATTATTCATGTAAAATTAAGATTAAAAGAAGGAATTAAAATTGACTTGTATAGAATTTTTAATGAATTTACAGTTAGTAAAGAATTCCCTTTTGTTGTATATCAAACAGTTGATGGTAATATTGTTTACAAGTTTCATGAAGACGAGATAAATAAATATATGCAAAAACCAGAAAATACAGATCTATTAACAAAATGGTTTGAAAATACACCTTATGGTCTTACATTCAAATTTCCAATTAATGATAAATTTGGTGAACGTTTTTTAAGTGTCACAGTAAGTGAAAACGGTCGATTAGATTATAAAATTGTATGGAAAGAAGATGACGGGGCAACTATTAATGATATTAAATTAACTTATCCTCAAATTATTAAATTAATAACTAAAATTAATTCTGAAAAGAATAGACAAAGATATTATATACCAGAAGATGACGAATTTGTCTATGCATTCATAAATACTTCGCAAAAATTTGAATTGCCTGAAAAATATAACATTAATCACAATGATATTAGTGATTTTGCCCGTTTCTTTTATCCATATATCGCAGTATGTATTGAACCACGTAAACGTCAAGCAAAAGGAGAAAAACTAGAAGAAACCAGTAAATTTGGTACATATTTAAGATACAAACGTGTATCAAAATACGATAATCAAACACGTATTGAAATGAGAATTTTACATTTAATTAGAAATTACGAAACAACTGATAAAGTATTAGCTATTGAAATTAGTAAACAATTTAATATTACTGAAGAGAAAGCCACTGAGGAAATTGAAAGAGTCAAGAATAGATATCCAAATATTAAAAAAAGTAGACGCGTCCTTAAGAAATTAGAAAATTTACCAAAATATAAATCACCTGGTATTGGTATTGATATCCAAGGTAAACAAAGAGATAAATATAAAATAAGAATATCTGGTGCTCGCAATAAAGAACAATTAGATAGAATCACTAAATTTATGTCAATATTATTATATTTATATATTGAAACATATTTATACAAAAAACCAGAAAGACAAAAATTAAAAGAAAAATTAAAACTGTTAACTAATATTGCTAAACGCCGTAATAAAGTTATGGATTTAGTTCAAGAAAGTGAAGATGGAAAAGAAATTAAAAAGATGGCAAAACTTGATAAACAACGTATAGGTTATAAACCAGAAGAAGGTCAATCACAGTGGTCTCGTTGTTGTCAAAATAGTGGTGATGGTAAAAGACGAAGACCTATACAATATACAGCAGAAAATATGGCTGAATTAATTAAGAATGGGTATAAATTAAATAAGAAGACAAGTGAATATGAAAAAAGAGTTATGGTAAAGAATGATAAATCTGGAAAGAAAGAAGAAATAGTATTGAAAAGTCTTAAATTCGCCCAATTTAATACAGATGGAGAACCAACTGGCAATGAAATTCATTATACATGTGATCCAGAAATTAACGGCGAACATTTTTATGTTGGCTTTTTAACTCGTTGTAGAAATCCATACGGACATTGTATGCCTTGTTGTTTTAAGAAAGATCCAGCACAATCTAAAAACGAGTCAAGACAAAGTTTTTACGCCCAATGTACTGGTGCAGAAGGAGATAAAAAAGAAGACGATAAAGGACCAATTGAAACATCGCAAATGGAAAAATTATATATTTTACAAGATACAAATAAGATTCAAGAAGGTAGATTTGGTTTATTACCAAAATATATTGATTTCTTTTTTAATATAATTAACTCACGTGATAAATTTATTAAACAACATTATTTAACAAAAACTACCGATAATGGTTTCTTTTTTAAATATGGTTCAATACAAACAGTATATCCATTTTTAAATGCAATTAGTACATGTTTAGATATGTCAGTAGATATGATAATTGCAAAAATATTAGATACATTAGATAAAGATCGTTCAGAACAAATATATACATCGTTAAATAATGGTGATATAAAAACTCAATTTGGAGAAAAAGATAATTTCATTAAATTCATAAAAAATAATATATCACTAGATTATGATTTTTTAAATAATTTACTTTCAATACCAAAAGTTCTTACAAATGGCGGTTTAAATATAATAATGTTTCAAAAGAAATCAATAATTATTAAGAAAACATTTGAAAAAGAAAAAGTAAGAGAAGACTTTAATATTTTATGTCAAAATATCGAAGATATATATTCATTAATTTCAGCAGATAGACAAAATATATTTATAGTAAAAGAAGGAAAACATTATTATCCAATTGTTTTAGTTAATAAAAAGAATGATACAGATAAAAATATAGATATTACAAAAACATTTCAATATAAAAACGATAAAACAAATATAGTAAAACAAATTAGTGACTTTTATTCACATAATTGCAAAGGTTCATTTATAGATAATATAATTTATAAAGATTCTGCTCCAATTGCTAATGAGATTTATCATTATTTAAGAGATATTAAATCAAAAGATTTTTCTATTAAATATCAAGTAATTGATTCAAGAAATAAAACAAAATTTATTGTTTGTGAAAATAATACATTGATACCAGTTAGACCATCCGGTGCATTATATAACGTTCAAATTGTTAAAGCAATTGATAAATATATATTATCATTCACACAAACATATAAATTTACAAAAGAATTATTTGAATTAAGTAAAGAAACTATTCCTATAAAACCAGTTGGAGTATATTATGATAAAATGGAAAATAATAGTTATTTTATAAATGCGTTAGTTACAATTACAAATGATGCAATTCCAGTAGAAGAAATTAAAATGACAAAAGCTGAGATTGAGAAATTAGGTTTATTTATTGAAAATCATCCTATAATAGATAAGATAGATAATGAAATTATTAAAAGAAAATTAAATTTAAAAGCTGATAAAAGAGTATTAGATGTTAATATGGATGAATTTTTAAATGAAAGTTATGAATTATTTAGATTAGAATTTTCATCATATTTAAATAAATTAGAAAATAATTCATTAAAAGAAAAAATTACAAAAATAATAAATTCTCCTAAATTATCTTATGAAGAAAAAGTAGATAATATTCGATTAATTTTATATAAATTGGTGGATAAAGAATTATACCAAAAATATAAAAAAATAGTAGATAAAAAGGGAGTTCAAGAAGATGAACTAGCTATAATTGAAGTAGATGATAAGGCTGCTGAAGACGAGGAAGAAGAAAAATATACAAATCAAATAGCAGATATTAAAGGTGGTAAATATGATAAATTATTACATATATCCAAACAATTACCTGATGTAAAGAATTATGAAATTAATAATGATCGTGCATCATGTGCTAATAATAAAGAGAAAGATATGTGTAATGATAATATACACTGTCATTGGACTAAAACAGGTTGTTATATGAGTATCACTCTTAATGAAATAATTAAGTTTATTAACAGAATGAGTGAAGAATTAGCTACTAATGATAGAAAAGCATATGAAATTTTAAGAATAGGGGACTATTTTGTTTCAGACATTGTTGACTACAATAGATATACAGAAAGACCAGAACAAACTGTTGTAAGAAGTTCGGGTAGTAATGTTAAAAAGATTTTATCAGATATATTTGGTAAAGATAATATCCCAATTATTGGTAAGAAAAAATTAGGTAAATTAGTTGATGCAAATTATCAACAAATTAATGAAGAATATCCATTACAAGATATGAAAGAATATTATGTTCAAAAAATTATTCATAATAATATGAGTTTTTATAGAGCATATGTAAATTCATTTTATTGGATACAAAATGAATATAATGATAATGATTCAAAAAATTTAGGTTACTATTCACCATTACAATCAGAATTATCATCGTATTTTAGAGGAAATGTTATTGATTTTATATCTAATAATGATAATAAAAAAGTAATTGATAAAGAATTATCAGAACATATACATATTAAAAAGAAATCAAATTATATTGAAAACTATATAATAAAAGTAATTTCTGATAATAATACAATTACAGATGGTTTTGTAGAATTATTTATTATGAGTATCTTAAATCCAACTATCCCAATTGTTATATATAATGATTCCAATAAAGTAATGATAGTATTTGATAATGGTAAAGTTGTGGAAAATTTAGACAAATATAAAAATAAGAATAATACAATAAATATCCGTTTAACCTATTATTTGAACGATCCAAAAATAGGTGAATTAAAATATGTACCAGACGTAATTGAAGTTCTATTTTTTAGAAATAATCTTTAAATCATAATTTATCTAACTCTATATATATAGTTCTAATTATGTCTTCGAGTAATAAAAAGAAAATTTTGAATGAAATGTTATCTAGACAGCTAAAAAACGTACAGTTAGCTAAAAAATTTACTTACAAAGATATTATGCGTATCGTAAAACATATAGATAAATCTATCTTTGGGAAACAATGTTGCATTTGGAAGGGATTTATTGCAAATGAAAAACCAAACAAAAGTCCATATATTAATTTCTATTTTAGAGAAAAGAAATTAGCACTTCATCGATTATTATATAGTAATTATGTTAACACACTTTCTAGTAATGAATATATAAAATATTCTTGCAAAAATAAGGGTAAGTGTTGCACTTTAAATCATATGATTAAATATGAAAAAGAAGATAATGATAATAATAATAATGATATCGACGATGACGCTGAAGACGATGAAGGAGAAAAAGAGGAAAATAATATTGATAATAATAAAAAAGATCATATTGATAATAAAAAAGATCATATTGATAATAAAAAAGACGATGATAAAAAAGAAAAAAAGAAAAACATAGATAGTAATAAAACCGAGGGCGATGACAAAAAAGAAAAATATACTATGCAAAAAACAAAATCAACAAAAGAAAAGAAGAGAAAAACGCTAGGTAGTAAAGATTTAGTTTTCTCAATATCATTTGATTAAAAATCATTTGATTAAAATTTTTTACGAATAATATTTTTATTTAATTTTTTTATACGATTAATTTATTAATGGATAAAGATATAAAACCAACTGGAGGGTTTCCCCCAATTTATGAATGCTCTAAAGCTGAATTAGAATTAATTGAAGAATCAAAAAATAGAAATTTTGCAAAAGTAAATTTTGCAATATCTATAAAAGATATAATGTTAAAACGGTTACAAAATTCATCTAGACAATAAAAATTATCTAAATAATAATTAATTTTTATTCAACAAAAAATTTCTTTCTTTAATTTATATGATTAAATATCAAAAAAAAGAAGATAATGAAAAAGAAGAAATGAATTCTGCACCTGATATAACTCTTGTAAGAGATTCTTTAGAATATTTTGATAAAAATTTTCAAATTTATAAAAGTAAATTTAACGATGTTGCATATATTAAAATTATACAAAATATAAACGACCACGAACATAATACTATGGAATTTTATGATTCAAATAAAAAATTATTATTTAAATCAAGATATGAATATATCGGTATGCATGAACCGGAAATGCAATTATGGTCTTGGGCTTGGTCTTTATCATTTTTAAAAAAGAAACATACAAATATAATTAGAAAAATTTTAAATTATGGTGTTGAATTAGAACCAACAGCTCATTTCTTAAAATCAGAATTAATTACATCAAGATTTAGAATAAAACATAGTATTCAATTAGACATTCATTCTGCGATTGCATCTTATTTATCAAAAAAACCTGTTATATTTAAATACAAAATTTTTAATTACGTTAATATAGTTGGTGATAACATGGTTGATGTTTTACATCCGGATTATAGTAAAAATGGTACAGAGAAAGAATATGTATTACATTACTTATTTTTATTAGATTATGATGAATTATTAAAACATTAATGGATTGTATTTTTCACCAAGCTCTAATAGATCCATCATTATTTAATATAATAATGGATTGTATTCTAAATCTAATTCTTTATCAATAAATACTGTGTATTGAGTATTGTTAAGTTGTTTAACTCTTATTTTATCTCCGTCAAATAATTCACGTTTTATATTATCAATATAAAACTTAATATTATCGTCTCTATTAGTACTTGTAACATAATATTCATATTGTGTAGAACCTTGATATTTTTGTCTTCCTATTAATGTTAACATTTTATAATCAGCATTATCTTCATCTGTTTTTGCATATCCCATTTTCTTGAATACTCCAGGTGCACCGCGAGTGTATACACCATAAATATCGGGTCTTATCATTTGTGACGGTATCATGTAATCATCTCTTTTAAAAGGAGGTGTTAATGGATCATCTAATGTTCTTCTATCATATTCTCTAATCATCTGACCGATTGGTGGTATGGGTGGAACTTGAGGCATTGGATTAAATGGTGTATTTATTGGTAGTAAATTATTTACATTATTTGCGTTATTTAAACTATTTATTTTATTATCAACTGATAATTGTAAACTAGATTTTAAATTTCTATTTTCTTGTAAAAGCATATAATGATTATAAATAACAACAGCTAAAGCAATTAAAATTATAATCATAAAATATGATCTATCAAAACAAACTGATGACATTATATAATTTATAGAGATTAAATAATATTTCTCATCTAATTTATATGTTAATATTACATATTGTTGGTATAAATACATTTATAAAACAAGATATGGTTAACAAATTTAAAGAACTTAAATTTGAAATTATCGATCTCGATGATATATCAAAAGATATAGTATTGAAATATAAAAAAGTAAATATTGGTTCTTATTGGAAAAAAAAATTAACTGATGATTTAAACAATTTCATTAAAAGTACAAAAAACAATATTATTATATTGGGATTAAGTAGTTTTGTTTTAGATCGTAGATTTAAAATTATTATACCTACTAATAATAAATTTTTTTATAGTATCCCGTATGATTTGTGTGCTTCACAATTGATTACATATAATTTAGATTATTATAGAACAGATATTATTGATGGTAAATTTCCAATTAAATATATTAACCACGATTTTCTAATGATGCAAAGAAAAGAATTACAGGAAGAATATACAGATTTAGAATATAAATTAAAAACTCCAGATATGTTAAATAATTGGTTCGAAACTAATTTAGATAAAGTGAATAACGAGACTCAATATAATTGCAATGACAAAGTATATATGGCGTTTATAAAACGTTTTGAGAATGAAATTCCTGAAAGTTATTTAGGTTCCAAACCAGTAATTATAGGTTATAAAGATAAATGGATGGCATTGGCATCAATATTACCAAAAACTTCAGTAAAGAGAGGTTTACTTAAAGGTAAACATAATAAAACAGAACCATATTTAAAAGAATTACATGTTAATGGATTTTCTAATTTAAGAAAACCGTGTTATGTATATGAATTTAATTCAAAACAACAATTAGATCCTTATAGATATGAAATAAAAGAACCTGTATTTAGTAACAGATATTATGTATCTAATATGTATGATGAATTAACTAGAGAAGGAGTATTTTTAGATAGATTTAAATTTTAATTTAATTTAATTTTATGATATATAAAGTAATCTTACTATTATCAAATATTTGATAATGGTAAAAATTTTAATTTTTCACGAAAACGAATGTTATAACTCTGAAGATTGGTTTATAAATAACTTTTCTTTTAAAAAAATCAAAGACGATGGTCTTGAATATTCACTAATTGAAATGAAAAACAAAGAAGATATATTTGATAACATTGGATTATATATTAATCCGAATGATAAATCTATTATGAATATTACAGATTTATATTATGATAATGATTATGTATATCAAGCAATTTATAAATCATGTACCGATACAAAAATACCAACATATAATGGTTTAGGCTCTCAATTAACTCGTTCACAATCTGTAGACGGTTCAATGATTTTAATAAAAAGATTAATCATAACCCACGAACATCTATATGTTGATTTTACTTTTGATGATTTATATAAATTAATTAAACACACATTCGTTCACAATGCTATAATTGTAAATCCAAATGATAAAATTGAGGATTTCCCTTATATGAATGACGTACTAGAGTCAGTTGTAAATAATCCAGAAACTTATGAAACAATAAGATATCATGAATATAAATTTCTAGATTATTTTATGGTATTCTATTGTAATATATCTGTAGAACAAACTCCTGAAAATTTAAATAAAATAGCATCTATAATTTATAGAAAAAAAATATATGGAAAAGTATTTATTAGTCTCTTAGATAATAATGACGAACATCCACAACATTTAGACATAAATGAGGATTTAATTATGCAAATATATCATTTACATGCTATTGAGAAAGAAATTGATCATGAAAAATATAAAAAAGCATTTGATTTACAAAATCAAGAAAATTTCCCACAAATAAATTATGATCCAAATTTTTTCTCAATAATTAACAAAGAATTTCAAAAATATAAAGATTTTCAACATAAAACTGATATAAACAAATTCAACGACGTGCTAAATAATATTAAATAAATTATTCTAAATATATTATAGAATGAACCAAAATCAAAATTCAAATATGATGGGTAATATGTCAGGAAATAATAGATCTAGTATTAGTTCAATGGGTAGTGGAACTCCTATAACACATTTACGTAAAGATGTAGCATTATTAAATAGACCAACTAAATCGAATGATGTATACAATTCAAGAGAATCTGATAATGATGATCGGATTAAAGATATAGTTGATGATATCAATATTGAATTAGAAGATGATATTAAAAAAAAGAAGAAAGATAAAGTAGATACAGATACTACTGACGAAGAAGAAATAAAAGATATAAAAGATATAAAAGATAAAAAAGATAAAAAAAAAAAATCAAAAAAAGAATCTACAATAATACCGGATATTAAAGTTCCTGAATTTTTTAAAGATGGTATATTAATTTGGATAATATACATGTTAATGAGTCAAAGTTTTTTTAAGAAATTAATAGGTAAATATTTAAATTCTATTAATCCAAGTGAAGAAGGTATAGTATCTAATTTAGGTGTTGCTATGTATGGTTTAATTTTAGTAACATTATTTACATTAATAAAAATTGTTGCTAAACAAATTGGCAAATATTAAATAAATTAAATTAAATTAAATCATATCATAATATTCTCTATTTTGAAATTCTTTATTAATTTCAAGATATGTTTCAAATTTATTACTTATTATGTTTCCATATTTTGTTTTATATTCTTTTTCTTCATATTCTTCATTGATATCATATTTATACAATAATGGAAATTCATCATTATCTAATATATCAATATTATATTCCATAACAATTTTGTTATTTGTATTATATACTAAATTATATACTTCAGAATATGTAATTATTTCTTGTTTTTTATCATATAGGTATACTTTTTGATTAATATTTAAAAATGAACGTTTTTTTACATTATATGTTTTAATTAGTTTTACATTATCTTTCGTAAATTTATTTATATCGGTATTAATTTCTCCAATAAAATTATTATTATTATTAAAATTACTATTTTTTAACAAGTATAATCGCATTTGTATTAATTATATTATAATATCATTATTCAATTAAATAGATATATTTTCATTTTTTTGATAAAAAAATTGATTTTTAATATTAATAACTATATAGGGTATATAAATTTATTATAATATAAATTATGGCTATCACAATGGAACATTTTTCATCATTCGATCTTTTTACTAAATCAAATGATGCAATTTTTAATAAGAAACCTATTTTTACAAGTGCTTATCTTAATGATAAATTTGGTAAATTTCTTCTTGATATTTTAAATAATGTATCTGTCGATTTTTCAGAAGGAGAATTATTTATGATCGAGTATGTCCGCAATGGTCTGAATCCTTATGAAATATTAAATGAAGTTCTATGTAATTATACAAATGAACTATCGTTTAAACTGAAAACATTTATTATTAAAGATACTGATGGTACACCAATCAAAATTAATCTACAAGAATTCTTTGATATATATTCTAAATATGTTAATTCAATCAAACTTATTCGTCGTCTATATAATGTAATTAATAATTGTACCAAAAAAGGTCAATATCTAATTTATATTATGAGTAACTTTTATCTGTATTTTAATCTTTTTGAAAAAGAAAATTTACAAGAACTACTATTTAAAAGTATTAATCCAACTGTATTTAATGAATCTTCATTAAATATTATTAAAATAAATTTCCATTACAAGAATTTTAAAGATACTTTCGGGCAACCATTTAATATGAACCAAGAAATCAAACTAGATATATTTGATAATAATCTAATTGTTGAGAATGTAATAAAATATATTAATGAAAAACTATTAGAAATGAAAAATAATAATAGTTTTAATGAAAAAGATCTCAATCAAATTATTGAGACAATTAAAGTTTTTACATATGATTATTTTGGTGAGAAACAATTCACTGATATTCGTCTTATGTTTATTTCAAAATACAAAGAATATTTAATTGAACGACTAATTAATAATTTTAATCCGAATATCGAACAAGAATTGATTTCTGCATTTAATTTTAATCGTTTATTATATAATAAAGAAAAATATATACAAGATATTGTAATAAATGATGCGAAAATAAGTTCACAATTTACAAACTTTCTTCACAATTTTGATAAAAAATTAATTAATATTGTTGATGAAAATTTTAAAGATATTGCATACATTGATCTTAATAAAATCAGTGTTTTTCAAATCAAACCATATTCTTGGAGTAAATATAATAATTTTACGAATTATAATAAATATTCTGGTATGAATTTTCATAAATCAATTCAGTTAACACTATTTATTACATATAAAATTTATAATAAGTTTACACATAATACTAAATTTATTAAACCAAATATTGAAAAATCAACTATTGATTTTACTATGAAATTTGATAAAGAATATAATTTTAAAGCAAATATGCTACAAACAACAATTATTCAATATCTTAATGATTTTCCTAATGGTATGTGTGTATTTGATCTAGTAAAACAACTAAATATTAAACCAAATGACCTTAATATTGCTATCAATTCATTGCTATTTTCTAATATTATTGTTAAAATGAATGAATTTGAGGAAGATTCGCAAAATATTGTATTGGCACTAAATATTAATTTTACATCAGATGATAAAGATATTAATCTATATGATACTTATTATGTAATTGAAAATGCTTTTAAGGAACAACTTGATGAAATTATAAATGCTGGTAATTTGGATGACGATGATAATGCTGATATTAACATTGATGATATTCATATAGACACCGATGGAGAAGAAGTAGAAGTAGAAGAAGTAGAAGAAGTAGAAGAAGTAGAAGAAGTAGAAGAAGTAGAAGAAGTAGAAGAAATCGAAGAAGTAGAAGAAGTAGAAGAAGTAGAAGTAGAAGAAATCGAAGAAATCGAAGAAGTAGAAGAAATAGAAGAAGTAGAAGAAATCGAAGAAGTAGAAGAAGTAGAAGAAGTCGAAGAAATCGAAGAAGTCGAAGAAATCGAAGAAGTCGAAGAAATCGAAGAAGTAGAAGAAGTCGAAGAAGTAGAAGAAGTAGAAGAAGTCGAAGAAGTCGAAGAAGTAGAAGAAGTAGAAGAAGTCGAAGAAGTCGAAGAAGTAGAAGAAGTCGAAGAAGTCGAAGAAGTAGAAGAAGTCGAAGAAGTCGAAGAAGTAGAAGAAGTCGAAGAAGTATCACAACAAGAAGAATCACAACAAGAAGAATCTCAACAAGAAGAATCTCAACAAGAAGAATCACAACAAGATGAATCACAACAAGATGAATCACAACAAGATGAATCACAACAAGATGAATCACAACATGATGATGAAGGTGGCGACGAATCGCAAAATGATGATGAGGATGAAGATGATGAAGATGATGAAGATGATGAAGATGATGAAGATGAAAACCAAAGTCTTATTATTAAATTAAAATCACAATATATTGAATACAATAATAAACAATATGGAATTCATAAAAAAAATCAACTTCAAACATCAATTAATGCTATCATTACACAACTTAAAAATAATAATTGTAAAGAACAATTATATAAACAATATGATATTACACCTGTAAAAGTATCTGAACGAAATGAATTCGTTCAAATAGGAAAACATAAAGGAAATATCAATACTAATAATCAATCAAATAACTCTGAAAAAGTGATTATTAGTAAACGTCGTTAAAAAATTGATTTTTTTATTTATTGGATCTATTAAATTAATATTATTATTAATTTATAATGTCAATTGAAATTATTACAAACAATTATTTTTCGAACAACTCTGCCCTTGATTTTGGTATTGATACCACAGATCAAAGTATTCATCACGTAGATAATATTGTATTATCTCAAAACGATGTACCTAATCCATTTTATATTGGATTTGAAGGTGGTAATCTAATGAAACAAGAACGTAAACTAATGTATGAATTTAAAAATGTTATTGTATTAACATCTAATGGATTAACAGAAGAATTTATTGAAAAGTTTTTCTCTCGTGTAATTAATGTAGAACAACTAAAACAATTTCCACAAGATTCAGTTAGTTATGAACGAGTATCTATTGATATTCTTAAAAACTCAAAACATTATTTCAAATCAAATATTGTTACAAATAATGATTTAAACCTTTTATTTCCAAATGAATCTTTTAATCCTCGTGAAATTGTACTAAGTATTTTTGAATTAACTAAAGACGATGCTAATAAATATTTAAGTTTTTATAAATCTCAAACAGAAATTAATTCAATTAAGTATACTTTAGATTTAGTAAATAATTATAAAGGTAACTCTCTTCGCGGAGTTTCTGTAAATGTTTCTCAATATATTTCTAATTTAATTGGAAATGATTTTTGGAGTAATGCAAAGAATTGTAAATTAAATATTACTAATATGTTTACTGTTCGCGATTTTCAAAGTCGGACATCTAATAATAGTAGTTTTATTCTTTTAGCACAATCTCCTGAACGAGAAAAGAAAGCTACACCAGAAGGTGATTCTAACTATCCGGTTAAAATGCGAAACGATATGTTTTGCGATATTTCTACTATTCTCAAACAGAATAAGAACAAAGATCGAACTTTTTATGCTACTATTCCAGATAATCTTTTTACTAATACAGATGTAATTGATTTAATGAATACAGTAGAAAATGAAAAACAACTTTATGATTTAACTAATAATATGCTAATCTCAAAAGATTACGCACATCTTCTTTTTACACAAGATATTCTTACTAAATATTCATACTTGTTTAAAAAATATCCAGGAGCATACAAATATTCTATTGGTTATGCAATGCTTACTATGTATTTAGAAGAATGTCTACATATTACACGTTCTACTAAAAATAGTCGCTTTGTATTTGATATAAATACTGCCAATTGTCTACCAACATTTCCATTTTTAGTAAATGACCTTAAACAAAATCCATATGTATCAATTATGATACATAACGAACAACTTGATCTTAATAAAAATTGTGTTGGAGTTAAATGTATTGAAAATTACGACGGTTATGGTGTATGTGATATTGCTACATTTCAACGCCGTTTGAATATTTTTATTTCTGGTACTCCTGAATTAGATGTATTTGCTGGAGTAAATTGGAATGAATTTGCAGTTAGTGGAAGTGTTATTCCCGCTTGCCTTCAAAAGCGTAATCCTATATATGATGCTTATATTCATGAATTCAAAACAGAAGAAGCTAATCACATTGATATTGCTTTTAAACATTTTGTAAATAATTATTATGGTAATTCAGATATCGATGTAATGTGTAATGAACCATCATATATACAATATATTCTAAAAGCATTCGAATTATATAAACTTATTATTAAGAATACTGAATCACTTGAGTCAGAACATTCATTTGATACTGTTCGTACAGTTGGAATAACTTTATCAAAAGCATTTTTTGAAGAAACGGTAAATGATTTTAACAAGCGTTATGGAATTAATTGGACTTTAGAACAATATATTGAAAACGCGAAAGATATTCGTGTACGAATGTATCTTCATTCGAAGTATTATGAATTTAAAGTAAAATCTAATGAAAGTCTTTTTCGAAACGGACAAGAAGTTACTAATACATTTTTAAATGTTTTCATGCAACCACTTACAATAGATCAACTTACTATTTATTACGCTCAAAATGAAGATCACGACTTTACTATTAAAACAAAAGAAACAGATTTTGTATTATATCAAAACGATTTCCGTAATCAAAACGATTTCCGTAATCAAAACGATTTCCGTAATCAAAACGATTTCCGTAATCAAACTAATCAAGTTAAAGATAATAAAGCTATAATGAAGATTGGAGAAAGTATTCGCTTTAAACTAACATTCAAAAAACTAAATAAAACGTTTGAAGTATTTAAAACTGTTGGAAATGATTTTTTCAGTACTGTAGCCCGGTTTCACTTACCTTGTGTACGTGCTTATTATCATAACAATAATGTATATATTCTTCCATCGTGTATTGGTGCTATGATGACAGGTGTAAATATTGATTATAAATATTTTGCAGGAATTCGTGATCCTTATCAAATTGTTGTCAAATATATGATGCGGGGATTTGGAGTTCTACTTAATAAAGATGAACTTAAACAATTAGATAATTATTTAATTAAAAATAACCTAACAAAAGAATATTTTGGTGCTAAAGAAGTATACTCTCAAACATTTACTCAATTTGAGAATAAAAAAGAATACAAATATATTGAAAATCATGATGAACTTAATAAATATTATAAACAAACAAATAAAGTTATTGATGCTTCACAATTTAATTCTACAGCAAATAATGGTAATATTAATACATGTGTTAAATCATTCTTTGATTTTTACTATGAAACAAGTAAATAAATAAATAAATTTTCTTTATTATTAATTTTTTATTATTAATTTTTTTATTAAATAAATTTAAATACTCTTTGTAAAAGTTTTCTTACAGTTAATACAAGTATAAAATACTGTAGCTGGTTCGTCAGCACTACGTGTTTGTGTAATGTAATATGTATGTTTGCGTTCTCCACAACGGCCACATTTAAATTCATCTGTTGAATTTACAGTATAAAGAGTTAAATCACGTAGATTATTCTTATCTATAATATGTTTCCATCGAATAGGATGGAGTTGATACATCTTAAGGAAAGGAAGAATTTGTGCTGAAATAGTTCCATCAAGTAGACTAGGTAGAAGAGTTTGATTATTAATGTTATTATTATGCATATCTAAATTATCGTGTATTTCATTAAATTTATCCATATATATCGAATAAAAATCATTTTGTTCTAGTAGAGATGTTTTAATATAATTTAGAGCAAATTCAAATAATCCTTTTTCAACTTGAATAGAAATCGGCAAACACTTAATAAAATTATCAAGACGTTCAATAATTTGTTTTCTATCAATTTGAGTTTCAGCAAATTTAATAAAACCAATAGGAATAAAACATGAATTTGACATTAAAAATTTTTGTCGTTTTATAAATTCTCGATCATATGAAAAGTTATCAAAATCTAATTCATTATTTAAATTTTCATTAAAAGATGTCGACATTATTGTTTTGTATGTTAATATTCTTTTAATATATTATAAATAATTATAAAATCAAATTTTTTTTTAATATATAATATTATATAAATGAATATTAGTAAATTCATAATAATATTATTGCTAGTTTTAGTAATTATATTATTTACATATAAATTAAAAAATAAAGAACATTTAACTGCATCTAATGAAGCTATACAAATAATTGCTTCGTTATATGCAAAAGTATATGCTGATAATAATAAAATTAATACAATTACTACTGATAATTTATGTATTAGTGGTAATAAATGTTTAACATCTACTGCATTAAATAGATTAATGTTAATAAATAGTCCAAATAATTCATATATGTATTTACCTAACTCGTCACCAACAATAAAGGACCAAAATCTTATTTGGAAAGATATAAGTAATAATATGAAATTTTCAGATACCGTTCGCCCAAATACTGCTATAAAAGTAGTAGGAGGAGATACTTGGAGAAATTATAATGGAACAACAACTCCTGTTAATTGGAATGGTTATGCAAATGCTTCATGGAATGGTATGAATATTTATACTACTACTGGCTTTGAAACAGGTCCTCAAACGAACGGAACAGGTATTGAAGTAACTGTTCCAGCCCATCCCATACCTGGAAAAGATTATTCAGTACTATGGATTAAAGTATGTAATGACAGATATAATTATTTTAAAGTATATGATATGTCAGGAACAATCGTAAGATCAGTAAGAAAATATTATGGTAAACAATCTTTTGGATATACAAGTATTAATAATATTTCTCCAGATGGATCTACTAATAGTGAACATCATCTTGCTGGTTTATGGTGGCCCTTTCCTATTGATCTTTCGGGTAATTCTAGTAGAAAAATAATGATAAGTAGTTATTATAAAAATGCATCAGCTATTACATATATCGCAGGTATGGCATTTTCTACTAATCCATGGAATCATTGTATAATACATGGTAATAGTTTATACGATCAGGTAAATAACGATAATGACTCAAGTAACGTTAGTCAAACGTCTGCACTTATTACCAAAGAGAATAGTAGCAATGTATGGAATAATATGCTATTACTTGGTTTAGTTGCAGGTTCCCAACCAATTATTAGAATTCCATTTGTTAATAGTGAAAGAAACAAAGTATTTTATATAATAGAACATAATGCTGATTGGGGTCCCTCTATAAATGGAGTAGAAATTAATACTACTCCAAATAGTACAACACCAACTTGGCAATATATTGGAAATCTAAATACAACATTTAGTAATCCTTTTGCTACACATAGTAATAGTAAAATGTATCAAAGATATTATGGTGTCGTAATACCAAAAGCATATTTACCAGTTAAGGGTTCCTCAATTAATGATAATTTTATGCAATTAAGATTTACTATACCTACAGGTAATAATTTTAAATTCAGTGAAGTAGGAACACATGATGTAAATCCATTTGAATAATTATTTAAAATAAATTTGAATAAATTTTATTTATTATAAATATATTATTATTTTGCAATAATATATTATTTTGTAATAATATATTATTAATGATTATCACTAAAAAAATACTATTAATATTATTATTACTATTATTAATTATTATTTTATATATAAAACAATCAAAACAAAAAAAAGAACATTTAGAAATAGATGATACAATAATATCCGATCTTACTAAAATGTATTTTAATAATATTAAATCAGAAAGTAATTATATTAATACTAAAATATCATCTGAAAATTTAACATTCAGTTTTCAAGATTTAAATTTAAATTTAAATTTAAATAATAAATTATGTTTTTCATCTAATAATTGTATAACCAGTGAAAGTATAAATAATTTAAATAATATTGGGGATGATGTAAATAATTATATGTATCTACCATATAATAATATTATTTGGAATGATATTTCTTCACAAATAAATCCAGATAATTCTGCAAATGGTGCATTAAGATCAGTTAATGATACATGGCTTTTGACTTTTAATCCTACTACTAATAAATGGAATAATAAACATATTTATCAAACAACAAAAGGCAATGCTTTACAATATGATGGTTCTGGTATAGAAATTACCGTACCATCTCCTACAGGTGATATGACTGAAGATTTTACAGTATTATGGTTGCAAGTACTTAATGATGATAATGGAGCTTTGACTCCTGGTGCTAGATGGTCTACTTTTAAAGTTTATGATTATACAAATCCATCAAGTATTAGAAGTTTTGGTAAACATGTTGCAGGTGGTAATAAATTAGATAATATAAGTCCAGATGGTTCAACAAGTAACGTCCAATATGATAAATTTTCTTGGTGGCCAGTACCTATTGATTTATCTGGGAATATAACTAGAAAATTAATGATAAGTACTTTTTATTCAGATGTAATTGGTTCTACATTCTATTCTGGTGTGGCATTTTCAACTAATCCTTGGAATCATTGTCAGGTCAATGCAAAATCATTATTATGGCAAGTAAATGCATTAGATGCAACCGGTAGAGATATTTCTGGTATTGTAGCAACACCACAGTCTACAGTTAATTGGGAAGCAGATTATTGGAATGGGCGTCAATTCATGACATTTAAATCAGATACGACTACTGAATTTAGAATACCATTTGTAAATAGTCAAAAAGATAAAATATTCTATATAATAGAACATAATAATAATTGGGGACCTGCAATATCATATTTAGAAATTAAAAATGTAAGTGGAACATATGTTAATTTAGGAAATTTATATACAACTTTTGATAATCCGTTTGCAAGACATAATAATAGTAAAGCATGGCATAGATATTATGGAATAGTAATACCTAAAGCACATTTACCAATTAAAGGCACAAGTAATGATAATTTTATTATATTAAGATTAACAATACCTAAAAATGATGGAAATGGTTTATATATTAGAGAGGTCGGTACACATGACGTTTCTCCATTTTAAAATGATTGAATATTTAAAAAAATTGATTATTCAATTCTATCAAAAATATATAAAAATAAAAGTTTATAATATAATAATGTCTCTCTACGCTAAAGATGATATAGAATTACTTTCTAAAAATATTGACTCTATTAATGAGAAAATTGAGCGGAAACAATTAGAAATGTATGAACCTAATGATATTGAACGTAAAAAAATTACGACTTTTATTTTAGATTTTATTAAAGCGAATAAACGTAAAATTTATGGTGGTTACGCATTAAATAATCTTGTTATAGACAAATCTTTATCCGAAGGTTTTTATAAAGATTATCAAACACCCGATGTTGATTTTTATTCACCTTCACCAATTGAGGATTTAATTAACCTTTGTAATATTCTACAAAAAGCGGGTTTTAAACGTGTTGTTGGTAAAGAATCTCGTCACTCTGATACATATAGTATTTTTGTTAATTTTCAATTATATTGTGATATTTCATATGTACCTCGTAACATCTATAATCGTATGCCATTCAAAGAAATTAAGGGTTTAAATTACATCCATCCATTTTTCATGACAATCGATTATCTTCGTATGATAACTGATCCACTTGCTAGTTATTGGCGTATTGAAAAATCTCTCAAACGCATGGTTCTCCTCCAAAAACATTATCCATTACCAAAAGTAGATAAACCTATTCAAATTATGAATAATCAACAAGATTTAGAAAAATGTGTTGATTTAGTAAGTAATTATTTAGTAGATCGCAAATCAACTATTACTATTGGTTTCTATGCATATAATTATTTCGTAAATGCTTCAGAAACTAAGAATAAAAATGTAAAACCAATTAATATTCCTTATCATGAATTTATTTCAACAAATTATAAAGGGGATTTTGATGAATTAATTGAAATTCTCAAGAAACAATTTGGAGATACCCGTATTACTCATAAAGAATTTTATCCATTCTTTCAATTTACAGGTTTTAGTGTAGAAATTCTTTTAGATAATGAAGTAATTGCAGTAATTTACTCACATAATAAAAAATGTCTTCCTTATCAAATAGTTCCTGCTTTAGAATTTAAAGATGGAAAGATTAATAAAACAAAAGGAAATATTACTTTAGGTTCATTCTCATTAACTGTTTTATTCGCACAAATTATGACAATTAAATATCGTGTTAATAATGATAGAACAATGACTGAAGTATATATGACTATTGTATCTCATTTAATTCAAGCACGTGCTGAATATTTTAAAAAATATAACAAAAATATTTTTAACGAAGATACACTTTTCAGAGATTTTATTGTAGAATGTATTGGTGAAGGTATTCATCCTGATCGTGAAGTAGGTCTTCGTATGGAAGCTCGTCGTAAGAAAAATAAGAAAGCATATTATATGTATGACCCAGAAAAAGATATGAAGAGTGCCGATACAACATATAATTTTAGTAATGTAAGCGGAAATGAAATTAAAAATGATAAGAATTTGCAATTAAAAGAATTTAAAATTACATCAGAATTAGATGTAGAATTAGATCAAGAACCAGAACCCGAAGTAGAATTACCATCTGAAGAAAAATCATCGGTTGTTCCACCATCTGATTAAATTCTAATTATAGTGAGTTATTGCAATAACTCGCTATAATAAATAAAAATTGATTTCTTTATTATTTAAAATTTAATAATATTTAATATATTATTAAATATATTATGGAAGAATCTTTAGGTGATAGTAATTATACACAACATGTATTAAATGAAAAGAATAAATCTATTAGTACATCTGTTATTGAAAATACTTTAAAAAGATTTGGTTTAAATCATAAAGTACAAAATCTACAAAATTTTCAACTCGCAATGATTCATAAATCATATTTAAAATCAATATCAATAAATGATAAAACTATAAAATTAATGAAAGATATTCCACCAATCGAATCAAAATATAAAAAATCTGTTCTACCCTTACAAGAAAATTCTTACGAATCATTAGAATTTTTGGGAGATGCTGTTATTCATTTAATTCTAGCAAATTATCTTTTTAAACGTTATGAAAATAAAGATCCTGGATTTCTTACAATTCTTCGAACTAAAATAGAAAAAGGTGAAACACTTAATAAACTTTGTCGAATCATTGGCTTTCATGAATATGCAATATTTGCAAGAAATATTGAATTAGCTGGAGGTAGAATTAATAATGTAAATATTATGGAAGATATTTTTGAAGCATTTATGGGTGCTCTTAGTTTAGAAACATCATTTGAAAATTGTAAATTATTTTTGATTAATCTTATTGATTTACATCTTGATTTCGCTCAACTTATTAATACAGAAGATAATTATAAAGAAATGTTAATGCAATATTATCATAAACTCGGATATAAAACAACTCCTTCATATAATTTAATTGAAACAATTGATGAGAAACCAAAAAAGAAATTCACAATGGGTGCATATGATCCTGATAAAAAATTAATAGGAAAAGGTACAGCATTTTCAAAAACATCTGCAGCTCAAATTGCTGCAAAAAATGCCCTTATAAAATTTAATATTGTTAAAAATAATGATACCAGTTCGGATGATGATGAAATTTATGAAATTTCTTAAGTTTATTTATAATATATATTTATAATATATATATTATAATGGCTCAAAAAGATAAAGCTAAATATGTTGATTTAAAAGTTAATGGAAGACTTTTCCCTTCATGGGTTGTAGCCAATTTTTCCAAATTTAAATTACCAGAAATTATAAGAGACCCAAATAAAGATGCTTGTTCTATCAAAGAAAAAGAAAAATTAAGAGAATACCAAATTTTTATTAGTAAGTTTTTAGATTATAATAGTCCTTACAAAGATTTATTAGTATATCATGGGTTAGGTGCAGGTAAAACAGCTGCGACAATTAATTTATATAATGTTTTATACAATTCAACTCCTGCTTGGAATGTATTTATTTTATTAAAAGCTACTTTAAGACCTGGTTGGATTGCTGAAATGGAAAAATGGTTACAAACCGAAGATAAGAAATTTCGTTTAGATAACATTAAATTTATTTCATATGATGCTCCAAATGCCGATAAATCTTTTATGGATGCAGTTAAGAACGCTGATACATCTAAAAAGAATTTTTATATTGTAGAAGAAGCACATAATTTTATCAGAAACGTATATTCAAATATTTCAAGTAAAGCGGGTAAAAGAGCACAAACGGTATATGATTATATAATTCAAGATAAAAAAGAAAACGACGGTGTCCGAGTTGTTTTATTATCTGCTACACCAACAATTAATAAACCTTTTGAATTAGCATTATTATTTAATTTATTAAGACCCAATATTTTCCCTAAATCAGAAGGACAATTTAATTCTATGTTTGTTAGTGGTACAGGTGGATTTGAAAGATTAAACCCTAATAAAAAAAATAACTTTCAAAGAAGAATTTTAGGTTTAGTATCATATTATATTGGTTCAACTCCTGATTATTTCGCTACTAAAAAGATAGATTATGTTGATATCCCTATGTCAGAATATCAGGAAGATTTATATAATTATTTTGAAGATGTTGAAGATAAAATTGCTAAAAAATCAAAAGGTAAATCACAAACATATATGTCATATACACGTCAATCATCAAATTTTGTTTTTCCTCCTATGGCACAAGGTATGAGTGGAGAAAATAGACCCCGTCCTCGTAATTTTAAAGTTGTAGATAAAATTGATAGAGGTAAAGATTTAGAAGGTGATAAAGGTGATGAAAAATATTATAACGTTCAATTATATGTTGATACAGTTGAAAAATATGCGATAATGTTTGATTCATATTTAAATGATTCTTATCAAAAAGATAAGAAAGAAGGATATACATTAGCAGATGATATTGCCAAAATAAGGGAAAAATATGTTTACGATTTAACCGAATTTGCAACAAAAGAAGAAAAGAAATCTAATTTATTTACTGCTATGTATAATTGTTCTTCCAAATTTATTATGATAATTATTAATATTCTTAAATCACCTGGACCTGCTTTAGTTTATTCAAATTATGTATTAATGGAAGGTTTACAAGTATTTAAAATATATCTAAAATATTTTGGTTTTAGTTTATGGAAAGATGCTGATAACGGTGTAGATAATTTTAGATATATTGAATATCATGGTGGAATAGACGTAGAAACTCGTGGTAAATATATTAAGCAATTTAATGTTAGTGAAAATAAACATGGTAAATTAATTAAAATTATTATGATTTCACCTGCTGGTGCTGAAGGTTTATCTCTTATGAATACACGTCAAGTACATATTACTGAACCTTATTGGCACGAAGTTAGAATTGAACAGATGATAGGTCGTGCAATTCGTTTATGCTCTCATAAAGAATTGCCAATGAATGAAAGACACGTAGATGTATTCAGATATAAATCAGTAAGATTAATTCAAGGTGATAAAAAAATTACTGCAGATCAATTAATTGAAAATTTAGCTCGCAGTAAACAAGGTTTATTACAATCATTTGAAGATGCTGTTAAAGAAGCAGCTATTGATTGTGAATTATATAAAGCACATAATTTTCTTAAAAATGATTATAAATGTTTTAAATTCGATGAACCAAGTTTATTTGCCGACCAAATTGGTCCAGCTTATAAAGAAGATATACACGATGATTTTAAAATGGATAACGGTTTAAATAGTGTAAATTCTGAAGTAGTTAGAATTAAAGTAATAAAAATATCAGCGGTAAAAATAATAACTAAAGTTGATGATAAAGTAACATATTCTAATTCAGAATTTTATTGGTATAATCCTGATACTCAAGTTGTATATGATTTTGAAATGCATTATCCATACGGCAAGGTTGGTATAGACGACGATGGAGTTCCTATGAAACTAGATCAAAATACTTATATTATTGATAAAGTAATTCCTTTACCCCATCTTACAAATTAATTTATTTTTATTATTAAATAAAATAATAAAAATAATTAACAATAATTAACGTTATTTTTTCTTAAAAAAATAATCTTAATTATCGTCTTTAACAATAATTAACGTTATTTTTTCTTAAAAAAATAATCTTAATTATCGTCTTTAACGTTATTTTTTAATAAAAAAATAAATTTAATTATTGTCTTTAACAATAATTAACGATAATTAACGTTAGTTTTAATTTCATTTTCATATAAACTAATTGTCATTTGCATAGCAAATTCATATTTTGTTTGATTTGGTCCTGTTAATTCACTCAATGGCATATCATATTCTGTTTGAGTTGCATCGCCGTCAATTACATATGTATGTTTAAGTAGATTTCCCTCTGGATCAACTATTTCAACTGTTAATTTATCTAAATTCTTAAGAGAAGATTTAGGATATACTCTTTTATTACAATATGAAGATAACCATATTTCTGTACTACTTCCACCTAAATCTTTATCTTTATAAATAATAAATGAATCATCACTTACACGATTATTTGTTGAAAATACTTTATTATTATCTAATTCTTTTATTTTTACAATTAAATATCTAAACTTTGATGATACAGCTGTTTTTCCTGAATAATATGGAACACCTGCTACTATAGTTCTTGTATAAACACAAAATTGTGGAAAAAATAATCTATCTAAAATAATTTGCTTAACATTATGAAAATTTCTTTGAATTCTTGGATCAGGTGCACCAGTGTAATTAATTGTTTTAAATGTATTTGATGATTCATCATACTTCTTTTCAGTTGATGTACCGGCTCCTCCTAATGAAACAATAAATTTAAAAGCAGATGGAAATGCAGTTAAATCTCTATCATATGAATCAATATGTAATGTATAATCATTCATATATTCATTGAATATATTATTATCGATATTATTATGAACTAATGAGCCATTATTATTATAATCTTGTTGTGGAATTAAATTAACAGATGGTTGATAATTATTACCATAATTAAATTGGTTCCCTCTATTCATATTCATTTGATTATTAGACAATCCACGTGGAGGATAATTATTCATTTATAACATTTATTGTGAAAATTAAATTATCATTAATACGAAAATATGCGTGTTTTGATTTAAAAAAAAATTATTATTTATTATATAATGGAAGAAATTATAAACCATGTATATTCTGATAAAAACTTAACTAAACTATCCGAGAAATTAGCATCTATGGTAGATGATTTTGGAAATACAGAAGAAGCCATGCAATATTGTAAATTATGGTTAAAAAAGAAAATGAAAGGTACATTAGAAAATAATAGAGACACTCTTAATAGAGGAGGTGATAAAAGAGAAATTATACAAAGACTCAATAAAATGTGTTTAATAACCGCCTTAAATGAATATAAAAAACGTTCTGCATCAAATTCTTCTAATACTTCCAAAAATTATACAAATCCTCAAAATGTAAATAAATATAAAATGAATAGAGAAACCGAAATACATGGTAATCGTAAAAATAAAATAGATACACGACCAATGTTTAATACAGCAGGTAAAGATAGTTTAGGTACTATTAATGACTCTGGTGGGTTTGCATCATTTTCATCTATCGATGCAGCAAAAGGAGAATTTATAAGAGCTGATGGAAGTATGGGTGATAAATTTATGGTAGGAGTAAATTTAAACGACCAAATGAAATTTGGTAATAAAAAAGATGCTTCTGCTGATATAGAACGCAAAATGTTAATGCGACAAGGAGATTATGAAGGTATGAGTAATATGGGCGGAGAAATGGGCGGTATGGGTGGAATGGGAAACACGGGAAACATAGGTAACATGGGTAATATGGGTAACATGGGTAATATGGGTGGAATGGGTAACATGGGTAATATGGGTGGAATGGGTAATATGGGCGGAATGGGTAATATGGGTGGAATGGGTAATATGGGTGGAATGGGTAATATGGGTAATATGGGTAATATGGGTGGAATGGGTAACATGGGTGGAATGGGTAACATGGGTGGATTGAATGACGCACTTACATATAATCCAAATGTTAGTAACAATCAGCGTCCTCAAGAAATAAATTTTGCATTAGATGGTGGCGACACACGTAATTTAGGTAAAAATGACATGAACGGTATGAATTCAAACAATATTGATAATAATATGATGGGTTACCAAGGTATGGATCAATTTGGATCATATGGTATGGATAATATGAACGATATGAATGGTATGAATGGTATGAACAATATGAATAATATGAATAATATGAATGGTATGAATGGTATGAATATGAATAATATGAATATGAATAATATGAATATGAATAATATGAATGCTATGACTGGTATTCACGATATGCCAGGTATGCAAGTTATGAATAATTTCCCGCATTCACGTCAACAAGATATGAATAATACGAATAATACGAATAATATGAATACAAATACAAATACAAGAGACAGTGGATTTAATAAACTTACAGATAATGATATAAATTCAAGATTAGCAATGTTACAACGTGATAGAAATAATGGTAAAAGTCAAACAAACAATCAAAATTTTTTAATGGGTGGAAGGGAAGGAGCGACCTTACCATCTTCACATACAAATGATGCACAAATTGGTAACGGTTTAAACGCTCAAGCATTATTATACATGTCAGCTGAAGATATTGATGTACAAATAAGAAAAGAGAAAGGAGATTATAATTATTCAAACGATAAACATAATAAATCACATAATAAATCACATAATAAATCACATAATAAATCTAATATTGATTTAGATGAAGATTCTGATAAATTAACTCGTAAAGAACAATTATTAAGAATGGTTATGGAACTTAAAAAAAATAATAAAACAAAAGAAAAGGGTTTAAATACTGCATATAAAAGTGCACTTAAAAATAAGAAAGATGATTCATCTACTGAAGAATCTGATACAACTGAAAGCGAACAAGAAGAAAGAAAAAAAAAATCTAAAAAAGAAACAACACAAAATAATAAAACAAAAAGTGTTAAATTTAATGATATCAAAAAATCTAGAAAAAAAGTGGAAAGTGAAAGTGAAAGCGAATCGAAAAGTTCATCAGAAAGTGATTCAGAAAGTGATTCAGAAAGTGAAAAAGAAACAAAATCTAAATCACAATCACAATCTAAATCACAATCTAAATCACAATCTAAATCACAATCTAAATCACAATCTAAATCACAATCTAAATCACAATCTAAATCACAATCACACTCTAAATCACAATCTAAATCTAAATCTGATTCTGAATCAGAATCTGAATCTAATTCAGATGTAGAAAATAAGAATGAAATAATTATTGATATTTCGCCATTAGAAGATGAAGAACCAATATATTACTCAGATTATATTGTTGATTTTAAAGAACGTAATGAAAAAATACACAAGGGTATTAAAAATTTAGAAATTATAATTGATGAATTTGAAAATTTTAAACCATATATTAATAATAATTTGAATAAATTAAAAATTTCATGCAATTCAAAAACAAAAGATATTGAATTAGATGAAGATAAATATGAATTAGATGATATTTTAGAAGGATTAACTGAAAATTTAGAAGATATTTCAATCGTATGTGAATTAAACGATGAAGGGTATGTTGTATTTAATAATACTTCAGATGAAGTATTTGAATTAGATGCGACAAAAGATTCTTTCCTAGGATTATTAGGATTTACAAATAACAAATATACAGATAAAACTTGTTATGTTGCTGAAAATATACCTGCATTTAATGTAGAGAATGTATATGTATATATTCCAAATATTGATAAAACAAAACCTATATGTTCAATTAATTCAAAATTAAAAGTAAAAATGTTATATGATGGTAAAAAAACTATTTCACAATTAGATTGTGTAATTATTCAAATAAAAGATGCTGAAACAACTGAAAATAATATGTTTCATAATTTCTGCGGTATTCCTCCTAAATTACAATTAAAGTTTTCTCAATAAATAAAAAAAATTGATATCCATATATTCTATTAATAAATAAGTATAATCGTATTTATTAATTAATAATGAGTACAGCTAAAACATTACAAGACATTGATAAAATCAAACTTGTTGATAGTATTATAGAACATTATCCAGAACTAAAAAAAGAACGAAATCATATTATTAATATAATTCTTGAAAAAACAGAACGACCAGAACAGTTTATTTTAGAACGTATTATTGTTAATAATAATATATATTACAAAGACATTGATAATATTATAATCGATATTGATATGAATATATGTGGACTATGTATTATTAATCATAACGGGTTTAAATATATAATTTCCAAAAATAATAATCGTAAAGAAGAACGAGAAAAGTTTTTAAAAGAGATGGATCATTTTTTTCAATAATTAATTTTAATTTTCTTTATTATAATATAATGGAATATTCTGCTATTTCTAGTATATCAACCGATAAAATAATGCCAAGAGATAAAGCAAGCAAAACATGTGCCCCTGGTATAAAATTTATGTCAGGATCATGCATTGATTTACCTATATTGGTTGAGATGGTTAATGCTTATAATAAAGTTAACGATGATAAAATTAAAGTGCATTCTAGATTAGAAACATTAAATCCTAAAAAATATAAAAAATTTTTATTAAAACAAATAAAAAAAAGATATGATAATGTATGTAAATCTCAATTATGTTGGACTCAACAAGATTTTATTGATGAAATGAATAATAAAATGAAAGATGAATTATTAAAATATACATTTAGACCCGAAGGACCTAAAGGTAAATTCGAATGGTTAAATACAACTCATCTTAATGAAGTTATGGAACAATATGAAAAAATACATCCCGAGTTTAAATTTTTAGGAGCTGTTCCTATGGATTTTGATAAATTACCTTCACTTGGTATTAAAAATTTAAATTTCAAAGAATTATATGATAAAGGAGTAAAAAAATTAGGAATAATATTTAATTTAGATGAACATTGGCAAAGTGGTTCACATTGGGTTGCTGCTTTTGCTAATTTAGAATCAGGTGATGCTTATTATTCTGATTCTTATGGCATTGCACCAGAACCACCCATCAGAGCATTATTAAGAAGAATTGGAAAATTTTGTGAAAACGAATTAGGAATAAAAGCAAATGCAGTTCATAATAAAACTCGCCATCAATATGGAGATTCTGAATGTGGTATGTATTCATTAAATTTTGTTATTTCATTATTAGAAGGTAAGAAATTTGAGGATTTATCAAATAATAAAATACCAGACGATAATGTAAATAAATTAAGACCTATATTTTTTTGCAACGTTGAATTTAAATAAAGTTAAAATAAATAAAGTTAAAATTCAATCTTGAAATTATTAATATAATTTGCAACGTTGAATTTAAATAAAGTTAAAAAAAATGATATTTATTTATTATATTAAAAGGTTAGTAATATCTATAATTATATTTATGGATATTATTTATGGAGTTTCTATCGATTATGATCTTATGTTAAGTATACTTCAAAAAGTATATAATGATACATATTTTGATATTAATACAGGAGATTATAAAGAATATACAGAAGAATTAAATAATTATATTAATAATAATCTAAAACTAAGCAATTTAAAAATCTTTTCAACAGCACAAATTGAAGCAGAAAGTAGTAATAACTTTTGGACTATAGGTTATTATGTTTCAAATATAGGTTATTATGCAGATTTGTCAATACCAACATTATCAGAACAAACAAAATTAAAAATAGAAAAGGATTATACTAAATTTTGCAAAAAATTTAAGATAAATAAACAAAATTTTAATTTTATTATAATGATTGATGATAACAATTTAACAGTTTAATAAAAAATTAACATTTAGTAGTTCTAAGTGGTTCTAATTGTAAATTTAATTTATTATAATATTTTTCAAATTCTTTCTTATCATCTTTTATCTCCATAAAATTATCAATCATTGACATTATAAAATTTCCTTTTTCGTGTCGTTTTTTAACCAATGCAGGAAATTTATATTCATTAATATATCCATTACATTCTGGTATATAATGATCGTGAAAATCTAAGAATAATTGTTTAATTAATGGATTTGTTCTTAGAAATGTTACTCTACTCCACATTTTTTGCAATTTTGGAATACTTTTTTTAAACCATTCTTTATCACGTGGAATCATTACGTTATGTGAATTATTAAGAAACCAATATACAACTTTATCTACACGACAATCAGGATGAGTTACAGGTACTTTTTCAATTGTTGTTTTAATCCATTCCTTACAATCATCGGGGGTCATTTCTATTTTTGTAGGATGAATAAAAGTAGCACTTGCATAAACAGCCTCGTTATATTTTTCTTCATCAAAATCTGATAAAGTTTTATCAAAAATTTTATCTTTTGGTAATAGTTGTACCAATACGCCTTTTTCAAAACCTGTTTTTTTAGAACGAAAAGGTTCTGAACTCATAGTATCTTCAATAAATTCTTTTTCATTTTTGTATTCTATAATATTACATTGCCAAAAATCACATTCATCTAAATCACATGTTTCGAGTTGAATCTGTACTTGATCCCAATAATATGATGGACAAATATCTCCATTTACTTTTCCAGTTGTTTTAATTTGACGTCGTGGTGGGCATTTAATTTCTAACATACGACCAACTATATTTGTTTTATGTACACCATCATTTTTATATTCTGATACTATACCATCTGGACTTGCCCCTAGAAAAGAATATTTTGGATGATTACATAAACCGAATTCATTGCATGTAACATTCATTCGATATTCATAAATTATAGTTGCAATTTCTTCCATTTTTTTACCATGATAAGTATTTGGATTATTCGCAAATGTTTCTCTTAATTTTTTAAATATCGCATAATATGGTTCATTATAATGGTCGTCACCTAAACATAATCCAATATCACTAGCAGTAATTTTTTGGTCTCGTGCTGCATACCATTCGGGTGAACGTTGTGCAGGATAATCTATATTTTCTAAATGTCGAAATATTTTAATTCGTCGTTGAATATCTGGATTACTTAAATCATCATCTTTTTGTATATCGTGAATCCATGTATTACTAAATGGACCAAATAATGGATGGGTTTTTTTAACTGGTTTTATTTTATATTTAATATTTTGTATCATAGTAATAATATCCTCATATTCGTTATATGTTGGATTTTTAGTATCAATAATAATATGCATTTTATTATAATGTGTATATTTAGATACTATACGTTTTATTAATTTCTTATTTAAATCATCATGAGATTTTTTAAGAAGTGTATATAAATCATCAATAATTGATTTAAATCTTGATGCATCATGTATACCATTATAATTTCTTTTAATGGTTGATTTAATATCATTTTTAATTTCTGATGTCATTGTGTATATTATTTTATGTAAATATAGGTTTATATAATGATTATATCAATTTTTTCAAAAAAAATTGATTATCTTATATTCTATTAAATAATTAATATATTGATTAATAAAATATTATAAATATGTTCGAAGAAAGCCCTTACATTACAGATATAGGTATTACCATTGCTGGTTCGGTTGATTCAGGTAAATCAACATTTGTTGGTGTCCTGAATACAAATGAACTAGATAATGGTAATGGTTCAGCTCGTATATCAGCTGCAAAACATCCACATGAAATTAATTCCGGAAAAACTTCTGATATTTCTCTACGTCATTTTATCGTTAAAGAAAAAAATCGTGCTATTACTATGATTGATTTATGTGGTCATGAAAAATATTTTAAAACTACAGCATATGGTGTAAGTGGATGTTTTCCAGATTATTCATTTGTTATTGTTGGTGCTAATCGCGGTATTCTTCCTATGACAAAACAACATATTACTCTTCTTCTTTCAATGAATGTTCCTATTATTATTTTAGTAACTCGTACAGATATTACTCCAAAAGAAACATACGACCAATCGATGAAACAAATTGAAACATATTGTAAAAATGTAATTCGTATTCCTACTGAAATTATTAATAATTATCATAATCGAGACAATGATACATCAGAATATATGTCAGATAAAATAAAATATCTTATTAATTCATTTGACTTTTCAAATACAGTTAAACAGCCATTTGTTCCTGTAATTTCTATTTCAAATAAAACTGGCTATTATGTTGAATTTGTAAAACAAGTTATGTCAAATTTAACTCCACGCAATCTATGGGGTTCATATGAAAATAATCGAATTATTAATAGTTTTATGTCACACATGGATCAGAAATTCTTTTCACATAAACAATTAAATAAAATTTCTACATTTTATGTAGATTGTGTTTATACACCACCTGGTATAGGTGTAGTTGTAACAGGAATTAATCGCGGTGACGATCTATGTGTAGGAGATACTATATATATTGGACCAATTAATAAAGAATTTAAAGAAATTAAAATTCGTTCTATTCATAATGATTGTAAACAAAAGATTCAATCGCTTCATCATCATCATCGCGGCACTATTGCAATTACAGGTGATAAAGATTTTATGAGTCGGCAATATATTAAGCGTGGATTAATTATTATTCACAATAAAGAACTTGCACGAACGAATCTTTGTTTTCGTTTTAAGGCAGGTATTACAATTTTTAATCATTCTTCTACTCTTAAAACAAATTATACACCGGTATTACAAATTGGTAATATTCGTCAATCAGCAAAAATGTTTATTGATCCATTAGATAATAATGGTAAAGATGTTGTGTGTGTAAAAGAATATGCATATGTAACTTTTAAATTTGAAAAGACTCCTGAATTTATTGAACCTTATCAAATATTCGTTTTCCGTTCAGGTACAGTACATGGTGTAGGTGTTATTCTTGATATTATTCCAATTATGAGTGATTCAGAACACCAATCCAATATTAATGTTAAATACAGAAGTCAACGTTATACAGTTCAAAAAAAAAAGACTACTACTTCACATAAAGAAACATCTCAATTAATTTAATTAATGAATTTGTATTTGATAAAATTATATGGTAGTATAATCCTTAGTAATCTTTTTGATTATAATTTATTTATTAATATGTATATAATTTACAATATATTAAAAAACCCTTCATTTGATTTTTTTAATGCATTAATGGTATCTATAGGACTATCTATTTTTGGAGTATATGAAAAATTCCTTATATTAAGTACATTAGTTTGGATTTATTCCAATTATAATCCAACTTTTGTATTAAATCGTATTTATCGTTTTAATGTAATTAAAAAATCTTTTAAATTAATTGATAACGATGATCTGTATAAAACAAATAAAATAATTTATTACATAAATTATATTGAAGATAAACTAAATAAAATAGTAAATTACATTGATAATTTTATTAATATAAATATCAATATATTCAATAAATTAAAAATTAGTACTATTTTTTATAATTTATATGCATTAATAAATGAACGAGTAGATATATTAATTCATATTTTTGTTAAAACAGTAATTAATGTATATAATAATCTAATATATAATATGATTAATACTTCTAAGAAAAATAAATTTACAATTATTAAAAAAGAAATGGAAGAATTTAATAAATTAAAACAAGAATTAGAACAAAATTTAAACCTAGATTGTGATAATATTGATATTAATGATATTAATGATACATCTATAGAAAAAAATATGAAAGATGTTGAGAATATATTAAATGAAATTAATCAATTAAATGAAATTAATCAAATAAATGTTGATAGAGATGTTGATTTGGATGAAGATTTGGATGAAGATAAAAATAATATTAAAAATAATATTAATATTAATAAAGATTTAGAATTTATAAAGAATATTAACTTTAAACAAATGTTTAAAGAACTTATTGATTTAAAAGATAATAAATTAAAAACACAAATTAATGATATAATTAAAAAAGATGTTTAACTTTTTTATTCTTAAGTAAAAATCTATTTATAAAAATTGATTTATACTTCTTAAAATATAGTATATAAAGATATTAATTTATTTATTATTCAATGTATGATTCTGCTACAGAAGAACAACAAAAATATATTACAACCCCGTTAAATACCGACACAAAATTATTAGCATGTGCTGGGTCGGGTAAAACTAGATGTATTATTTATAGAATAGTATTTTTAATACAAAATAAAATATTAAAAGCCGATGAAATCTTAACTTTAACTTTTTCAAGATTTACACAACAAGATTTTATACATAGATTAAATCAAATAGATAAGGATAGTATTGTAACAAGAGAAAATGTAAGTACAATTGATTCGTTTGCCAAAAAGGTTATTGATAAAGAACATAAAATTGATGTTTCTCTTTTATCTTATAAATTTATGAAATATTTACTAAATACAGAAGATGATATTTTGAAAGAAAATCCTGATTTAAATAAATATAAAGCCATATTCATCGATGAATCTCAAGATTTGAATCCTACACAATACTCGATTTTAACGAGTTTAAAAAATAAATTAAACATAAATTTAAATTTAATAGGTGATCCAAATCAAAATATATATCAATTTAGAAATTCAAGTGATAAATATCTTAGAGATTATCCAGCTCAAGAATTTTTATTAACTTTAAATTTTAGAAGTCATAAAAATATTGTAGATTTTTCAAAAGCTTTAAGACCAATACAATCTGAAATTACTGCATTCAAAAATACTAATAATATTTTACCACAACTAATTTTTGTTGAAAATGAAAAACAGACTGAAGATAATTTGATAAGTATTATTAAATTATACAAAGAATACGGTATTAACCTAAAAGATGTTGCTATTTTATCACCTGTAAGAGGACGAATGAAAGGTTTTGGGAAATCGAATGGATTATGTTTAATAACTAATATTTTAAGCAAACATAATATTAAATTTAAACAATTTTATGATGAAAATAAAGATGATGAATCTGATAAAATATCATATGAACCAGAAGATGATAATATTAATATATTAACATATATGGGATCAAAAGGATTAGAATGGAAACATGTTATTTTAATCGATGCGGATATGTGTTTAATTAATAAATCAAAGTTTGATTTAGATAGACATAAACACGATCAATATCTTTTATATGTTGCTTGTTCTAGAGCAATTGAAGGAATGTTAATTTTTACATCATATACAATATACACAACTTCTAAAGGTACACTTTTTAAAATTAATCCATGGTTTCAATTAATTCCTCCAAATTTATATGATGTATCTGATGGATTTGAAAATATAATTTATCCTGAATTAGAATTTAAAAATGATACTTTTATTGATCCGAGTGTTACTAAAATTATTTCTAAATTTAATGAAGAAACTTTAGATTACTTATCTAATATTATTGGTTATGAAACATCAATGTCTAGAGAAAATAAAAAAATGTTTAGATATATACCTCCTGACAATATACAATCATCTAGTTTTCTAGGTCAATATACCGAAGCAATATTTCACGTATCTCAATCTATTATTAAAAATAGTAGTAAGAAGAGATATTATAATATTGAGAAAATTATTTACGCTCAAAAAATTATTCACGATGTTAATAAAAATGTTAGTAATTGGTATGAAAATGCATCTAGAATAATGAATTGGACACAATATGAAATAGATAAAAATGCTGGAAAAATAGAGAAGGATATTGTAGATTATGTAGAGAAAAAATTTGATAAGAATTGCGAGTTTAACAAACATTTATTAGTAAATGATCCATATTTTAATGTATCAATTATAAAAAAAATAGATTGGATTAAGAAGAAATATGAATCATATTTATCTTCTACTGATTTCGAACAATTAAAAAAAAACTTATTTTACCTAATTTTAGTTCTACACTCAATTGAGTCACATCATTACTTTCATGTAGATAATAAAGGTATGAAATTTAAACCAATATTAGAAAATTATGATAAATTGTTTAATCAAATTTATAAATACGTTCAAAAATCAACAGAACTATATGATTGTAATAATGGATATATTTATAATTTTGATTTAAAAGGTGAAGTTGATTTAATCGACGAGACTGGTGAATATGTTGAAATTAAATGTGTAAAAGATATTGGATTAAAACATGTATTACAATTACTTGTTTACAATATTATGAAATTGAGTGAAATAAAAAAAGATACTATATATACTTTTAATTTAAGATTTTTTAATTTCTTTAAAGGAGAAGAAGTAAAAATTAAAATCGAAATGGATAAAGTAAGTGAACTTATTGATATATTTCAAAAAAATATAAAAAGTTAATTTATTTAAATAAAATAAATAATTCAAGTAATTCAAGTAATTTAAATTACTTTATAATTACTTTATAATTTGAACGATGTCGATATAGCTTGGCATACGCATACGACAACAAATATTAGGACACATTTCTTGTACGATCTCTTGTCGTTTTTTTATAAATACCGGATTCTTATCAACTGTACCGAGGGAAAGAATATCATCATCTATACCTAATTCGTCACAGATTTCTTTAAGTTTCTTTATTAGTAGTGGCTCTTTGTTACCAAGTAATTCACCACAAGTTGGACATCTCATATATAGCATTTTTAATATAGTATATAAATATGTTATTATTTTAAGTTTTTTAAAAATCATTTTTTTATTATATATATGAGTACACCTAAGAGTACAGATATTTCAGGTCAACAACTTTATAAACAATATATGGAACAAGAAGAACAAAAATTAAAAGAGAGAACCTTTCTTAGATTATTTAATCAAAACTTTGATGTATTTAAGGATTATGCAAAAGAAATATTCAAACAAAGAGATGAAGATGAAATTAGAAAATTAAACGATATAGCACAACCAAAAATTATTTATAATAATTTTCCATTTGTATTAGGTATTTTATTTTTTATATTTGGAATACTTCTTATTTCATCTGGTATAGATTATAAATCTGTTACAGCTGCTTTAACTAAAACTACTATAGAAACTACAAATAAATAATACCGTAAAGTGCCTAAATTAATAATTTAGAATTTGCAGAAATTATTTGATTTGGGTTAGGTAATGCTACTAATTTTAATGAATTGGTAGGATACATTTCAAATTTATGATTTAGTGTTTTTTCTATAAATTTTTCTATTTTCTTTTTTGGATAAGGTTTTTCATATACATCGACTGGCATAAATTGTTCGTTATATATAATTTTTCTTGTATGAAAAAATCCATTATCGGGAAAAGAACAAATTTGATAAAAAGAATATTCTATTTTTTGAGGATTATAACCCGTTTCTTGATTTTTTGGTTTCATAACATATCGTGTTTTCATAGGTGTTAACATTCCATTTTGAGTACTCATATAATATTTATAAATATATTAATAATATGAAAAAGAACTTATATCTTCTGTAAATCTATTATGAGCTAACTCTTTAGGGTTAATTATTTTAACAGTATAATTATATCCATTTTTATGAATATAATTTTTATATAAATAATATGATTTATCTAAATATTCGTCTAATATATTTTCTAAATCTTTTAATGCTTCATTTAAATTATATTCTTTTGGTAATTTTAATCCAATAGATCTTAAATTATTTAAAATTAAACTTTTTTTGTCTTGCATTAAATCATAAAATTTTCCGCCATATGAATAATCTATATTGATTCCTCTAAATAATACTAAAAAATTCTCTATTTCTGTTACCATTTCTTCATATGCTTCTTCATTATAATAATAATATAATTGAATTTTCAATAAAAATTTACTTAATATATTATGTTCTTCTTTTTGTAATTCATTAAATTTATTTTTACGATTATCATTAATATTTATTTTTGGTAATAATATTTCTTTGTATGATACTGGTTTTTTTATTTCTTCTATTGGATGTTTTAAATTATAATAATAAAATAAAAAAATAAATATTACTATTCCGACTAATTCTTTCATTTATAATAATTCTAGAATAAAAATTGATTTATATAAACCTTATAAAAACAGTAATATATATTTATATTAAATAAGTAATAATGGATACAATTGTCTTACAAAATAAAATTTATAGATTCGAATTAGAATATGAAATGACAGACGACGTTCAACGTCGTGCTATTCTTAAAGCGATTATTGAAAAACTACACGGAAAGGGTCAAAACACTGTTGATAAATTTAATAATTTTTTAAATAATATCTTAACAACACAAAATAATAAACCTTATCATCGTCTAAACTTGTTTCAAAAAGAACAAGTTGTAAAAGACTATGTTTTTCGAACTTGGAATAAAGATAAAGTTGAACTTTATACAAAACAAATTATGCAACTTATTATTGATAAAGAAATTAAAACACCAAACATTATATATTCGATTGAAAATGGACGACTTGAAAATATTAAAAATATTAGTGAAGAAAATGGAAATATAGTTCTTAAACAAAAGAAACCAACTAAAGAAACAACTACAGAACCAACTAAAGAACCAACTAAAGAAACAACTAAAGAAACAACTACAGAACCTACTAAAAAGAAAGTTGTTGAAAAGAAAGTTGTAGAAAAGAAAGTTGTAGAAAAGAAAGTTGAAGAAAAGAAAGTTGAAGAAACGAAAGTTGTTAAGAAAACAATAGTAAGTAAAAAGAAATAATATATTATCTTTCGTTATTTTTTTATTAATTAAATAAATTATAATTATAAATTATGGAAAATCTTAAAATACTAGAAATTGATATTGATAATAAAATTAAACTATTAAACAATACTTATAAATCTCACTTTTTTAACTTTAAAGAAAATAATGATTTTTATACAAAACAAATTGAGGAACGTTATAATCTTAATTGTTTTGATGATTGTCAAATATATAGTAAATTTAATTTTTCAAATGAGTATCTCAAAGAAATTAGAAAGAATATGGTAATAAAACAAATATTAAATAATAATTTTGATAAAAAAATTAAATTATTAAGTTTTGGTTGTAAACATATTTTACATGATGATAAATGGTTAAAATTTACTAAAGATAATTTTATTTGTGATTTAAATGAAGACGTAGCATATGTATATTGTAATTCATTTAATAATGAAGATTTACATGAAACAAATTTAGTTGAATTTATAAACAAATTAAAAGATATGGATTATCAAGTTGATTTAATGGATTTTGATAAAGATACCGACAATTTAGACGATGGGTATGAAAATGAAGATATTACATGGCTTGTAATATCCATTAAAAAATGAATTTAATATATATTATTAATTAAACTAATTAAACTTTAATTAATAATAACTATAATACCAATGTTTTACACACAAACTAAACCCCCACTTGATAGCATTTGCTTTGTCGAATTAGCTAATTATAATATTAAGAATACTGATCTTGGTATTTATGTAAAATTAATTGATTATAATATGATTGATGGTTTCATTCCTCTCACAGAAATTAGTAAATATCAAGTTAATTATCAACGACTTTTTAAACATGATAAAGTGTATCCTTGTCTAGTTCATTCATACGAAAAAGATTTAATTAATCTATCATTTATGCGTATCAAAGAGAAAGAACGTGAACGTTTACTAGAACAATTCGTTTTTGCTCAACGTATTAATATACTATGTAATACAGTATATAAATTTTCTGATGAAAATATAAAATTACTTGAAAATCATATGTTTAATGATTCATCTGTAGAAGAACTATATAATAATATTCTTGAAGACCCAGTACAATATTTTGGAAATAAATCTGGCAATCATCTAAAAGAAAAAATAAAAATGGAACCATATGAATCTCATAAAGAATTTCAATTAATTATATGTCAAGATGATGGATTAAATAAACTAAAATTTATTCTTAATAAATTTGAAGATTATATTAGTGGAAACTCATATGATGGTAAAATTGAATGTATTTCAAGTCCAATTTATGCTATCCGATTAAAACATATTGCACCTCAACCTGATTATATTGCAGATATATTTGATAATTTTCAAAAAATTATTGATGATAATCATGTAAAAGCATTGTTTAAAGAATTAGAACTTAAAACCTTTAAACAAAAACAATATCATTTTAATAATTAATAATTAATTATTTTTTCATTTATTTATTTATTTTAATTATTTTTTTACCTTTTGATGTCATTACTGTACCTTTTATATTTATTTCACCGTCGTGAATTTTATTATGACAATCGTCACAAATAACTATTAAATTTGCCGATGAATTTTTAAGAATATGATCTTTATTTTCTTTATTCACTTTACTATTTTTTCCTTCAGTACAATCTTTTTGAAAATTGATATGATGAGTTTCAAGTGGTAATACATCACCTTTGATAGTATTCTTTTCACATAATTGACATTTATATACATAAACTTCCGAATTATAACGTGATTTCTTTCCTGATATCATTGTATCAAAAGTATTTGTTAATTCATTTTTAATCTTTAATGTTAAATCAATAAAATTCTTATTTTGGATGATATATTTAGCAACAAGGATACCATAAACTTTATCACCAGAACCCTCTTTTAATTGACGATCATAAATAAGACTATCTGTCTTTGGATCAAAATCAACTGATAAATGATATGCTTTTACTGATTCAAGACTTTTAATACATTCGAGATGTATTAATTCATGAAGATGTGTAGCAAAAATAAATGTGGAACCACTATCTGATAATGATACTATTGTACTTGCTACAATAGCATTTCCTGAAATATGTTCTGTACCACGACATACTTCATCGCCGATTACCAGAGATGATTTATCTGCACGTTTAATAATTGCATTTAATTCTACCATTTCTAAAGTAAATGAACTAAGACCTTTAAATAAATTATCATTTCCAGTAATACGTGTATAGATACTAGAATACGGAGCAAGTTCAAATGATTTAGCAGGAACATACATTCCACACTGAGCCATAATTACAGAAAGACCTACTGCTTTCATTAAGACAGATTTACCAGATGAATTTAAACCGTAAATTAACATACCTTTTAGATCATTACCTAATTCAATAGAATGTGGTACATATTCATAATCAATTAAACGTTCTACAATTGGATGTCTCATATTTTTAGCCTTCAGATATGATTCTTTTGATTTACTATCAACAATTTTAGGTTTGGTATAAGCAAATTTATTTGCTGTAATTGCATTAGATACAATATAATCAAGATATGTTATAAAACTAATTACTTTATCAAACATTTTTTCATAATTATCTATCATATTTTTTAATTCTACTTGATATACTTTTTCTACAACTTTGATTAATTCTTCTTGAATTGAAGCAATATCTTGGTCTTCTACTTTATTGTTTTTCTTTAGAAAAAGTTTTGTTACAGTTTTTAATGTTTTAATTTCGAAATTATTAAGATTAATATTATTGCAAATATTTTCAGATGTTGTACTTTCTACACTTTCATCATCGTCTGATGAAGATACTTCATCTTCAGAACCATTATTAGAATGTTTCTTTAGATAAACTTCAATTGATTTAAGTCGGAGTGATGACATTTGAAGATAATATCCTTCTGTTTTAGTATTTGAAATTGAAATCAAATTTGTATCAATTGGTGTAGATTTTTGTGTTTTCTTTGTTAATTTACTAGTTTTTATTTTATTAAGAATAATGTCAAAATAGTTTTTAACTTTATTGAGTGTATCATATTCAATATCAAATTTAGCTACTAGATTATCAATTTCACTTGATACATTTTTATTAAAAAAGTTTGTTTTAATATCGCGAAGAAGATTCTTCTTGAGTTCATTTACATTAAAATATTTTTTAGAATATTTATTGAAAGATACAAGTTGATTTAAATTATCTTTATTAAAAATTAAATTTGAAAGGGGTGTATCTTTTAGAACAACTTGTAATGATTCAATTGTATCAAAAGTTTCAATAAAATCAGCAAATTCATATGGTTGAAGAATACCTAAATTACATTTACGTTTTAGTTTTTCAATATCGCAAATTGTGCTGAGTTTATCAATAAAAGATTTATATTTATCATTTGAAATTAAATATTCAACATGTGATAAAATATTATTAATATCTTTTGGATTTTTAAGAGGATTTGATAAAATATATTTAATATAACGTTTACCCATTGGAGTTGATGCGTTACAAACTACATCATATAATGATTTATATTTTGTACCAATCATATACATTGAATCGTCGTGTGATAGAACTGATAGTTGATATGCTGCATTATTTCCAAGAAGAAGGTTATTACTGGTTTCTGTTGTTGACGGCATACCAAGAGCACTAACAATTTTAGGAGAATATTCATGAAGATAATCAAGTAACATTACAAATGCACTACGTCCATAATATTTATGTTCTATATCAAGAATTTCAATTAATGAAACAGTTGATTTTGAATTCTTGTAAATATTACTGAGAAGTTCTTCTTGATAAGATAATTTATTATATTTATTATCATATTTTTTTATTTTACATATTTTCATATCAAGTTGAAGATATTCACAAATTGTATTTAGATCCATTTTACCCGAACCGTTATGAATCAGAAAAATTTCACGAGGCGAATGATTAATAATAAAACGGAGGGCTAAATCAAGTGCCAATTCTGTATCTAGTACTGTTGACAATGCTTCTTCAACAATTACTTTTCCTGTTGTTACATCAATTGCACTCAAACCAATACATAATAGGGAGCTAATTGATGATGTTTTCTTAAGTTTTTGACTTTCGTATTCAAAATATAAACAAACAGCATAGTTTGTTTCTACATTTGGGGTAGGTGAAATAAATGTAGATGGTGAATAAATATTAGTACATTTACGTTTTGGTTCTGGTGGAGGTGTAACTTGTTCGATTAAAGCAATTGTATAACCATTTTGAATTAGTAAAGTTATAAATTTATCACTTGCTACTAATGGAAATCCAAGCATATATGGATTACGAATAGATACTTCAAGAATACTTTTGTCTTTTTTAGTACATACTATATTTAGTAGTTGTGAAATTTCTCGCAAATTTGGACCACCTTCATTTGTCATATACATTTCAAAAAAAGAACCTACTTGCATTAATACTATTGTTTTTTCTCCATATTTTTTAACATATTCTTTATGCGAATTGATATATTCTGTTACAATATTGTTTGACATATTTTATTATTAATAATTATTATTAATAATAAATCTTTATATTATTTTTAAAAAAATATTTATTTTAGGACTCTCATATACTTTTTTTTAATTTATATTTCTTAATATTTCTTAATATTTCTTAATCAGATTTATCACCTAAAACCATCTTCTTAAGTTTTTTCTTAAGATATCTTTCCATCACATCTTTAACTAAATCTTCGCGATAAGGGAGTTCAAACCATTTTAATCTTAATTCGCCCATAATTCTAATTAAGACTGCTCTTGTTTTTGATTCTGATAAAATATGTTTTTCAATAAAATCAGATTTAGCTTCAAGTGCATTTTCTGAATCTTTTGAAACACTATTTGATTCTTTATCATCGATCTTTTTAATTAATGCTACTTTACCATCTTTGTATGTTAAATATTTAAGAACTGATGGAAATTCAGTGTAAATCCATTTATCAAGTGTTTTATACATGAAATATTTTGTAACATCTTTTTGAACGATATACGAGTCATTTAAACCTGTATCAATATCAACATAAACTGTTGGTCTAACAGCTAATAAAGAAATATCTCCCCTTACAACCGATGTTGTAAGAACTGTATCAGTTGTAAATGGTGATAATTGTGATAATGACGATAAAGTTGTTTGAGTTGGTGAAACTGTAGTTTTGAGGGTATATGATGTAGTATTTGGTGAAAATACTGGTTCATTTGGTGAAAGGGTGGTAGTTACAGTACTATATGTTGGACTGAATGGATATGATATATCTGACAAACTGATTGAATCAGGTGTTAATATTAAAGACGACATCTTATATAATAATCACTTATATAAAAAATATTTTATAGTCTTAATTAAATTATTTTTCAATTGATGCCAATATTATATTTATTATATATACACAAAAATCATCTATTAAATTTTTAATATTATTGTCCATTTCTTCTAATTCATTTCTTCTTGTTTTAAAATATTTATATAAAAATTTTGATACATCATTTGGATTAATAAAATTTTTTATAATATAATTTGTTTTAAAAACTATATTATCGTTTTCATCAGATTGGTTATTTTTCTTTAAAAATACTTCATTATTAATTTTGTCTATATATACATATTTTTTTAATCGTTCGTAAAATATATTGATATATTCTAACTTTATAATTTTTATTAAAAAATCAATAGTTCTATTATCTATTATGTCTATTCTTCCGGCATAAACATTTAACATCGCTTCATATATTCTTATTTGTGTTGTTATTGGTAAAGATTGATTTTGTGTAATATACTCTATACCATCTTCATATGTATGAATATTATAAAAAATTATTAAAAATTGTTGTAAATTAAAATCCATATATGGAACAATTACATTCAATATATTTTCTATTTTATTTGTTTCTTGTACTCCTTCATTTTGAATATTATAACATTTATCCATTATTATTTCTTCATCTATACCTTTTTCTGGATTATATTTTGAAAGTTGATTTACAGCACAATATGAATGTTGATTTGAGGTTATGACATCCATTCTTATTGGATGGATACTAGTTTTATTTTTTGGATAACATGGTCCAATACATTGTAATCCATTAGCACTTTTTGGATATTTTTTTATATTAGTTAATTGAAATTCCATATATGAGTAAGTATAGATTTTAAATATATTATTTTACTGAATTATTACCCAAATATATTTTATCTGATAAAATTATAGTATGGCGAGTCCATTTTTAAATAATGATTTTGATTCAATTCTCACTATAAATGTTATATCATCCTTATATCCTCAATTAATTCAACCACACAAGGATATATTATTAAAATACTTAAGACAATTAATTATGTTTATTTCTATGATTTATAATTTTAATTCGAATGTTAATGCTTTTATGCACGAATTAACACAAAATAATTATCAAGACTTAAAATGGTTATGTAGTATGCTAATACCTTATTTAGAATCATCTGATCAACTTACATCTTTTGATGAAATGTATCATAAGAAAAAGAATGATTTATATGATATAAATAAACAATCTCCTAAATATATGTTTACCAATTTACAATATGGTCGTTGTATAAGAGGTAATGATATTAAGGAATTAGATTTCGATGAATCACACATCGAACATAATTTTAAATTATTAGTATCATCTCTAATTGAATCTTCGCATAAATTATATGTAAACTGGATGGATGTTTTACCTATTCCATTAAATGAATATGCTAAAACTACATTATTTCTAAACAGTTTAGAAAAATTTAAATCCCGTAAAATTAATGATATTAGTTTAGATAAAGATATCGATAAATTAGAATATTCTCCCGAAAATATAAAAAATTTACATAGTATTCAAATATCTGATATTTATAATGTTATTCGTAATTATTTATACGAAGATATTATTCCTATAAAGTTATTAATATATGATTTAATAGATGAAGTTAATAAAACATTAATACCTTCTATTTTATTTTTTAAACATTATTTTAATGAAGTTATTAATGATATGTTGAATGAAACTATGTGGAATAGTTTAGATGATTCTCAAAGAGATAATTTCGAACAAAAATTAAATAAATTATTTAAACATGCTGTTGAAGAAATAGAATTATCTGTTATATATATTCACGAAGGTGATAATGCATCTTACTCTATCTCTAAATTAAGCATTCAAAGACTAGTAAAAGCGTTATCTATTACTTTTGATAATACATATAGAAATGTACCTCAAGTTATAAAATCTGGTTATGTTCCTATCAAGAAAATAATTGAAGAAGAAAAAGAAATGGATGATGAAAAAGTATATGATGATTATTCAGTAGATAATTTAAAAGAACAAATTAATTCGATTTCTCCACGTTTTATTTACGAACATCTTAGAAGATTAATTCAAAGATTAAAATTTACTGTTTATGGAAATATTATTTTTGATGATAAGAAAGAACACATAGTAGATAGTGTAATAAATCCAACTCTTGATCCACGTTATAGAGTATTAGAACAAGTTACTTTAAAAAATATTTATAATTTTGCAAAAAGTTTAAGCAGATATAAAAAAGGAAATGATTTTCCTGTTTATCCAAAACATTGGAAAAATTTAGAATTAGAACAAAAACAGGAAATAATAAAAAAATTAAATAGTACACATACGGATTCTGATTGGTTTAATATTAAACGCTATATAAGATATATTTTAGGAGGTTTAGGTAAAGATACTTCTTCTACAAATGTAGATAATTATAATAGAGAATTATTTACTTTCATTTCTGAAAATTATATCATTGATTTAATCTTTAAAAGTATGATTTTTAAAGGAGTATTATCTCAACTCAAACCCAATAAAGAATTAACTGATAATTCATTTTCACAACGTTCAAATCGTAAAGATATATTATCTAAAATGAATCCTGCTATATTTTCAAATAATACTGATAATCCTTATTCTCAAGCATATTCATATTTATCTGAATTACCATATATATATTCCGGTAATATACCAGAAGCTAATAAATCTGGATGGTTTTCATTATATGCATTAGATTGGGTTTCACAAATAGGTTTCGTTCATAAATATATCCATCAAAGAGTTACATATATGACAGGTGCAACAGGTGTTGGTAAATCAACTCAAGTACCAAAATTATATATGTATTATTTGAAAGCAATTGATTATAATAGTTATGGTAAAGTTGTTTGTACTCAGCCAAGAAAAGCTCCTACCAAGAAAAATGCAGAACAAGTATCTATGGAATTAGGCTTTCCAATATTTATAAATAATAGAGACTCTGATTATTACTACGTTCAGATGCATCATAAAACACAACAACATATAACTAATGCAAACCATTTATCATTAAAATATATAACAGATGGTACTTTAGTACAAGAATTTAAAAATGCATCACCACTTCTTAAAAGAATATTAGATGATTCTGGTAAAGTAGGAAATCAAAATTTATATGATATTATAATCATAGATGAAGCACACGAACATGGTAAGAATATGGATATTTTATTAACTTTAATGAGAGACTTTTGTTATTTTAATCCATCAATTAAATTAGTTATTTTATCTGCTACTATGGATGACGATGAACCTGTTTATCGTCGTTATTACAGAGATATCAATGATAATCAAAAATATCCTATTGATTGCAAAGTAAGAGATATGAATTTAGATAGAGTTAATATCGATAGAAGATATCATATTTCACCTGCTGGTTTAGGTACAACACATAAAATTGATGAAACGTATATGGATGGTTCTAATCCAGTTGATATAGTTAAAATGATAGTTCGCGAAGGTTTAAAAGGTGATATATTAGTTTTTCAACCAGGTGAAGCTGATATTATTAAATTAGTAGAAGACTTAAATAAAGAGACACCTGATGATGTTATTGCTTTACCATTTTATTCTTCAATGAGTGATGATAAAAAAACATTTATTGAAAATATTGATTCAACCTTTCCTTCTTTACGTATATCAAAAAGAGAAAGTTTTTCAAGAGCTTCTGATGTAACTAAAGGAAGTAGTTCTTATAGAAATTGTATTATATGTTGTACTAATATTGCAGAAGCATCTATTACTATTAGACGTTTATATTATGTTATTGAAACAGGTACAAGAAAAGGGCTAATGTATTCATATAGTAAGAGAGCTGGTAAATTAGTTACATTAAATATCAGTGAATCAAGTAGATTACAAAGAAAAGGTAGAGTAGGAAGAACTGGACCTGGTCATGTTTATTACACATATAAAAAAGGTCTTATGGAAAACAATAAAATACTTTTTGAATTTAGTACAGGTAATATAAGTGACATTATATTTTCTTCATTACAAACTAAATTATCTGAAAAACAAATTACAATTGATGAATTAATATCAGGTAAAGAAAAATTAGAACAATATGGTTATTTATTTAGTACAAATAAAGGGAGATTTAACTATATTGGCAATACATCACAATATGATTATGATTATGAAAATAAATATATACCACAATTATTTGAAACTGGATATACTTCCGATACAACTTATGATGCAAATGGTTTATTTTATATCGTTCATCCCGAAGAATTATATTTAGAAAGAGATTTAATGGGTAGAATTAAAGGTTCGTCTAAAGACGATGTTATTTATAATAATCAAAAAATAAATTCATACAAAGTGAATAGTTTTATTGAAGATTTATATATGAAAAAATATTTGAATAAATCTGGTGAAACATATCATAAAACACCATTTGGTAAACTTATTAGTGAAATTTCTGCAACATTAGGGTTTGATGATCCTGCTTTAAGTGAAATTTTAACATATAGTTTATTTTTTAATAATTCAGATGATATATGTAGAATTGTATCAATGTTAGCAGCATTAAATGGTAATTTACTTGATTTATTTACACCTATTGAAAATAATGTTTATAATTTAACAACTTTTAAACAAATGTTTAAATCATATTCTTCTGAATTTGATGTATTAAATGAATTAGGTAAACAAATTATAAAATATATATTCTCCAGTTTTGATACTTCTGTTATTGATAAAGAGATTAAAACAAGATTTAAATTAAGTGAAGCTGATTATAATGATATGATGTCAAAATATGAAAATATTGAAAGTGAAGAAGAAGGAACTAAAATGAAATTAAGAAGAGAATTAGTATTCTCTGCAAAATTGTTTATGATATTATCACATCCAGATTTATATACTACAATTGAACGTATTAGTGATTTATTACATGTAAATAAAGGTTTTGTAAGGGACTTTTTAGAATTATATTTTACATCATCTGATTTAATAAAATCATTATACTTTCCAAATAAAAGAAATAAGAATTATGGTAATGATATTAAATTATATGAATCCGAATATAAAGATAAAATAAAAGACGGTTTAAGTCCTATTCTTTTAACATTATTACATGCACAACCATTTAATGTTGCTAAACGTATTATACATACTAATCATTTTTTGAGTGTATATAATCCATCTAGTGAAAATATATATACTATGAGTATGTACAAACAAGCTAAACAATCTGGAAGAATAACTTATGAACCTACATTATTAATTCCAAATGAATATGTTACATCATATGTATTTTTTAATGGTATCAATATACAAAGGGAATCATTAACATGTGTTGCTTATTTAAAATTAGAATATCTATTATATTTTAAACAAATATATAACTATGATAGATTAAATAAAATATCTGAAGATAGTTTCAAAAAAATAGATAAATATATTGAGAAATTAAATGATCCTCTTATTCCAAAACAAATAACAGAAAAGGATATTAAATCTTTACAATATATTGCAACAACTTTTAATGAAATCAAAAGAGAGATAAAATAATTCAATAAAAATTGAAATTTAGATAATTTAATAATTATTACTATAAAAATTATTATTAATAAAAATGAGTTTCAAAACTTGTCAACTTACTAATGCATCTAGTCATGTTATATCAATAAATGATAAAATCTCAATTAGTTTTTCCAATAATATTAACAAATTAAAAATGGAATTAACGTCAAATCAATATTATTTCCCCGAATTTAAAAATTTATTAGTTGATACAAAATGTAATAGGGAAGAATTATTACGATTACTACAATCACATTTTGAATCTTTTAAAATTGTAAATAAAAATACAATCTTAACAAATGAATTTTCTCAATACGTTGTTTCTACGATTAAATATAAAAAGTACTTTTCTGAATTTCTGCCTTCTTTCCCTTTAATTGAAATTATTGATAATAAAAAGTATGTTGAAAATTCTTGTATTTTCCTTGGAGATATTCCATATGGGATTCAATTAGATTCTAAATATATTTTACCCTTCTCTATACTATTTCCATTATTATACAATCTTATAATAAATGAGGGTAAATACATATTTAATAATTTTAAATTAGATATGATAGAAGTTGATGAAGATAATGAATTAAAATATTATGCTATTTTAAAAGAAACACTAAAATTTAAAATTAATGATAAAATTATTAAATTTGATGAAAATGATATAATATATAGTATAAATGATTGCGAATTTAATAAAAACGGTAATATATTATCATCGGAATTGAATATTTATATTCCATTAAACTTATATTTCACATTATGTACGAATCTACATTATACTTTTGAATATAGTACTGATACGAATAATGAAGATATTAATATGAATAATACTATTAAAAATATAATTATAGAATTACCTAAATTTAATGAATCAGAATTAACAATTCCGATATTTTCAGAAGAATCATATTCTTACCGTGGTTTAGAATTTAAGATATTAAGTGAAAAAAATATGGAATTTTATGAAGATTGTCCTCTAAAACATTCACAATTTTTGAATAATAATATTTCTTCTGAAAAATATATCGTTTTAACAAATCATATAGACGGTTTGTTATATATTCTTAAAAAAATTTCAAATAAAAAAATCTCTTCTTTCAACATGTTAAAAGAATATACTGAAAATATATTACAAAAGAACAAAAGTTCATTTTATTTTGAACGATTTGATAAATCCATTAAAATTACAATTTAATTACAATTTAATTACAATTTAATTATAAATTATCTTTATTTATTTTAATATAATATATGCCTTATAAAAATATAAATCCTGCAATTTGGGGACCAAATCTATGGAAATTTATGCATTATTTAACTTTATCATATCCTGAAAATCCTACAGAAGAAGAAAAAGATAGATTATTTGATTTTTTCGAAAATATACAAAATTTACTTCCATGTGAAAAATGTAGATATAATTTTAAAAATCATTTAGAAAAAACACCATTAAGTGATGAAGTTTTATCTACCAATATTTCTGTTGTAACATGGTTATTTAATTTACACAATGAAGTAAATAAATCATTAGATAAACCTGAATTATCTTATGCTGATTTTATTGATATATATTCTGTAAGTAGTACTAAACCAACTAACAATAATGTTACTTTAGAAGAGATAGGGAAAAATATAGACAAACAATTAAATAATGGTAGTTGCGGATGTACTGGTGATGTATATAAAAAAGAAATTAAGAAAGAAATTAGAAAAGAAAAAATAAATGAAAAATCTTTATTTGATAAAATAAAAGAAAATAAATTATTATTAGGATTTATTATTATAATTATTTTAGCAATAATTATTTATTTAAATAAATATTATTAAATTAAATTATTTTTTTATGCTAACGTTTACAATTTCGTTCTGAATTTGTTCTATTATTCCATTAATTTGTGTATCTGTAAACATATCATTTAACCACGAGTTTATATCTAAATTAACATTTTTTAATATTTTATCACGTAATTCAATAATATTTTTAGCGTAATTTCTTATCATATTTTTAACTGATATATTTTGTGTTCTAATACTTCTTATTAAGATTTCAATTAATTCTTTACAATCTAAATCTCTATATTTTAATTTCATATCAACATACCATATGGCCCATAAAGCACAGAAACCACCTGGATCACCTATTTTCTTTTTATTATTTTCAAATATATCCATCAATTGAAATCCAATTTTAGGTTCATAATCTGATGGTGCAAAATATTTTATTTCTTCATCTATAACTTTAAATCTTGATTCTAATAATTCATCTAAAATTTTTGGGTCATAATTTAATCCAGGTGGTGTTCCAGCTCCATGTGGTTCAAAGCGTTCAACCGTTTTCTTTTTAACATCATATATAATATAATTTGCATGTGATCCTGCTTTCATTTCAATACCCAATGGTATTATTATAAATTCCGCATTCTTATTCTTACAATCATTTATTTTATCATAAAAATTTTCAATTAAATATAATTTTTGATGTACCCATACTATTTCAAAGTTTAAGAATTCACTACGCGAACCCATAATAATACCAATTGATTTATAAAAATTTAATAAATTTTCATTTGAATAAAAGTCTGTTGTTAGAGTCGAACATGCATTTGGATGTGTTTTTAATAAATATATTAAACCAAGTAATACATCCATAGTAGTACCTGTAAAAGTACAAACATCTAATGTTTCTCCTTCTTCTAAAGTAATACACATTTTATTTTTAGCTACAGGATACGATGATATTCCACATTTCTTATGACCTTCTTTTATTTCTTCTAAAGTTTCCAAAATATTTCTTCTAATATGAATAATACAATCTTTTGCAGATTTGATTTCAGGTGTCTTGTTATCTTTTGTAAATTCTTTAGAACATATATTTTCCCATTCTTCTTTCCAACCATCTGGGTGTTTCTTTAATCTTTGATAATATGACTCTACTACTAAATCTAAAAATGCTTCGTGATCTTTTTTATCAATAATATCTAATAGCATTTTTTTAGCTTTGTTTTTAGAATATATATCAAGTCTTTTAATTTTTAATATATCTATGTATTTTTTCCAGATATTCAAAGCACATAATAAAAATAGACAACTATTTCCATCATTATTCATTAATGATAAATTTGACTTTTCAATTATCAATTCTAAATATGGCTCTATTGATGAAGAATAATGTTCTAATATAATATGTAAGGGAAGTTTACCATCTATGTTATATAAATTAAAATTAACTGGATTTTCATTATTTGATAAAAATAAAGGTATCATATTATAATTTTCTTCTATTAAAACATAATGTATTGGCGTATTACCAAATACATCTTGTACATTAATATTCGCTCCTTTTTTTAATAATAATTCTACTATTTGTAATAAATTTAAATTAACTGCATAATGCAAAGCAGAAAATTCATGTAATGTATCTTGTATATTTACATTTATATTTTTATTAATTAATAAAGTAGCAATATTTAATAATTGTAAATTACATGCTAAATGTAATGACGTTTCTCCAGTGTGTGTTCTTGAATTAATTGTTGACATATATGGTAATACTAATTCAACTAGTTCTTCGTTTCTTGCAAATATGGCTAAATGTAAAGCATTATATCCTTTATTATCACTACAATTTGGGTTAGCATTATTTTCTAATAATTTTTTAATAGCATATATATTTTTTGAAGTTATTGCATAATGTAAAGGAGTTTTAAAAAATTTATCTTTGATATCTATAATATTCACTCCAATTGTATCATTATTAATTTTAATTAAAAAATCTAATATATTATTGTAACCATACTTAACAGGAAAATATAATATAGATCTTTCATCTGAATCTAATATATCTATTCTTGCACCTAAATCACAAATTTTCTCAACTAAATCAATACGATTATACATTACTGCATATGATATAATATAATTATTTGTTGAATCTCTCATATTTATATCTATTTCTTTATCAAATGTATTTAATATATTCATCAATTCATCCCATTTATTTTCCTTAATTAATTCAAATATTTTTATATAATTATCTTTATTCTCATTTAAATTATCACTTATGGTTTGCATGTAATATATAATATATAAATTTATTATTAAAATTATATATAATTAATAGTAATTAATAGTAATTAATTATATGTAATTAATCGTTTTATTTATTATTAATTTCATTCATGAAAGTATTTGTATTTGTTATTAATATTTTTTCTTTGGGTGTATTATCCATTGTTTCACTACTTTCATAACTATCATAACTTTCTATATCTTTATTATCATAATCGGTTTTATCTTTATTAATATTTGTTAATATTGTTTCTAAATAATAATAATATACACTGGTTAAGACTTCTTTTTTCTCGATATGATAATCTCTAATAATATTTAATCCATCATTATAACAAAAATAATTAATTCCACCTATTTCATTATTACCTAAAATATTAGGTATATAATTATCTCTTGTTTCTGCTACATAATATATATGCCGATATTTAACACCATTTGTTCCAATTAAATTTTCTTCTATAGGATCAATACTATCAATTATTTTAAATTTACTTCTTGATATATTTGTTTCTTCTTCAAATTCACGTGTCGCACAATCTTTAGGGTTTTCGTATTTTGAACGTCTTCCCTTTGGAAAACCCCATTCATTGAATTTATATATTGGTTGTACGTTCTCAACATAAAATTGTAGATTTATTTCAATATCTTTATTGTATTTTAATGTTTCAAATTTATCTTTAGACATATTATATTCATTCTTAAGTTTATTTATTTTTGATTCATCGTTATTCCATAATTCTACCCATAATTCATTAAATGGAGTATTTTTAATTCTATTTATTTCTTCTTGTTTCATATGTTGAAATAAAAAATTAATTCCATCAATATTATCAATCCGATATTTACCTCTTATAAAATCAACATACCCCAATGAATGTTTTCGTTGAATTAGTAAAAATTTTAATGATGACATTACTTGTGATAAAATATTTAATTCATTTGAATTTGTTGGTGTAATATTAAATATATGTGATTTAATATTTATCTTTGTATGTTCTATTTCCATAGGTATCAAAGATAAATTAACTAAAATAATGCCCCAACTAGTAATTGGTTCAGAACAATCTTTGTAATCGTGCGTATTCAAACCACAATTAGAACAATAATAATTTTTTTTATTATTCATTATATTTTGCAATTAATTTAAAAATATTAATTTATTTTTAAATATGAATAAAAAAAGTTTAATCTTCAGTTTCTTCATCATTTGATTCTGATAAATCTGAAACTCCTGATAATTCTACTTGAGATAACATACGACGTTCTTCTTCCTTTTGATTGTAATCTTCCTTTTCCAAATATTCTTTCATTGATGAATATTTTTCTATTTGTATTGTACTATTAACAACATCTCTAATTTCTTGTTCTGTTGCAACACTTTCCAAATATCCAGTACATAAAATGCGGTCAGCTTTATCAATAATTTTTTTGTTTAAAATTTTAACTTTTAAATACATACCTTCTTCTATTACTTGATATTTATTTTTTGAACTTGTTTGTGTATCAGTACCTGAATCTTTTTTAGCGGTCCATGTTTGAAGTTTTTGATTAAATACAAATGTATTTTTATTTAAATTTTGTGACGTTTTTATAATAATATCTAGAGGACCATTTACTAGATATATAATTGGTGGAGTAACACCTAATGCTTTACAAATAATAGTACTATTCATAATTGGTCGGCATAAAGTACATGAAAATCTAACTTTAAATAGTGCACATGACATTGGATCTTCTGCTATTATTTCAGCATCATAATCAGGATTTATCTCATGAATTTTATTAAGAAATCCATAATCCAAAAAACACTTATTCATATGTTCTCGCTCTACACTGTTTTTGATATGTTTTCTGATATTATTATCCATTTGTGATGGATGGATTCTCACAGTAGTATTAAGATAAGTATTAATATAGGGTGAGTTCATTATATTATATAATATACTATTATTTTATATATATTATCTGTATAAATAAACATCAATTTTTTTTAAAAATTGAAATTATATATAATTAAATAAGCTTATAATTATGTATTTATATAAATTATAATGTCTGATACTTTTGATATTTTAAACTTTTCTACTTATAAAATCATGGAGATTAATCCTATATGTAATTATTCAGTTCCATGTATTCACGAAGTATCTATTTTATATTTAGATAAAAATATAAAAATTAATATGGAAGGTGAATTAATTACCAGATATTTTTCTTTTCATAATATCGATATACCTTATCATTTTAACATTTATATTTCTGAAAAAGCTTTGTTAAATTAATTTATTATTATATTTATTCCTTCTTTATCTTTTGTAGCTTTATATTTAGATAAAAATTCTTCATACTCATCTAATATTTTATTATTTTCTATAAATAATACTATTCCATCTTTTGATTTCTTTTTTGTTATTGATAGTTTTTCTGGTATCTTTTTCTTTATTTCTTCTTTAATAAAATCAAATCTATCTTCTAAATTCAATGGAAATTGTAATGTTGGATGATTACGTGGTATCATTACATATGTTTTCTTCTTATCACCTGTTTGTTCTTTTTCTTTTTCAATCATAGTTGTTCTAATATTTTCACATAAATCTTGACGTGTAATATTCTTATCAAATTTAATTCCTAAATCTTTTGCTATTTTTTCAATCTCTCCTTTTTCTTTTGTAGTACACACAGCACCTTTCAAACTTGGGATACCTGTTCCGCGTTTTTTATCTAATACTTTTGCACGTTTTTCTCTCAATTTAAATACATCTTCTATTCCGTGTTTATCTTGACTCTTCTTTCTTGATACATCTTTATCTATAATACCTATATATTTATTTTCATCGCGTCCATCATAATAATCCATTACTGTTTCAAAATCATAATCATTCTCTTGTTTCTTAATTTCATCAGCTTCTAATTCTTCTTGTATAACATTCTTAAGATTCTTAAATTCCGGAATATTTTTCAAATATGAATAAAGTGAGATTGGTTGTGTTATTGGTTTTACATATTTTGTTCTATAATAAATTGGAACATCTTCATTTTGATCGTAGGGTTGAAATATATAATATTTATCTACAAAAATTAAATAACCATTTCTATTATTCTTATCTACTATTGTATCTTTGTATGAATTTAATTCATTTTGATTTATAGGAATTAATTCATCTAATGCTTTGTATACGAAAAATTCATCGAATAAATCTATCTTTTCTTCGGGATATGAACCCTTTACAAAAGATATTATATCTGTCAATAGATGCATATGATTTATTAAGTACATCGATTTGATTTTCTTTTTACAAAACTCTATTTCACTACGAGCAAATGATGTCGTGAATGTTGTTAAATCTAAATTATTCTTTTCTATTTCTTTATATATTCTTCTTGAAGGATCATAATATTCAGAATTTAATTTCATATTCTCGCATTTATATTCACATTTTGTATAATCACATATAGCGGGACATCTATCTTCTTCTTTTACATTTTCTTTTAAATCTTCTTTACAATCCTTATGTTTTTCTATTTCATCTTTAAATATATTTGCTTGATAATTGAGAGGACAATCTATAGCTACTTCTTTCATTGCTCTTTCTACTTTTTTAATTAATATATATTTAAGTTCTGCTTTTCTATATAATTCTTCTTCGCTACTTAATCCCTCTTTTAATGATACTACATATTTATAAACATTAACAAAAGGAAATACATTAGCTTCTGTCATTAATCTATAATGAGAACACCAACGTATACCTCTACCTATAACTTGATCTACACGACCAAAATTAAAATATACATCAAGTATATGTACTTCTCCAATATTTCTAAGAGAAATACCTTCATTCATAACTTTTGAACCTAATATAAATTTAATATTTTTCCCTTCTCTATTTTCAAATACATTGAATGCATTATTTAATATCTTTTTCTTTTCTTCAGGAATAGTTTCACCTGCACCTTCTTCTGTTGATTTACCTGTAACTGTTATAAATGTTGCTGGTGAAAAAACATGTCTAGGAACAACAGATGTTGTTTTATGATGTTTATACTTATTATATTCTGTTGATGATGCACTATCTTCTAATTCTTCCTCTTTATTTTTTGTTTTATTTTTGACTTTATCATTCTCCTTTTCATTATCGACATCGTCTCCATTTATAGAATGATGATTTTTAAATGTTTTTCCACAATAATAACATTTTGTATCAGGTTGTATTTGATATGTAGTCGAATCTTCATCATATGCTAAATAACCATTTTGTAGTAAAATTTGTTCGAATACATTAATACCGACTGTAACTAAATTTGAGTAAATAAATGCGGTTTTAGGTCCCTTCTTTCCCCAATATAATCTATTTAATTTTTTGAGAGTTTTATGAAACTTTGTTGAAAATGTTTTAAGATGAGGTGTTTTTAATATTTTACCAGTAATTGAATTTCCATCAGGTGTTAAATAAATTAAATCGGTCTCTTTTTCATTCTTAAATATTTCTTTTGCTAAAAGTTGATTTAATTGTTCTGGATATGATTTTAATTGTGATTTTAATATTGATATACCGTCATTACCGGCTACTCCGATTAAACTCTTTTTATCATTACTTAATGCAGGAAATACAAAATTTGCTATGGCTTCTGCTTTTCTATCTAAAGCATCTTCTGCCATTTCCTGTGCGGTATCATCATATAATTTTTGTTGAAATTTATTCATTCTACAACGCGTCACGTTTGTAAATAATAATCCTTCGGGTTTTTCACCTTTATCTACACGTTTTGCAAAAACCATAGGATCGCTACCTCTTACATGAGAAATATATCCAGAAGCCATTTTCTTAAAATATTCTAAACCACCTGGTTTAAATCTCATTTCATAATTCTTTTCTGTAGAAAATATTTTATCACGTTCCATTGGATAATCAACTGGTCTTAAAAAATTCACTAATTCAACAATATCATCTGCTAAATTTTTCATTGGAGTAGCTGTCATAAGAAGAATTTTTAAATTATGAGAATTTCTTATTACTTCCATTAATGCTTCACCATAACCATTACCTGTTAAATTATGTGCTTCGTCAACTATAATTAAAGTATTATTTAAACTATGTATGCGATCAACTGCAACATCTCTTTCAAACTCTCCCTCTTCTGTTTTTTTATAAATAACCTTTGTACCCTCTTTTTTCTCTACTATTTTCTCACCTAAAACTCTCTTTTGAAAACTTTTATAACTCATAAACTTATAATATTGCATTGCTTGTGAAATAGCACTTTTTCTTAATCTATCCATTTCTGCTTGATCTATTAACATACTTTTATCTATTTTTTTCATGTATGTTTCACCGGTACAATTTTGGCTAATTAATTCATCCTTCCAACTTTCTTTTAATAGAGGACCTGGTAATAATACATATATTTTTGTATTATATTTTTGAACTAATGGTTTAAATTTTTCAGCAATAGCTATACCAGCACATGTATTATGACATAATATATTATTTGCTACATAATTATGATGTGTTTCTACTTCTAAATCATAAACGTAATCATCTAATTCTATTTCTTCTATTTTAATTATTTTTGACGTTTCTATATCACCACATGTTCCATAAACAATTACTTGCATATCTTTTGATATTTGATTAGACCAATATATATTACTATCGTTACTAAATATTAATAATTTATGTATTTTAGTGGCAATAATACTTGATGTATTTTCTAATGTATATTTATTTACTTTTGTTTTTACTTTTTCTCTATATAATCTCACAACTTTACCTTTTTTAATAGAATTTTCAGCATCAATATAACAATTTACATAAAATTGTTTTTTAGGTTCAGACCAAATTCCACCATCATTATCTATTATTTCTGTTGTCTTATATTGATTCCATATTTCACTTATTGATAAATAATTTAATGATGATGATTCATAAATTTTTATATTTGAATCACCATGTATACATTTACCTGTACCTAACCCATGAAATAATACACATCCTTTGAATGGAGTATCTGGATTAATAAGATTAGATATCAATGTTTGATATTCATGTAAACTTGCATCACCTGCACATGTATTATCTCTATAATCTTTTATATCTTCGTATGATTTAAATTCAGGCTTTTCGGGAAATTTATTATAGTAAAACTCTCTTTTCTTATATAACTTATATTGTAAATCGGGATCCCCGGGTTCAGGATATGAAAAATTTGTTTTCATTAAATCTATTTGATTTTCCTTATCAGTCATTATAATATAATTATCTGTGATAATTTTATATTCTAAATTTATTATTTAAATATATAACAAAATGAGTAATATTACTATTGAAACACATTCGTTAGAGTTTAAAAGAAAATTAAAAGAACGTATAGAAAAAATAAGTAAGAGGGACTGTATTGAAAAAATTAAACAAATTATTTTTAAAAATAATCCAAATTTATCTTACACACAAAATTCATCAGGTGTATTATTATTTTTCCATAATTTATCAAATATTACTTATGTGAAATTAGATAGTTATTTAAAAAAAATCGATAATGAATCAATAAAATATAGTACAATGACACTATCAGAAGAAGAATTATTATGTAACAACCTATCTGAAAATATTATTGGAAATAATATTAGACTTAGTTCATTAGAAAAAAATATTATTAAAAAGAAAGATTATTATGAAAAATTAAAAGAAGAAAATAACGTTGATACAGATATTATTTATAAAAGTGATGATGATAATATGGATATATTTTTAAATAAAGATTCTCCTATTGAAACACAAATAAAACAAAAAGTACCTATAAAGTCAATTAAATCTAATTCAAAATCATCTAAACTATCTAAATCAGGTAAATAATAATAAAAATTGATATTTTTTTCTTTTAAAGATAAATAATTAATATTTAATATAATCAAAATGGAGATGATATTAAATAATAAATCTAAATCATACGAACGTATTAATTTAGATGCACTTTTATCTTTCATAAAAACAAATTTGTCTACCTTTCAACATCCAGTACAAATTGTTACTGGAGAAGATAATACAGTAAATAATGTTTCGAATAACATATCTAATAATATACCAGATAAAGAGAGCTTTACAAAAAAACCTAAAGATATAAAACATGAAAAAACATTTTACGAAGAACTTTTAAATTCTGAAACAATTATTAAATTTAATCCAAAAATGCTTAAAAAATTCTCTAATTATCCAGTAGATACAGATATATTTACATATAATATAAATAAATTCTTAATTTTTGACCCAGCAGATTTGAGTGAAACTTCACAAAAAAAAATAGATTATTCTACTTTTACGTTTTTTAAATCAATAATTTATTCTTTACTACAAAAGCCAAAATATTCTGATTTGGAAAATTTTATTAAAACACTTGTAAAACATGTAAGTTATGGAGGCGTAACAGAATTTAATTACACAAAACTAAAATGGAATAAGAAAACTCTCAAAGATAATATTAACAAAAATATTATTGACGAGAGCACAATTCGCGTAGTTAATGATTATTTACATGTTAATATCTTCATTTTTAACGAAGAAACAGAATTAATTGAATATGGTGGCAGTGATTATATTCCATTTAAGAAAAACTTATTTTTCTACAAATGTCAAAACAATTATTATCCTGTTTTTAATAAAAACTTTAAATATTTTTCATATGATACTCCTCTAGTTAAATATTTACTAACTAATACAGATAACATTACTCTTCTTTCACATGATCAATTGACATTCAAAGAAGAAGATTTAACTAAATATATAAACATTTCTATTTTACCAGATATTCAAGTAAATCATACAAAAGATGATATCGCGAGTACTATAAATAAATTTGAAGAGGATTTTTCTGACAACGACGATGAAAATAATGTGAAGAAAGATGAAAGTGAAAGCGAAGATGAAAGTGAAAGTGAAAGCGAAGATGAAGATGAAAGCGAAGATGAAATTAATCAAGAATTATTTGAAAAATTAATGAAATTAAGTCTTTCGGATATTCACAAGGAAGCTAAAAAATACAATATTCAAATTAAAGACGGTACAAAACTTAAAACTAAGAAAGAATTATGTAGCGAAATAAGTAAACTTAAAAAATAATTATAAATATATATAATCATGAACGAGTTTATTAAAGATAGAATTGAATTAAATTCTAACAAAAAAGCATTTATTTATGAAAATGATCTTAAATTTAGAAATTTAAAAAATATCAATATAGATTCAGATAAAAACGAGTTTGATTATGAAGATTTAAAAAAGAAAGTTTCTGATAATCATGATAATTTGGAATATAGATTAAAAGAATTAGAAAAAAACAATTTTTCTTCTTTAGATTTATCTTTTATTAATTTTAATAAATCTTTATTAAATGATTTTAAAATTGAGTATTCAAAAGTCAAATATTTATTTATAAACGATAATCAAATAGAAGGTGAATTAAATTTAAACAAGTTCATTAATTTAGAAGTTATTGATATAGAAAATAATAATATTACTAAATTACTATTACCTTCTAGTGTAAAAGAAATTGTTTTAAATAATAATAAAATTTCAGAATTACCTTCTAATATTAACCCTATAAGAATTAAAGCCAATAAGAATAATATTTCATATATTCCTAATAATTATTATGATTTAGAACTTGTAGAAATCAGTTATAATAAAATTAATAAAGTTGAGAATTTTACTAAATTAAGAAAATTAATTATAGATGCAAATCCTTTAGAATTAATAAATAATTTACCTAATCTTACTTATTTAGATATTTCTGATACAATAAAAGTTAAACTTAATATGTTAACTAATTTAAATCATTTAGTAGCAAATTCAACTAAACTTGAAAGTTTACCATATATTGAAACATTAGATACTATTGAAATTATTAATACTCCTATTAATAGATTACAATATTTTCCTAACTTTAATTTAATATTATGTTCTTATGATTTAACTAAAAACATTTCCTCTAAATATGTCGACTTGGGTAAAGCAATTATAAAAGTAAAACATAATAATACTATATGCATTTCTAAAGATGAAATTAATTGAGATTTCTAAAGATGAACTAAATTAAATATTTAAAGTTAAGTTAATTAAATTAAATATATTAACTTTAATGTATCGTGCACAAAGAGAATCTCAAGGATTAAATTATAAAGCTAGCAATGACGCTAAAGTAAGTTTAGTATCAGAAGAAGAAGCCGAAGTTGATGGTATGAATCGTGTAATGAGTATTGATGCTATTCCAGATATAACATTATTATCATCATTAGTTGTAGAATTTGTTGAATTCTATGCAGAACCCGAAGTTAAGAAAGTTAGAGATAGAGATTATTCTACTTATCTTAATATGTTATTTGATAAATTTGAAAAACTTCCTATGTCAATGATTAAATTATTATCTGATGAAGAAAATCAAGTACATAATTTGCAAAAAGTTATTGATTTACTTGAAACATTATCTAAAGTAAAATCAGGTGAAGTAAATATTGAATCTGCAAGAGATGAGTTTATTGAAAAACAAAATGAAACCTATTTCTATCCTGCATTTGGTGGAAAAGATAAACTTATGCAAGACATTAAAGATAAAGGTGGTGATATTTAATTTATAATCTTAAAAATATTTATAATATATATGTTTTTAAGAAAGATTATGTTTTTTGAAGATCTTAGAATAATAGTAAATTTAATTCTCATATGAGTAGAAAAACTTTAGAGAATAATTTAGAATAAACTTTGAAGATATATTTATTGTTAATCTTAGAATAATAGTTAATTTAATTATTATATGACTAGAATTTTTAGAATATTTTAGAATAAACTTTGAAGATATATTTAGAGTAAACTTTAGAGTATAATTTAGAGAATATTTTAGAATAAACTTTGAAGATATATTTAGAGTAAACTTTAGAGTATATTATTTAGATTTTTATAGATATAATTTATAAATTTTATAACAAATATTTGTTAGATTTTGATAGAAATTTTCCTACAACTCTTGTGTAAAAAAATTTTAAAAAACTTATTTTTTCAGAAAACTATTTTTTTAGTGTCCCTATATAAAAAATATTTTAGTACTCTTATATTCATTTTAATCAAAATTTTTTCTTAAAAAAAAAATATTTTTCAAAAAAAATAAAAATTCAAAAAAATAAATATTTCTGAAAAGTATATATATAAACAAAGTCGTAAAAAGTCATATATACAACGAATTCAAAAAAGTCGACAAAAAAGTCGAAACATGTTGAAAATAAGTATATGATACAACAACATTTTTCAATTATCGAAAGTCGAAAAAAGTCGAAAATAATAAAAAAGTCTATATATCAACAACAATAATTTTGTAGAAAAATATAAAATTTGGCAAAATAATATATTTTAATAATAAATATGTATAAAAATCTAAAAAAAAATAAAACTATTTTTAACATAAAAATATAAATCGACTTTTTTGTCGACAATTTAATTTAAAAAGAATATATAACAACAAATTTTATATTGCGATTTAAAATCGAAAATATATAAATATATATTATATACTAAAATTATGGTTGAATATAATTGTATTGATTGTAATTATACAACAAATAAAAAAACAGACTATAATAAACATGTAAATACACAAAAACATAAAAATAAAAAGAATAACGAACATAATAACAGTGAAATAAACATTATATTAGATAAATTAGATGAATTTAAAAAAGAATTAGAAACATTAAAAAGAACAAGTAACCAGAATACTGATAAAATAGTTAAAGAAGCTAGAACCGTTAAAAAATCATTATTAACAATTTTAAATACAAAATTTAAAGATACTCCTTCTATTGAATATATTCAAGAAGAAGAATTTAGAAAAGAATTAGAATTAGAATATAAATGTAAATTAGATGATAACGAAAATAAATTATTTATGAGAATATTTAGCGACTATGAAAATAAAAAATTAATAACGACTTTATCAAGTTTAATAATAAAGTTTGTTAAAAAAGAAGATCAAAAAATTCAATCAGTATTTAATATAGATAGTGCTAGAGGTAATTATGCAACAAAAATAGAAGATATGTGGTTAAATGATAAAAGTGGTTTACAACTTAAAAAATATACATTAGATGTGATTATAAAATATATGTTAAATGCAATGGATTTATTTAGATTAAAATTAATAGATATTCGTAAAGAAAATATTAAAAATATTACTCAAGAAAGAAGTGATTATTTAATGAAATATCAAGGTTTATTATTAGAAGTAAATGCATACTTAACTAATAGTAATACTCATAAAAAAGTAATATTATTTATGTGTCCCGAACTTAGATTAGAACAAAAATTATTAGATTCTATTGAGTAACTAATAAAAAATTGAAATTTTAATTTATTTGCCTTTATTTATTAATTATGATTATTTAATTAATAAATGATTTCTTTTCATTATTTTGATAAATTTAACAAGACCGTATTATATGATATGTCGGTCAATGATATGTTAGTCGATGAAGCATCTGATTTTAATAGTGATATTCCAATGGATATTGACATAGATGATGAAGATCTTGCTTTTCGCATATGTGTTGATTTAAATAACACTACTCCAAATGAACCATTTATGTCACGTTCTGATTATATCCAGAAATTGCGTGAAAGTCGACCTTTGACTCTGGCAGAGTTTAATATTGCAAAACATTGTAATTATTTTACTAATATTCGACTTAATTGCATTGAACATAATTTTGATGATTATAGCAAAGAATATTTCCCCGAACAATATTGTTTTAATGATTGCAATTGTTTTCGCCAATTCTTTTTTAGTAGTGAAAATATTAATTATGAATTTACACTTAATGAAAATGCAAATATGTATTGGGCCCAACTAACTGATCGAACTCCTCTAATTTACTCGAATTCATTTTTTGAATTCGAACAACGACTTCGGGAAAATCGTCCATTGACTTTTGAAGAATTAATTTTCACAATTCAATGTGATTATTTTTCAAAACTACGCCGACGATGCATTAAAAATAATTTTGATTATGTTACAACACATATTCATCAACCAACAAATCGTTGTGTTAATACATGTGTGTGTCATTCTATGCCTATAATTTAATTTTTTTATAATATTAATGTTTTTTGCATATCTAATGTTTTATCTATATTTATTTTATTTGATAAAAATGATATATCATTAATTTTCTTTTTATTTTCTTTATATTCTTTATCTTCCATAAAAAATAATTTAGTCCAATAATCTGCACCCTCGATTTGATTTTCTCTATTTTCTTGATATACATCACCATAATAATTTTGCGAATTAATGAAAGTAATAATATCACTAATTCCTTTGAATTGTGTATTTAAAAGTGTTGTATTCATTAAAATCATTCTTGATAAGAAGGTTTTTGAAAATTCATATTTTGGAAATATATCAACAATATTTAATTTTTTATTTTTATAAATTTCATCATGCATCGAATTCATTGTTTTAAGAATATTTTTAAGGGGTGTATCTGATTCTGAATATTTAAATCCAATACAAACTGCATATTTCTCTGAATTGGATGGGCGACTCGTTAAGGGTTTTACGAAGAAAACTTTATCATAAAGTGCATTTAATATTGAAATAAATTTAAAGGATGTAGTTGTAAATGTTTCAAAAAATTTAACAACAAATGCACCTCCTTTCTTTTGCATATTAATTGCAAATACAATTTGTGAAAAGAGTAATTTAAAATATTCTTGTTCTTGAATATTTTCATTTACCCATTCAAGCCCACCATCGGCAGTAATTAAATCTACTTTTTCTTTTACTGTTGAATTAGCCCCACCGTAAAAATTACTAAGTGTTGCTGGATTCATTAAATCACCGTTATCAAGACCTCCACCAGATTGAGATTTATTAACTGTTTCGTGTTGAAAAAATCTACGAGGTTTTTCATTTGCATAAAAATCAATAAAGTTTTTTTCTAATTCGGGTACATGGCCTTTTGTATCTTCTGGATGTAATGTAATTGCATAATATTTATCATTTTTACTTACTCCTTTTTTAGTATACATGTCTCTATAAAATATAGTTGCTTGGATAAATGATCCCGGGCTCTCGGCAAGGTGAGTACTAACAAAATTTTCTTTATTTACATCTATCAAGTCAAACATAAATAACATTTCCCACAATTTATAAAATCCACGTGATAATATATCTGGTGTTTTATCTTTTCCTATATCAAAATATGTTTTTGATATATCACCTATACTTTTATTATATGAATCTATATATCTTTCAAACGGATTTATAACTAAATATACTTTTTTCTTATTTTCAAATTGTTTTAATATTTCAGTATCTTTTTTTACTGCATGAATAAAGTGTTGAAAACCAAGAGAACATCTTGGATAATCGATAGTTGTATGTAAAACAATTTCTTCCTTGGAATCAAATATTGTTTTATCACTTTTATCAGCATGTGACACATTTATGCAAAATGGCATAAATTTGGGTATGGAAATTGATTTAGGGTCAACTGAACCACCCTCAATATTTTTTCTTTTTACCATTCTTCAATAATAATTAATAAGGATAAAAAACTTTAAATATTTATAAAAAATGATTTTTTAACACATTATTAATTGAATATTAAAGAAATATATATCATTATAATATATATTATATGTCTACCCAGAATAAATCATATATTAATGAATTGATTGGTAGCGATATTTACAAAAATATTGAGACCCTTCATTCCTCTGTAAAAGGAGGCAATGAATTCGAAATTATTTTCGTTAATCCAGAAAATAAGTATATAGGGCAAGAGAAATATATTCAACTTTTAAAATATATTAAACATAAAAGTTCTATCTTAAAAACGCCATCAACAATGAGTGATGTACTTGATATTACTTTTTCACCTAATCCTGAAATTGCTTACAGAGTTTCTCTTAACAGTTCAGAAATTATAAATAAATATATTCAAAAGTTGGATTTATGGAAAGCCCATGTTATTTTTAAGAGTTTAGTTAAAATTGCTAAACAAAAGAAACACTCTGATATTGTTTTAATGAAAAAACTTAAAAGTAAAGATAATAAAATCGATGTTGAAAACTTAAACGAACGTGTAAAATTATCAATTGAAGCCGATTATGATGATAAAGACTTCAAATTAATTGATGATATTACATATGAAGAGATGGATAAAATCTCATTTCGTTTAAAACAACGTACTTCTCTTTTAATTTTAAACAATGATAAAGAATTCGTTCAAATTGATTTGACTTTGGCCAAAACTACTAAAAGATATTCTGCAATAAATAATACAGTTCCGTCATACGAATTAGAAATCGAATATGGTTTAAAAGATGTGAAATCAAAACCATCTTCTGTATCATTTGATACAATGATGAATGAATCACTTATTCTTCATAAAATTATTCAACAAAGTAATTTTATTATTACAAGTTCTAAAATAAAAGAAGTTATTAAATATTATAAAAATATTGCTAATGTTAACGAAGGAAGTACATTTTTAGATGCTCGTCAATCTGTATCTCTTGAAATACAATATGCTACAGATATTCTTCCTAATAAATATGCTGTTACTGATAAAGCAGATGGTGACAGATATTTTTTGGTTATTATGAATCGTCATGTATATTTTATCTCAACTAATTTAAATGTTAGAGATAGTGGAATTGAATTAAAATCAGATGATTATAATGGTTCAATATTAGATGGGGAATATATTTTTATTTCAAAATTAAATAGACATGTATTTTTAATTTTTGATGTTCTATTTATTGGAGCTAAAGATATGCGGAATGAAGCTGTATTTATGAATCGTATTGAGGCTGCTGAAGATTTATGTAATAAAATCTTTGTTTTCAAAGGTCAAAAAGGATTTAAAAAAAATGTATATAAATCACGAGATGTTTTTGATTTAAATGATCTAAAACAATTTCATCACAAAGAATTTGTACGTCTAATGAAAACTCTTAATGAAGATATGGCTTATGAAAAACAAATGCCTTTAATTAGAACTAAATATTTTGCAGATGCTACAGGGGCCCAACCTTGGGAAATCTATGCTTTTGCTGAAGATATGTGGAAAGCGTATACAGAAGATTCTCAAGTCAATTGTCCTTATTTACTCGATGGTCTTATTTTTCAACCACTCAATCAAGTATATGTAACATCTCAACGTGAATCAAAACTATTTGAATATAAATGGAAACCACCAACAAAGAATTCTATTGATTTTTACATTCAATTTGAAAAAGATAAAGCAACAGGAAAAGTTCTCACTGTTTATGATAATTCAAATGACGATTATGTAAGAAATAAGCCTTACAGAATTTGCAGACTATATGCTGGTAAATATTCAAATGGTAAAGAAACTCCTGAATTATTTTTACAAGATAAAAATGCTTATTGGGCTTATTTATTTCTTGAAGATGGCGAAGCAAGAGATGTAGAAGGAAATATATTAGTAGATTCAACTGTTGTTGAATTTTATTATGATACAACTGAAGGCGAAGATATTTATGTTCCTGAAAAATTTAGATGGCGTCCACTTAGAACTCGTCATGATAAAACAGAAAGTGTTCTTAGATATAATCGTAAATACGGTAATAATTCAGAGATTGCTTTTAAGATTTGGAGATCAATTCAAACTCCTATTTTAATTACAGATTTTGCCGATTTAGCTCGTGGTAATAACCCTGAAAAGAATCAATTCTTTTACGATAAAAAAGTAGAAAGTCTTAGACAAAAAATCGGCCACGAACTTATTATTAGTGCATCAAAACAAAATGTATATTTTCAAAAGATTTCAAATCTTGCAAAACCTCTTAGACAATTCCACAGATGGATTGTTTCAAATCTAGTATATACATATTGTAACGCTCAATATCAAAATGATAAACAACTTAATATTTTTGATTTAGGTTGTGGTAGAGGTGCCGATCTTATGAAATTCTATTATGTTGCAGCTGCATTATATGTTGGTGCTGATATCGCAAAAGAAGGTCTATATTCTGCAGTAGATGGTGCTATTTCGCGTTATAATTTACTCAGAAAAAAGAAACCTAATTTTCCAAAGATGGAATTTATTCATGCTGATTTAGGTACTAAAATGAATTATGAAGATCAAAATCGTACTCTAGGTGGTATGAGTCAAGATAATAAGAAATTGATTGAAAAATATTTTAATCCAACTGGTACTAAATTTGATGTAATCAATTGTCAATTCGTAATTCACTATTTATTAGCAAATGAAATAACATGGAAAAATCTAAAACACAATCTTAATTTAATTCTCAAAGACGGGGGTTATCTTGTTATGTCACATTTCGACGCTCAAAAAGTATTAGAATATTTAGGTGATAAAAATAGTGCAGCTGGATATTACACTGATGAAAAAGGTAAGAAAGAAAAACTTTTTGAAATAGTAAAGAAATTTGATAAAATTGATACAACGAAACCGATTGGACCAGGATATGCAATTGATTTGTTTGCAGCATGGATGTTCGAAGATGGTTCATATCAAACAGAATATTTAGTAGATCATAAATTCTTAGCTGAAGATTTATTAAAAGATTGTGATTTAGAACTAGTTGAGACTGATTTATTTGAGAATCAATTTAAATTGAATATTGATTTCTTCAAAAATTATCAAAACACAATGCATAATCCAGAAACACGTAAATTCTTGAATAATGTTGCTCTTTATTATGAAGACAATGATTTAAATAAAGTATGTTATGATTACTCATTTTTACAAAGATATACTATTTTCAGAAAGAAAGATACACAAAAAGGATTAGCACAAAGAAATGTAGGTCGTGCAGAAAGTAAAAAAGAACAAGATGGTGGTGTAGTTGAATATAAAGTATTATCAAATTCAACATATGATAAAGAATATTCATTCATGAATTCAATACATTATATTTTGAAATCACATGATATTATTCCCAAAACTGTTAAACCAACTCAATTCTTTAAAGACCATGGATTAAAAATGTATAAAGATAAAGATTTAACACAAAAAGAAATGAAAAAAATATGTAAGTCGATTCAAATTCAACACGAATTCAGTGCTGTAAATGAAGAATCAGATAAATATCAAAATACATTTAATGTAATAAATGGATTGAATATTGAATTATTAGAAAATAAAAAACTTAAAAGTTTAATAAATAATTCAAAGACAAGTAAAATAATGATATTAACACAGGAAGATGGTATTTATAATCCAGTATATGTTAAAACAAATGGAGTTAAACAAGGATTATTTAAACCCGATAATACTATTTTATCTAAAATGTTCTAATTAAGTTTTAATTAAATTTTTATTTATTCTACAAAAAATTGATTTTTACACCACTTAAAAAATATAATATTATTAATTAATATTAATTAATAAAATGGCAAATATCAACAATATCAATATCAGTTATAACATTGATGAATTAATGAAATATAAAGACCATAATTATATGCTTCCTCCCAATCTCAAACCATTTTGTAATGATATCGGTGGTACAGTTTATTTTCGCGATGGTATGGTAAAAGAAGTTGGAGGAATTATTGATAGTTTTATGAATGGTCGTAATCCAAACGATATTCTTTTTAAGAATAGTATTATTGAAGCTCTAAACAATATTACCCAACGTAATTATCAAACAGTAATTACTAATCTTAAATCTCTTAACTTTATTAAATCGGAACATTTTATAACTCTTGCAAATGATCTTCTTATCTGTGCTATGACAGATATTACTGGTGTAAAAGGTATTAACGTTCCACAAGGTCAAATTTCATCTTCTGAAATTTTTGTACTCGTTGCAAGTGATTTCTTTCCACTTATGCTTACAGATAATGATAAAAATATTAAATTTTCCTCAGTATTTCTAGATCTTTGTAAACGTCATTTTGATGACTTTTGTGATCCACTTAAACCACTAGATCATAACAATCTTTATCGTGTAGATAACTTTAAAGGTTTTACAAACTTTCTAGGTCTTCTATATTCAAAGGGTCTTATTAATAATTTTGTAGTAGCTGATTGTCTTTCGCGTCTTGTAAATCTTATTTACAATACAACATGGGGACAAGCTGAATCTGAAAATGTATATGAAGGTTACCGTCGTATTATGAATAATACTCTCAAACATATTGAAACAAAAAATCTTAAAGAACTTAAAGATACAGATAAGAAATTTATTCACCAACTTCAAAAGTTTCACTCAGAAATTCAAACAAAGAATGTTACAGCAAGTAAACTTCGTCGGTTTACAATGATGTATCATGATGAAAATGATAAACGTATTCAAAAGATTATTCAATCTATGGATAGTTAATTTTATTTATTAAAAAATAATGAAAAAATGATTATTTGATAGTATAAACTATTAAATAATAAATAAACAGTAATTAAATATATTTATATATGTCATTATATAAAAAACTTCTTAGAGAAGATGAATCTGGCCTAATTCAAGAAAATGACGATGGTTATATTGAATACAAATGGCGTTTAGATTTGAAAAATATTAATAATCTTAAAAAATTAGTTTCACAATTATTATGGCGATTAAATGAAGGAAAAGAAATAGTTGGAATGTATGAGGCACATTATGTATTGGGAGTTTACGACGATGGTTCTTTTGGAAAATTATCAAAAGATGAATTAGATATATCAATTAATATTTTTAAAAATATAGTACAAAAAGCATCAGCTGAAATTTCATCTTCAGAAATTTTTCAATTTGGTTCTTCTCATATGTTTTATTGTGTTGTTAAACTTAAACCATATGATAAAAAAATCGAAGAAATTAATGTTATGGTATGTGGAGGAGAACAAGTTGGCAAAACAACTTTAATTTCTCATTTATGTTATTCTGTAAAAGATGACGGTAATGGTAAAATTAGAGATCTTATTATTACACACGATCATGAAAAACATACGGGAAATACAACATCAATTCATAAAGAAATTATTGGTGTAAAAAATAATAAATTAATAAATTACGATCATACTCATAATTGGGAAGAAATTGCAAAAACATCAGATAAAATAATTAATATATATGATACACCTGGTAATAAAAAATATTTTAAAAATGTTTTAAAAGCTTTACAAACATATATGATAGATATAATTTTAATAGTTTATGATGATAATATTAACCTTGAACTTGATTCATACGAACGATTTCTTATTAAGTATGCTGAAAAGTTAAATATAAAACATTATTTAATTAATTCTAAAGTTGAAGATAAAAATAAAGTAAAAAATATTAATAATGATACATTATTAATATCAAATATTAATCCAGAATTATCTGATATTGATAAATTAAAAAATATATTAATTAATTCAACTCAAATAAATAATTATAATTCAATCAATAAAATAAAATTAGAAAATGTATTTCGTGTAAATGCTGTATATAATATACCCGATCGAAATAAAATTATTGCTGGAATTCAAGTAAATGGAACTATTTCATGTGATTCATTATTGTATGTAATTTTTCCAGATCTTTCACTAACAAAAATTAAAATTCAATCAATATTTAAAAAGAATATTGAATCAAAAAATCTTTATTATAAAGAAACTGGTTCAATTGGTTTCAGTTTAATAAATGAAAATCATAAGGAAATTTGCAAAGATTGTATTATTACAACATTTGATACATATCAATATATTATTAATAATAATATTTTTAAACATAACAAATTAAACATAATAATTGGTGAAAATAATATTAATCTTATTGTAAAATATCATTTAATTAATAGTAATATTAATTATAACGTTCAAATAAAATCTTATATAAATAATGAAATAGAATTAGATTTACCTAATAATGTATTAATTCAAGATGAAATATGTATTCTAGTTCCAATTATTGATAAATTATGTTATGAAAATATTATTATTGCAAAATTTATTTAATTAAAAAAATTGATTTTTTTATTATTAGTATGTTATTTATTAATTATATATTAAAAATATGGGTTGTAAAGGATTATGGTCTTTTCTTAATAATGTTATTCAGAATGAATCTCTTGAAAAATTACGAGGAAAACCAATTATTATAGATGTAATGTTATACATATATAAATATATTATTGGTATTCGTAATACAGGACATGATATTCTTGATTCAAATGGTGTAAATATTAATCATATTTATGCTATGTATAATTTAATTAAAAATTTTTCGGAAAATGGTATTCTTCCTATTTTTGTTTTTGATGGAAAAAGTCCTGAAATAAAAAAAGATATTGTTGAAAAACGTAAACATCACGCAGAAATTGCTGATGAAAAATGTAAACTATTGGAATCACAAATGCAAATTAATGATGATAATATTGAAGATAATAATGAATTTGTTAATGAATATATTAAAAATTTCAAACGCAGTTTTACTATTAATACAGATATTATTAATGATTGTAAAGAATTTCTAAATATTCTAGGTATTCCTTATGTTGATTCTATCGGAGAAGCAGATTCTCAATGTACTTCTATTAGTCATTATTATAAAAATGTTATTTCGGGTGTTTTAAGTGAAGATAGTGATATTTTGATTTTTGGAGGACATACACTTTTTCGAGATTTTGATTTTAAATTAAAAAATATTAAAATGCTAGAAATTGAAAAAGTTCTAAATTATTTGCAAAATAAAACAGATGAAATCTGTAAAACAAATTTTAAAAAAAAAATAAATTTTACTTTAGAAAATTTTATTGATTTTACAATTATTTTAGGCAACGATTACGGACACGGTATTCGTTGTAGCGGTGGTAATAATCGGGAAAAACTTTTTGAATTATTCGTTTTAAATATTTGTAATATTACCGCATTTATCGCTCATTTATATCAAATTAATAAAGTTACTGGACATATTAAATATTATATTCCAGAACAATTTATTGAAAAATGGGTATTAGCAAAAAATAATTATAAAACTGCTGAAATACTTGATCCATCTGAAATTGATATATTTATGAATTTACCAAATTTAATAGTATTAAAACAATATCTAACTAGTAGAGAATTTAGTAATAATCAAATTGATAATTTCTGCAATATTATTAATAATTTATATTCAGATTATTCAATTAAAAAATTCAATTATGATATTTATGATGATTATAGTAATAATATAAAAGTTACCGATGAATGGACTGTAGTAAATAGTCGTAAAAATAATAAAAGAAAGTAAGGGAAAAAGTGGAAAAAAGTTGATTTATTTATATTTTAATACATAAAAATATAACTTTATTTATTAAAATAAATGGAAGAAGACAAAGACTATTATAAAACCCTTGGTGTCCCACGGAATGCTGATTCTGTCGCACTTCGCAGTGCTTATAAAAAAATGGCATTTAAATATCATCCTGATAAAAATCCAAACGACCCTATAGCTGAAGAAAAATTTAAAGAAGTAAATGAAGCATATGAAGTTCTAAATGATGAATCTAAACGTGATATTTATGATAAGCATGGTTATGCTGGTCTTAATCAACAAGGATTTCAACCAACTGATTTCGATCCATCTGAAATTTTTAAAAATATGTTTGGATTTGATAGTTCTATTAGTGTACCACCTGTAGAAGTTTATATGGAAGTAACTCTTGAAGAACTTTATACTGGTTGTAAAAAGGAATTTAAGTTTGACCGATTTTCCCTTTGTAATGGTTGTAATGGTAAAGGTGCAAAAGGTCAAAGTATTGAATGTAAAACATGTGATGGAGCAGGTATGAAAATGATGAGGGTCATGAATGGATTTATGCAAATCCCATGTGATAAATGTCAAGGTAATGGTATTAATCCAAATGCTGAAAAATGTAAAGAGTGTGATAGTAATGGTTCATTGTGTTTACCACATACTATTAACGTTCAAATTGAACGAGGTCATAGTAAAACAAAACCAATTATTATTGAAGATGAAGGAAATGAAATTCCACCAAATGAGCGTGGAAAATGGAATCGTAAACGTTCAAATGTAGTAATTATTATTAAAGAAAAAGAACATTCGGTTTTTACTCGAGGTTCTGTCATGAAAGAATTACGTCGTATTAATGAAAATAATCTAGTTACTGAACTAAACTTAACAGTTCAAGAATCACTTTGTGGTTTTCAAAAGAATATTAAACATCTCGATGGTAAAAACATTAAAGTTATTATGACTGATATGGTTAGACATTCTGATATTCTAGTAATGAAAAACGAAGGCATGTACGAACATGGTTCAGATAAACGAGGAGATCTATTAATTCGAATTAGAGTAGAGTCTACTAAAATTAATAAAGCTGATAAACAAAAACTATGGGCTATATTAACAGATGAACCATACGTTCATCAATCAAAGAATTCAACTCATATTCAATTATATGATGATTATAAAAAAGAAGCAGTTGAAGAAAATGAAAAAGAAGAATTGAAACAACAATATAAACAACGTAAAAATAAAGGTCATCAACGACATGAAACTGGTGGCGGAGGTAATGTAGAATGTGCTACACAATAAAAATATTTTATTTATTAAATTTTAATTTTCATCATCGTCATCTATTTTTTTCTTTTGTTTCTTTGGTATTTTATCTCTAGTAGCATAAAATAAACCACCTGAAATTAAGGCTACTAAGATAATTAACATTAGGGTTTTTTTAGGCATTTTATAATTTCCTACTTTTAAAAGATGGTCTACTCCATCCTCGGTTGCACTTCCAAATAATTTACTAAATACACTTTTCTTAACTAGTGTATTTTCTTCTACTTCTACTGGAATAACTGATCCTGTTTCTTGGATTGTTGATTTTTGAACTGGTGAAATTGTTTTTTGTTGAACTTTATTATCAAAAGTTACTGATTTTGTATTTTCTGGAATTGTTGTTAAAGGTTTTGTTTGAACTGGTTTTTGTGCAGGAACAGATGGTTTATTTTGTTGTACTGGTGCTGGTTTTTGTTGAATTTGTTGAATAGGTACAGGTTTTTGCATATTTAATACTTTATTTAGTGGAGGGTTAGAATGAGTAAGAACTGGAGCAGGTACTGAAGAGTTTTTTAATATTGATTCTGTTATTCCTTCAGGGGCTTTTAAAATATTGGCATTTAGTGTTTCTAATATATCACTTCCGGTTGATGAAGTGATTGAATTCATTTCAGGAAATTGAATATTATTCATTATAATTATATTTTTTATTATATTTATATTAAAATAACGCTCAAAAAAACTTGAAATAATTATTATTTAAATATACAACATTATATTAATAATTATATTTATATGTCTTCTCCTATAGATAATATTCCCTGGGTTGATAAATATAGACCTCGTCGTATTGATAGTATTATTCATCAAGACGAGGTTAAAAAAGTATTAAAAGATACAATAAAATCTGGCGAATTACCTAATTTACTATTTTATGGTCCGCCTGGTTCTGGCAAAACAAGTGCTATTCTTGCATTAGGTTATGAATTATTCGGTCCTAATTTGATGAATGAAAGAATACTCGAATTAAATGCTTCCGATGAAAGAGGTATTGATACGGTAAGAGAAAAAATTATATCATTTGCAAAAGAATCTATTGGTAATGGTGACCCAAATTTTCCATCACCTCCGTATAAAATAATTATTTTAGATGAAGCTGATTCAATTACATTAGATGCACAAAGTGCTCTTCGTAAAGTTATTGAAACAAGTAGTTATATTACTCGATTTTGTTTTACTTGTAATTATATTGAAAAGATAATTGATCCTATTATTTCACGTTGTGTAAAATTTCGTTTTAAACCAATTGATAAAGAATCAATGGTATTTCGTTTAAAACAAATTGCAAATAAAGAAAAAATAAAATTATCAGATGAATGTTTTGATAAAATATTTCAAATAAGTGAAGGCGATGCAAGACGTTCTATTATGTTACTTCAAAATGTAAAATATTTATATAAATTTAAGAATATTATTACAACTAAAGATTTAGATGAATTAGTAGGTTCTACTAGTATAGAAGATTTAGAATTAATTTGGGATAAAACTATAAATTCTCAAATTTCAGATTTAATTGAATTATCTAAATATATTAAAAGTCAAAGTATTAATATTTCAGAACTATTACATTTTATTAAAGAAAAAATTATGAATTTAAAAATTAAAGATGAAGTTAAAAGTAAATTAATTACTATTATTGCAAATACAGAAAGTAAACTATTAGAAAGAGGTGATGAATTTATTAATGTATTATATGTTTTAAGTGAAATTAATATTAATCTTAAATAAATAAAATAAAATAAAATAAAATTATATTATATTAAATTAAATATCTTGATAACTAATATGAGTTACTTCCAATTTAATTGGTTTATTTATATCATTACTTTCTAGAATTTTATAAGTAATAATCTTTGTTCCAATAATATTCAATTGCATTTTATTATCTGATGATACAGTTATACGATATAGAGGATTATCGTTTTGAATTTCTGTATATGATAGAAGATTATTATTTGAATCTACCATATATACTTCATAATTAGAAATTGCAAAATCATTATTATTTAAATTAAAATCTCCTGAAATTTGAATATATGGTTCATATGAATCATCGTCTTCATAATTATCTTTTTCATTTTCTTCATTCCCTTCATTCTCTTCATCTTTTACATTATTATCATGATTATTTTCTTTTACATATTTAAGTTCAGGATTATATATATATTTTGCTAATTGAAAAACTTCACTTTCTCCAAATTCTTGATCATTGTCATCATCATTGTATTTTTTCTTTATTTCTTCAATTTCAGTTTCAATTACTTTAATTTGTAAAGGATCTTCTTTTAATTTAATTTCTTCTGAAACTTTTTGAAAATTATTATTTGTTACCATATTAACTTTATAAAAATCAAGATGATCGTCCCGATTTATATGAATCCAATAATCATCAATATATAAATTACCTTTAGAATCTAGTGAAAAACGTTCAATTAAATCAGTCATAATATTATTGATAGGATAACTCTGTTTATTTAATAAATAAATAATAAATCAATTTTTAATAATAATTAATAATTATTATTAAAAATTAATAACAAAATAAATCTTTTTTACAAATAATAGTATACCGTTTATATGTAGCAGTTTTTTCTCTTTTAAGGTCAAAGTCAATAGTTTTTAATATTAATTTTAACATATATAATACATTATACTTTGTGAATAATTTTTCATCATATTCTAAATTGAGTTTAAAGAATTCATTATAATAATTAAAATTTTTAATTAAAAACTTTTTTGAATATTCATTACTTGGTAAATCATCGACATATTTTCTATTAAAAGCAGTCAAAGATTTAAATTGTTCGGACACTTTTTTTATTCCAAGCCATTCATTAATATATTTTAATATGGCTTCTTTTTTTGGAGCTTCGAGAACTTTGTTATATTTAGCTACATCTAACCAATAGTTACCCCACCCTTTTGTAGGATCATAACGTGGATACTCCATTAAATCAGCCATTAATAATTTATTATATTATTATTATTTAAACAATTTTATTAAAAAATAAATTCAATTTTTATTATATAATATGAGTTTATCGAGTATAACTGTAGAGAAATCAATAACTGATCCAAGAGAATATGAATATTTTAAATTAAAAAATGGCCTACAATGTTTAATTATTAAAGATGATTCAGAAAGTCAATGTGGTGCATGCTTAAATGTGGAAGTAGGTTCGGTTAATGAAAAAATAGAAGGACTGGCTCATTTTTTAGAACATATGGTTTTTATGGGTAGTAAAAAATATCCAGATTCAAATGATTTTATGTCAAATGTTAATAATAGCGGTGGTTTAACAAATGCCTACACATCTGATAAAAATACAAATTATCATTTTATTGTAGATTCTGGTAAGTATATGGATATTCTTGATAGATTCGCTCAATTTTTTACAAATCCATTATTAAAAAAAGAATACGTTGATAAAGAAATAAATGCAGTTAATTCTGAAGCTAAAAAAAATCTATTAGATGATATGTGGATTCAATTAGAATTATATAAAACTTTACTGATAAAAGAGCATCCAGTTAATCATTTTACATGTGGTGATACTGAATCATTAACAATAAAGAATATATATAACGAATTAAAAGAGTTTCATGATAAATATTATGATGCTAAATATATGTCTTTGGTAATTTTTACTAATAATGATAATAAAAATAATAATATTATTGATTCTATTAAAAAATTAGTTATTGAAACTTTTGGTGAAATTAATACAAATGCCGAAGATATAAATAGAAATTATGGTAAACTTTTGAAAGATAATTCGATTGTTTATTATGTTCCAAATAAAGACGAACATTATTTATCAGTCTTAATAGAAGGAAAAACAATATTAAAATCTTTAGAAAAACCACATGGTTTTATTATGCATATTTTAAGTAATAAAATGAAACAATCTCTTTATGATTATCTTTTAGACAAAGGATATATAGTTTCTATGAACATATCTGATATAATTAATTTTCATGATTATTCAATATATGCAGTAGAATGTAAAATGACTGATAAAGGTTTGGAAAATATTTCAGATTTATATACTCATATTATTAAATATTTTAATTTTATATTAGATAAGTTAATTAATAAGGACCCTGAATTGAAAAAGCATTTTTTAGAATTAATACAAATCAATAAGATTAATTATGATTATTGGGAGAAAGATGATATTAATGATACAATAATTGCTTTATCAAATGTTATGGCCGAAGATTTACAAAAAGAATATTTAATAAGTAGTATGATCCATTTAGCAGATTATGAAAAAATTTGTGAAAATGCAAAGATATGTTTTGAAAATGTAAGTTTTGCTATAAGTGTAGGCAGTAAAAAATATGAATCCAAATGTAAAGAAATATATCCCCGCTATGATGTTTGTTATAGTGTAGATACATTTAAATTAGATGATATTGATATTACTAAATTTACTTTACCTGTATTAAATCAATATATATGTTATGATCTTCAATTTGATCCATCTATTGAAAAAATGTCTTTGCCAATTAATCTTAATTCTGATAAATTTAATTCATTTTATTATGGTGATACAAGTTTTAAAGTACCATCTGTAGATATCAGAACTTTTATTAAAATGCCTAATATAATAAAAGATGTTGAAACATATGTAGGTATGATTTTATATTTAAATTCTGCATATGGTAATATAGATCATATAAAAGAAATGGCAAATAATGCGTCTTATACTATTTTCTTAAAATTAGATTATGATACACTTTATATTTTATTAGGTGGATATACAGAAAAAATAAATTTGATTGTTGATATTTTAACTAATATATTTCAAAATGATTTTAAAGAAAGAAGTTTTAATACTGCCAAATTTGATTTATTACAGAATTTAAAAAATTTTAGTAAATCAAGCCCCCTAGTCCAATATAATATTTTAATGCAAAAACAAATATATAAAACATATTTTACACCAGAAGAACAATATGAAGTAGCAAAAATAATGACACTCGAAAAATGTAAAGATATTTTTAGAAAAAATTTTAATGATTGTAGAGTAAGTATATTAACTACAGGTAATATAAAGAAAGAAGAAGCAGAAAAAATTAATAATAATCTTTATAATAATTTAGGTTTACAAAAACAAATAGATATTATATTAGATGATAATATGAATAGAATAGATAACACCCAAACAATAATTATAAAATCACCAAATAGAAAACAAGAAAATTCAATCGGTGTAATTGTATTTGATTTATTCAAATTTAGAAAAAATTATACACATAAATGGAAATCAATGGTTTTATTTGCTCGTATTTATAATACAATTATTGCAAATAAGTTTTTTTATGAATTAAGAACTAAAAAACAAATGGGTTATATTGTTAAGGCAAAAATTGCTCCATATAATTGTAATTATTATACTAATCTCTATTTAGAATTTATAATACAATCCCCTAAATATTCTGTAAAGAAAATTATTGATGAAATTAATGATTTCTTAAAAGTTCAAAATGAATATATATTAGATAAAATGAAAATTAGTGATTATGAAATAGTTAGAGAAGCAGAAGAAGGAAAACTTAAGAGAAAATTTATTAATTTAAGCGATTTAGGCTCGTATTTTATGAATTCAATTATGGACGAATCTTTTAAATTTGATGTTAAAGAAACTTTATTAAAAAAAATAGAGAAATTTAATTTTGACAAGTTTAAATCTTATCTTAAGTTATATATTATTGATAATAAATCAATTTATAATTTAGGTATTCAAAAAAGTTAATATACCATATTAAATAAATAACAATATTAATTATTTAATATAAAAAATGTCTAATACACACCATAATAACGATTTTGATGATGAGCTCGATGAAGTTTCAGTTCCTAAAGTTTCACCAACCGGACAAGGAGATTATATTGATTATGATTCTGGAACTCAAAAATTAACAGACCAATTTTCAAATATTGATATGGCTAAATTTGCTGATAGTCTAAAATCAAAAGATCCTAAAGAACTTTTGAAAATGTTTCATAAAATGGGTATTAATAATAGTCAATTAGAACAAATGAAAAAAACATATGCAAAAAATGCCGGTAATCTTACTACTAATAAAGATGAACTAGACCCGCGTAAACGTCTTCGTGCAAAAATGAATGAAATGCGGACAATGCGGGGTAGTAATAGTATGAAACAACAACTACTTAATGAAACTGAAAATAAAGAAGGATCGACTCTTTTAGAAGAAGTTTCTAAAAAAACACTTGCTAATCGTAAGAAAGCTGAAAAGAAAAAAATCGCTAAAGCTAAAAAACAACAAGAAAATAATAATATAGAAACTGAAAATACTGAAGTTGAGGAAATTGAAATTAATGATTAATAAATTTTTTTATAAAATGTGTAATTTTAAGATTTAAAAAAAAGTAAATAATATTAAATATAATGAATTCATATGAAGAAACATATATTATATTTAATAATATTTTGAGTGGATGTAGGACGATGTTGGATGCTTTTTATTTTGCAGAAAAAATCATTTCAATTAATCCTAATTATAAAGATTTATTAATTGGTATGATTTATAATAAAAAATATGATAAAGTAATGGATATGAGAACTATAGCACATATGTTAAGTGAATTAAATAGTTTACTTTATCGCGAAGAAGTCGACGAATATATTAATCAAAATATGAAGAATAATAGTGATAATATTCAAATGAATAGTTTTTTAAGATTTGGTAGAAATAAAACAGTTAAAACACATAATATTACAAAAGATAAACTTTATAAATTCTCTTTTCAACCTAATGTTTTTAATAGAAAACAAAAAATATTTGATGATGTAAATAATACAAATTCACTTACAAAACACTGTCCTCATTGTAATATTATTACAAAAGTTCCAAATGATTCCGAATATGCAATTTGTGGATATTTAAATAATAATAAAGGTTATGATTGGGATGGCTGTGGCAAAGATTGGTGTCCTAAATGTGATAAATTACTTTGTAAATCTTGGGATAAAAATAAATTATTTGTTAGTATAAATAGATTTCACGATGGTACATGTTGCAAAGAATATGCTGATAAGAATAACATATCTTATGATAAATTTTGCAAATGTTTAACACCATTTGTAAATAGAGAAAAAATGTGAGTTAATTAAATGATTATATAATAATTATTTAATATATAAATGACATATTTTCCATTATTAAATAGAAGAAGAAATAATACAGAACATTATGATATTGATGAAACTTTTATGTTATTAACTTTACATGTAAATTTTTATTATGATGAAATTATGAAAGATCAAAAAATATTAAAATTTTTAGATGATTCAAAAACTCTATTAAATAAAATTTCTAGAGAAAATAGAAATATGTCAACTCAACAAATTAACTCTTGTTTTATTGCATTTAATATAATGATGTATGTTTCTATTATGGATATTTAATTATTAATATATTAATTTATTATTTTTATAAATATAATAATATAGAACATATGAATTCGAACGAATTTTTATTACACAAATTAAACAAATATCAAATCAAACTTCAAATGAACCCAAGTAATATAATTTATTAACAAAAAGAGAGATATTATAAAGAATTAATTGGGGGAGGGGCTACTTTTTATAAGGTAGATAATAAGGAAATTAGAACAATGATTAAAAATAAAATGGCAACCTGGAACCGCGAAAAATTTGATAAAGATAACCAAGCTTTATATTATTATCACGGAGATTATATTGTTGTTTATGATACTTTTTTAAACATATTTAAAAATGATGAATCCGGTAGAAGGCCAATAAATTTTGATAAAGTATATAGAAATGAAGGTAATAAAATAGAAGTAACAATACAAAAAGGAAGTATAACATTTGATAAAGATGATATAAATTTAAGGGTATATTATAAAATTGAGGATGATGCTGGCATAGAAAAAAGAGTTCAAACATGGTCATTAAATAAATTTTTAAATTTTGTTAAGGAAAATAATCTTTTATAAAATTTATTAAACCGTGAGGATTAATATCCTTACTAAAAATCTAAAAGATTATTATATTCTCTTATTATTAATATGACTAATATTAATAATAATATAGGAATCTTAGATCCTGACGGATTAAATCCTAACCCGTTAACAACTAGTCCTTATTCCGATAATTATAAAGAATTGAGTAAAAAATGGAGAGAGTTTCCAGCATATGAAAATGCAAAAGATGTAATTCAATCTATTATAGATTCTCAAGTAATTTTAGTTATATCTGGTACAGGTTCTGGTAAAACTGTTTTACTTCCAAAATATACATTACATGCATTAAATTATACAGGACATATTGGTATAACATTACCAAAACAAATTATTGCTAAATCTGCCGCAGAATTTGCTGCAGTAACTTTAGATGTTAAATTAGGAGAACAAGTTGGATATCAATTTAAAGGTTCTGATAAATCTGCTAGGGGTAAAAATCCGAATCTATTATATGCTACCGACGGTACAATTGTTGCAAGATTATTAAAAGATTCATTATTATCCGAGTTTGATGCAATTATTATTGATGAGGCTCATGAAAGAAAGATTCAAATTGATTTCTTGTTATATTTACTTAGAAATGTTGTTAAAAATAGACCAGAATTTAAATTGATTATTATGAGTGCTACTATTGATGCTTCTTTATTTGAAAATTATTTTACCGGATTAAAATTTAAAACTATTGATATTGGTGGTAAAACAAATTTCCCTATTGAATCTATCTTTTCGCAAAATACATCTGACCCAAATAGTTATATTGAAAAAGGTAAAGAAATTATTAAAAAATTAATGGATATATATACTGAAAAAGATTTAAAAACTAAAATCAACGATATTTTATTTTTTGTAACAAGTATTAATGAAACTATAGATTTAAAAGATGCATTTCAAAAATTATATCCAATGGTAACTGTTATTGCTGTATATGCAGGTATACCAGATTCTATTCAAAATGAAGTACAAAATAAAACATCTAATAATAGAAGAATTATTATTAGTACCAATGTTGCCGAATCATCTTTGACAGTTGATGGTATTAAATATGTTATTGATGCTGGTTATGAATTATCTTCATACGATGATCCAGATAAACATGCTAAAGTATTAGAAAAGAAATTAATTACTCAAGCTCAAGCTAAACAAAGAATGGGTAGAGCAGGTAGAACTGAAGCAGGTATATGTTATCATTTATATACAAAAACCGAATTTGAATCTAGTATGAATAAATTTCCAACACCTTCTATTATAAATAGTGATATTACAAGTGAATCAATAAAATTAATGAAAGAAAGTAAAACACAAGATGTAAATGGATTATTGTCTATATTATCTAACTTAATTGAACCACCTCGTGATAAATACATACGTTCTGCGGTCAAAAATTTGGAATTATTAAAAGTAATAGAAGATGGTAAATTAAATAAATTAGGGACTTTGATTGCAGATTTACAAATTGAATTAGAAACAGGTTTAGCTTTGGTAATGGCTTATAAATTAAAATGTTTTAAAGAAGTTTTATTAATTATTACAGCAATCGAAACAATTAAAACTAATATAAATGATTTATTTAGAGTTCCTAAATTAGAAGAAAATAATAAAAATACTCATTTGTATAAAAAATTTATTGAAGCAAAAAATAAGATGTCTCATGATTTAGGTGACATTATTACTATTTATAAAATAATAACTAAATATGCTGAAAAAGTAGAAACAGGAAATAGTGAAAAAATAAAAGAGTTTACTTATAAATATTTTTTGAATCAACAGACATTAGATAAGATTACACATAATTTCAAAAGAGTATTTTACAAAATTAAAGATAGATTAAGAGAATCTAATGAAACAATATTAGAATTATTTCCTGATGAAATACCATATGAAATATCTTTAGAAGTTAAAATAATTGCTGCAATGTTATTTGGTTATAGATTAAATAGTATGAGTAAAGAGAAAGATAATTTTATTACATTTTTTGATGTTAAAGTTAATATTTCAAAAGATTCAGTTTTATACAATACTTCTCATCGCAATATGTTCTTTTATGAATTATTTATTATGGGTGAAAAGATTGATACTAAAATTGTTTCTTTAATTCCAAATAAATCAAAAGAAATTGTTGAAAAGTTTATATAAAAATAGTTATATTTTTTTATAATTTTTTTTATAAATAGTAATAATTTTATAAATATAATAATATAGAACATATGAATTCGAACGAATTTTTATTACACAAATTAAACAAATATCAAATCAAACTTCAAATGAACCCAAGTAATATAATTTATCAACAAAAAGAGAGATATTATAAAAGTATGATTGGTGGATTATTTGGTAAAGCAACACCTGAAGAAAAAGCAGCTAAAGTAGCTAAAACAGAAGCTAAAGTAGCTGCTAAAGCAGAAGCTAAAGCAGCAGCTAAAGCAGCAGCAGAAGTTAAAGCAGCAGAAGCTAAAGCGATAGCAGAAGCTAAGGCATCAGCAGCTAAAGAAGCAGCAAATAATGTTACATACAAAGGAAAGGAAAAAGATGGAACTATAATAGATATAGTGGCTAAATTAGAAGAGAAAAAAGAACAACGCGATGGATATATATCGACTAGACAAACATTAACTTTGACAAAGGGAGACAAAGTAAGAACGGTAATTAATAAAGGAGTTCTTCATGAAGATTCTTTAATTGAAATGTCCATTATTGGTATTGAATTAAAAAAGGACAGGATTAATTTAGATATGGTGTTTCGTAAAAAAAAGCTACAATTAAGTTTATATATAACGTATCAAATGAATTTATTTAAAAAAGGTAGTATACGCAGTGACGACGGAATATCAGATGATACTAAAATGACAGGTCTTCGTATTTTAGATAATATATTTTTTGAAAAATTATGGGAGGATGAATCAATATTTAAATAATTATAATTATAATTATTTTTATTCGTAAATTATATATTTAAATAATATTTGATTTAAATATATATAATTATGCAAGATAGACAATATGAAAATACCGAACCAGTATTTAGATTAAAACCAGTTTTTCGCAGCAACGTTTGTGAAGTTAAACTTGTTGGTTATATGGATTCAGAACATAAATTAGGAGATGAAGTTATGGAATTTCAAACATCACCTGATATAGAAAGTGTTTACGGTAAAAATGTAGATTTTATTGAAAGTGTTAAAAATTATAATATAACTGCTGGTATTTATAAAAATAATATTATTGGTAACTATTTAATTTCACATACTTTCTTACCAGTATACTCAATTAGTTTTGCTTATACAAAAACTCTCGTATCGGGTTTCTTATTTGATATTTTTATTGGTTTTGAACTTGATGAAGAATCTAAAAAATTAGCCGAAGAACCCAGAAAATGTACTAATGCCCGATTATATGGTAAGTTTGTTCTTAAATTATTTTGTGATGATGAATTAATTGAAAACTTTGATTCGATATTAGATTCTATTGATGATAAATTAATTCAAGAACCAGAAGTTCTTAGTAAGATGGAATCAATGAGTGAAGATGAATTTATTGCATATTTAGATACAGAATTAACAAAACGTAAACAATATTTAACTGATCTTAAAAATGGTATTGAAATTACTGAATTAGCTAGTCTTGGTAAAACTATTGATATGCTTAGAAATGTATATACTAAAAACAGTTTAAATGCATTATATTATGCAGCATTAAATATTAGAGAAGATGAAAGAAGAAAGAAATACAACGCTGCTGAATCATTTAATATTCCTACAAAAGTTTTAAATATAAAAGATGTAGAAAATAATTCCGATTATTTAGATGAATATTTAGGATTAAAATAAACTCATTAAAATAAATGAGTTTTTATTCTGATTATAAAATATTTATAAAATTTATAAATGTTTTATATAATTGCTACAAGAATCCCGCTTGTTTTATCTGATACTTCAAATAGAAAATATCTAAAAATATTTGTATTAGGTAGTTTACTTTATATTTGTATACACTACTATTTACATTTAGAAGCACGAGCTGGTGTATTGGAACATATAAAAGATAAATTATTAATTATTATGGCTTTAGATTTCTTAGCAGCATGCGGTATTGCTAAATTCTTACAACCTGTTGTAGAAAAACCAGTTGAAAGTGAAGATGAAACTGAAAAAGAAAAATCAGGAAAACCAAATAATGCGATTAATGATAAAGAAAGAATTATGAAAGAATTAGAAGAAAGAAGACGATTTGAAATGCAAAGAATGCAACAAGCACAAATGTTACAAGCCCAACAAGCAGCACAAGCCCAACAAGTATCCCAATTGCAATCCCAACAAGCAGCATTTAAACAAGCTCAAGTACAAAATGAAGAAAAGACTAAAACTAAATCTAAATCTAAATCAAAAAAGAAAGATACTACAACTTCATCTAGCTCTGAAAGTTCATCTAGCTCATCCAGTTCATCTAGCTCTGAAAGTTCTGAAAAGAAACCAGCAAAAAAACAAACAAAATCAAAGAAAGAAGAAAAAAAAGAAAAAGTAGAAAAAGTAGAATCAGAAAAGAAAGCATCTGATACCGATACAGATATGCCTGTATACAAAAATTAAAAAAATTATATTTAAATGATTACCCATATTAATTATTTAAATGACAGACCCAATTAGTTCTGATAATGATAATAAATCAAATATTACTATTGATGATATAACAGTTTTTTATAAAAATAATTTTATTAATTATTCAAATATATCTACATCTTCGTATAATTTTATAACCAAGATAAATATTCCAAATAACGTTAAATATATTGGTAAAATAAATTTTTATGATATATGGTTAGAAAAATCACATAATATATATTTAGTTGGTTTACCTAATTCACCATTAAAAAGTTGGTATAAAATTAAAAATATTAATGAGATAGAACAATTTGAAAATTATTTTACAGAAGATAAGATGGATTTATATAATGAACTTGGATTTTTTATAAATTTGAAAAATATGAATTTTAATGAATTTACAAGATATCTTTTTTTACACGAATTTACTGAAAAACAAATATTTGAAACTAAAAAAGAATTAAATAAAATGATAAAGAATAATAAATTAACATATGAAGATGAAATTAGAATTCTAAATAGTTTTATATTAACAAATCCAACATCTTTTTTTATTCGTCTAAAATATTCAAAAACATTATTATATTGTGAATCTTTTAATTCAAATGTTATTATTAAATTTTATTATAATGATCTTAAGATGAGAAATAGATATGAAAGTTGGCCTAAATTTTCACCATCAGATATTGGAATATTATTCTCTTCTTTTGATGTTTCATTTATTGATGAGATAATTGAAAATATTTATTCAGATAATATTACAAAAAATGATATAGATATTCTTTTTAAAGTAAACACTGATGAAACTAAAATAAAGAAAATAAATTTAAAAAAAATAAAATCAAAAGAAATTATGGAATATATTAAACTTAAAATATCAGATTTAGAATGTGATAAAATATTTAATAAAATAGATAAAGATGGTTTATTTAAAGCATTTGAAAATAGTTTTGATATTTTATTAGAAACATTTTATGAAAAAATTAATGAAGATGTAAATTGTCAAACTAATGTAATGTATTTAAATGATAAATTAAAAAATCGTTTGTATGATATATTTAAAATTAAATTAATATAATTAAATTATAATAATTCTTAATGAATAAAGAAATATATAGTCCAAGTGACATAACAATTATTTTAGAAAAAATAATTAATAGTTCTACAAATGGTATTACATATAAAATAAAAGGAGAATTGGGGAATTATTCTAAACGAGGAGGACATATTTATGCTAATATTAAAGATAAAGAGTCAAGTATTGACATTATATCTTGGAATAATACAAATGATTATCAAAATGGTGATGAAATTATTATTACTGGTAAATTTAATTATTACAGAAAAACTAATAAATTAAGTATTGTAGCACATTCTATTGAAAAGAAAGGTTTGGGAGATTTATTTAAAAAATATTTACAATTTAAAGATCATTATGAAACTTTAGGTTATTTTGATAAATCTTCTAAAAAAAATCAACCACAATGTATAAATAATTTAGCAATTATCACTTCGAGTGACGGGGCGGCCATACGTGATGTATTATATGTTCTGAAAGATAATGGTTTTAAAGGTAATATTTATTTGAAAGATTGTATGGTTCAAGGTATATCGGCAGGTAAATCAGTTGGTGATTCTATTAAACTTATTAATGAAAAATATAAAAATATAGATGCAATTTTAGTTACACGAGGCGGGGGTTCTTTTGAAGATTTATTCCAATTTTCATCAACAGAAGTAATAGAATCTTTACATAATAGTAATATTTATACGATTAGTGCGGTGGGTCACGAAACAGATAATATGTTAAGTGATTATGTAGCAGATTATAGAGCCCCTACACCATCAATCGGAGCCCAATATATTTCTAATATATATTTAAATAAGTTTAATATTTTAAAAAAAGGTAATGAAAAAGTAAATATAATAAAAGAATTAATTCATAGAAAAAAAGATAAAATAATTAGCTCTATTAATAGAATTAAAACTTTTAATATATTTGATAAAATACAACAAGAGATAAAGAATAAAAAATTATTAGTAAAAAATACTATTAAATATCGTCAATATGAGATTAAAAATAAATTAAAATATTTAAGAGATAAGATTATATTTTTAGAAGAAAAAGAACAGTTATTATTTAATGGTTATAGTATGTTAATTGATCCAGAAACTGAAAAAACAATTAATGATGTTGAAGATATTGGTTATGATTTTATTTTAGTTATCAAAAATAAGAAATATTTAATTAAACCTGCAACTATTTTAGAAATTATATAAGAAATATATTTGTTTAAATAAATATATGGAAGCAAAATTAGTAAATATTGAAAATGAATTTAATAGTTTAGAAACGAAAAATATTTCATTATATATGAAAAATATTAAACAAATAAATAAAAATTTATCAAAAATAGAATTAACTTTAAATAATCTATTAAAAAATGACGAAGATTCAGATAAAAGTATTGAAGATATATCTGAAATTGATATTGATAAATGTTTAGAAGAATATTCAGTTTTATTAAATACAATTAACGATGATAATTTAACAAATAATACAATAGAAGAATTAGTTAATTTACTTAATAATTTGGAACAAGCTGGAAAAAACATAGAATCGTATCAAAACATTAAAAATGAATTAAATATTATTCAAGTTAAAAATTAATCATCATCATCATCATCATCATCATCTTTTTTACAATTTTCTTGATTTATATTTTCTTTTTTATTAATAGTTTCGAAATATTTTTCTTTTTGACTACTTATTATATATGAACACAATATTAAAATACCTATTATTGTAATAAATATTTCACCAAATGTAAAATTTACCATTATATACTATATATATCTAAAATATTATTTAATCTATTTTAAGAATCGAGTAATTTTTGGTCGACTCTTAATTCAGGACACATAAATAAAATTACTTTTTTATGTGTATTAACATTTGTCAAATAAGCATTTACTTCTAATAATAAAGCTTGATATTTCATTAAATAATCTGAACGTGATTCCGATGGACTTTTAATATTTTCATTTCTTACTTCTATTAATTTTAATCTAAATATATTCAAAACATTTATCATATATTTTATGATAACATCTAATGTATATTTTTTAAGTTGTAATCCACTTTTATCATTGTGCCATATATCTTCTATTTTTGTAGCATAATTTCCACGTGCCGAATCAATGTTAAATACCGATTGATTTTTTTGATCTTCTTTTTTAACAAATTTTAAAATTAAATTTGATAATGTTTGTATAATTTTCTTATTTTCATAATCAGTAAAAATTTTCATAAATAATTTACTATTAGGGTCATCTAATTTACATTTATATTCTATTTCTAATTCTTTTTTAAATTCATCTTCTTGAATATATTCAATAGAAGGAGTATCTTTGAAATTAGTATTTAAAATAGTTAATATTGATTTCTTTATTGACCGTGCTTCTTTGACTATTGTATTTGTATTGCGATTACTTGCTTGTTGTAATCTTTCTATTTTATCTCTTAATTCTTCATTTTGTTTTGCTAAATCATCTATTTTAGTAATTAATACGCTATTATTTATATTATTATTTATATTATCATTTATATTTACATCATTGTATTTTTTATCATCTATATTCTGTATTTTTTTTAAATTATTTTTGTGTTTTTGTGTCAATATATGTCTATCAAAATTAATTTTTTTAGTTGTGTTATAATCACAGAATTCACAAATATGTTCTATCATATCTTTTAATATATATTAATATTATATTTTTTAAATATATATTTGCTGCATATTATATTTTTGACTCCTTTTCGACTCCTTTTCGACTCCTTTTGTTTTTGTTATATCTATCACTTTCGACTCCTTTTAATATTTCGAAGTTGTTTACTCTTATACTTTTTCATAAATGACTCCTTTTTATATTGTCATATCTATCACTTTCGACTCCTTTAATATTTCGAAGTTGTTTACTCTTATACTTTTTCAAAAATATTTTCGACTCCTTTTTTTGTTGTTACATCTATCACTTTCGACTCCTTTTATTTTACTACTTTGTTTACTCTTATACTTTTCTTAATTTTGTGAAAAAATCGAAATTTTTCTGATTTTTTTTGAAAATTTCAACAAAAAAATAAATTTATTTTTCATCAAAAAGTAAATAAGCCTGCTAATTATATTTTGTTGAGGGACACCTAAAAAACAGATTTTCTAAAAAATTAAATTCTGAAAAAATTTTTTACACAAGAGTTGTAGTAAAATTTATATCAAAATCTATATCAAAATCTATAACTCTATAACTCTATAAATATATACATAATCCTATGATAATAAAAATTGATTTATAATTATTAAGATAATTAATGTATGTTTAGTTAAAATATTATTACTAATAAATTTATGGAAGATTTAACTGATCCTTATTTTATAAATATTAGTTCTGTACACGAAGCCTTACCCAGTGTAGGTTTTGTTAAGAATACTTTTGATTTTAATATTAATCTTAATACATTTAATAAATCTCTAGATAAATCTGTAGATAATTCTGTAGATAATTCTGTAGATAATTCTGTAGATAATTCTCAAGATAAATCTAATAATAATTCTTATAATGAACACTATAAATTATACAAAACATTTCCCCCTGATAAAAAACTTATTACAATTTCTCCTTATAAGCTAGCAAGTTTATTCACTATACCAGCAATAAATGAACGTTATATGTATCGTTCTAAGAATGAATATTTACCAGGAGATCATCCTAAATTCAAATCTTCTCTAAATATTTTGTACATTTCTTCTAAACCTGATATAAATACAGATATTAAACAGTTAACTCAAAGAGAATTATCTACATGTGTTGTTTCAAATGCATGTGGTTTAATTACAACATTCACACAACATAATCTTCTACTAGATTTATCACAATTTATATTTTTTGGTGTACACAAAGAATTACTTAATGAAAAACTAAAGACAGAATTAAATAGTTATTACACATATGAGAATATTAAAGAAGATAAACTTAAAAAATCATTATTCTTTCTTAAGAAAAAACTAGAAGACCAACCAGTACATATTGTATTTGATCTAGATGTATTATCTACAAAGATTTCACCATTATCTTTCAGAGATAATTATTGCATAAATGAAAATGGTATCAATCTAGATGAATTAATGTTAATTTTACAAGAACTAAAAACATTAAATATAGTTGGGTTAGATATCGTAAATTATTTCTTAACTAAAGATGAAAACTCTATTGTTAATCGTATTCAAGCCGAAACTATTCAACGTATTTATGGTAATCTACTTAATATGAAAGTAAAATCATTTAATATTTTTAATGAATTTAGTAAATTTCTTATTTTTAAACCTGTAGATGAAATTGAAGACGATGTAGGATGGTATATTATGCGTGGCATAGAAGATTTACAATTACGAGAACAAATTATGAAACAAATAGAACAAGATCAAATAATTACTGTTAAAATAAATTCAGAAGATGAAGATAATGAGAATGACGAAAAAGGTGAGAAAGGTGAGAAAGGTGAGAAAAGTATATATATTACTACAACAACTATTGCAGAACAAAATGAATTATATTATTTTTCATCAGATAATTTCTTAGATAAATGTTTATATCCAGATGAAAAGATGGACATGCTTTTTGAATTAGTAAATGTGTAATTTAAGATGATTGTGAAAGTACTACTTCAATATTAGAATTATCTTTATTTATTTTATAATGCATTAATGTTTTATTTAATTCCAAATTTTTGTTATCTTTAACAAATATCATATTTTTACTAGAAATATTAATATATTTTGTGAATAATTCCATAATTGTAGATATTTTAACATTATTCATTGTTTTTAAACTATAAACTAAATTTTTATTCATAATAAAGTTTATATTACATAAATCTATTTTTGTTGAGATTATATTTTGAGAGAAATATGAATTTATTTTATCAATAAAGAATTCTTGTAAATGTTTATCTAAATTTTCTGTAAAATTTAAACTAGTTCCTTTATAATTTAAATTTTTTATGATTTCTGATTCAAGATTAGAATTATTTTTAATAACTTTAATTATTCTTTCAAATTCAACAAAGGGATATTCAAAAGATTTATTATAATTATTACATATTACAATAAACATAAAAAACTCTTTTATGTATGCATCTGAAATACCTTCTTTTTTAATTTCTTTATGACACTCGGTTAGTAATCTTGTGTAGATATCAATATATTCTGTTTTATTCATTTATGTATTAATAAATTATTATATTTTAAAGAATTAAACTTATATATTTACTATTTAATGAAAGTTGTAGTAAAAAATATTTTAAAGATTACTAAAGAATATGATCTAGAACCAGATTCATTGGTTTCAGAATTAGCAGAACTTGTAAAGAAAGATTTTGATTATTTATATAATGTTAAATTAATTTATACAGGTCACATTTTAAATCACAGTGAACCTATTTCTAAATATATTAAAGAAACTGATACTGGTTTTGTAGTATGTTTTCAAGAAAAACCACTAGTTGTGCCAACAGCAACTCCAACAGTAACACAAATACAACCAATAACTAATCAAGATAAAAATCAAGAATTAAGAAAAACAAGAGCAATACTTTTTGCTTTTTTTAGATTTCTATCATCACACCAATCTCTAAATTATTTATATTTTACATCACCGCAAGTAATAAGTGAAATGTTTAAACAACATAATTTTGATGAAATAATAAATCAACTAATGAATAATTCTGATACTATATCAGAAGGATTAGAAAATAATCTACATACCAAAATTGATTTGAATATTGATGAAAATTTAGTAAAAACTATTATGATGAATGTTTTATTCTTTACAAATCAAAATCAAATGAAAGATAAAAATAAACAAGAAAATTACGAAGATAAAAAAGATGATGAAAATGAAGATAATAATGAAAGTGAAAGTGAAAGTGAAAGTGAAAGTGATGAAGATGAAAATAAAGATAATCACAATAGTGCCAATTTTACAGAAGAAGATATTAAAAATATAAACGAATTAAAAAAATTAGGATTTGATCTAAAAGATATAATTAGAGTTTATTTAATGTGTAATAGAAATATTCAACAAACCGCAAATATTTTAATGGATTCTTAATTTATTATGAAAATTGGTATATTTGGAGATGGATTTGTCGGTTCAGCAATTCGTTCGAGTTTAGAAACTAAAAATTTTATTTATAAAGAAACATTATTTATTTATGATAAATATAAAATATGTGAATATACTTCTAATATAGAAGATTTTTTAACAGTAGATATAATATTTTTATGTTTACCTACACAATTTGATTCATTAAAAGAAACATATGATTTAACAGCATTAGAAGAAACATTAGAATATTTAAGTAAAAATAATTATAATGGTATATGTTTAATTAAATCTACAATTTTACCAAATACAACAAAAACATTTTCTGAAAAGTATCTAAATTTAAAACTAATACATAATCCTGAATTTTTATCTGCAAATACAGCATTAGAAGATTTTCAAAATCAAAATCATATAGTATTAGGTACGACAACAGATAATACTGACGAATACATTAATATCATAAAAGAATTCTATACAAAACATTATTCAAATGTTTCAATATCTATTATGACATCAACAGAATCTGAATTAATGAAATTATCAGCAAATTGTTTTTATTCAGTAAAAATACAGTTTTTTACTGAAATATATTTATTATGTAAAAAATTAAATTGTTCTTATGATACAATTAGAGAATCATTATTAAAGAATGGCTGGATTAATCCAATGCATACAGTAGTACCTGGAACCGACGGAAATATATCATATGGTGGTTATTGTTTTCCAAAAGATACTATGGCATTAGATAAATATATGGAGAGAAACATTACTCCACATTCTGTTTTAAATTCAACAATAAAAGAAAGAAATACAATGAGAGAAGATATAAAAAATATTAAAAATTAATTAATTTCTTCTACAGTTTCATTTTGATGTTCAGTAGTACCTTCGTCAAAATAGTTATCAAGTGATAAATCTTTTATATTTAAGCAATTAGATAAAAAGTATTTATAATAATCTTCATTTATTGTCATAATAAAATTTATTAAATTTTTCTTGTAAGAGTAATTTTTATTTTCTAATAATTCATTAAATGCTTTATTATTTTTGCCTTTAGAAATGTATTCATATGTATTAAATGCCAAAATATTACTAAGAATGTTACCATATATTAAACTTTGTTGACCGTTTATAATATTATTAATAACACTTGGTAAAATAAAATTAAAATCACAATCAATAATATCAGATAATTTTTGAAATATGTCAGTAAATACTCGTTTATATAAATCTAATAATACTTTTGTAGGTTTGATAGATGATTCTGTTACATTAACTTTATTATTTAATTCAATAAATTCTGGCGAAGAATGAATTATACTATCAAATAGTACATTTATACATTTTAATTTAAGATTAATTAGAATTTCATTTTCGCGTGCTTTTAATATTCTTTTAACATGATTCTTTTCTTTTACTAATTCTTTTATAACATTTACATTATATGCTAAATATTCCATAAAGTCGGGCATATAATTAATTAATTCAATATCATCTTCAGTTACTCCAAGTGGTGTAACTGCAAAAATATTATTAATAACGTGACCCAATTCTCTAAAAATAGTTACAACATCGTTATAAGTACAAATTGGTTTATCTAAATCGGTAAATGAACCCAATAAATATAAGATCGGTAAATTTTCTCCATAACCTGAAGTAAGTTTTATTAAAGTAATATTTTTATTATTTTTATTATTTTTGAGTAAATCTAAAAACAGATAACCTTTTAATTTATTACGACTATCATAAATTTCAATAGGATTACAATCTGTATTTAATGGTGTTACTTTTGATTCAGAAAATCGAATATTAAAATTTTTTTGTATTTGATAAAAAGCAATTTGAAATATATCAATTGGTTTTATTTTAACATCGGGAAAGAATTTATTAAGGCCATAAATAATATCACTGAGTGATAATTTATTTTTAACATTTGCTAAATCTTTTATTGTATTTAATGATGATTCAAGTTGAAAATCTAATTTATCATTTAGATCTTTTAACATAATTTTTAAATTTTCAGTATCTTCATCAGATTTATTACTTGAAAAACGATAAAATGTATCGTAACCTAATAAATTTGCATACATATTTCTAGAACTAATAAGTTTTGAAATAGCAGGTAATAAATCATTATATCTATTCATAAATTCTCTTTCTAAATAATTTCTTACATTTTTATCACTGATTTTTTTAACTAAATAATAATATTTAGTTTTATCAATATTAATTGAATTTTTTTTATCAGGATAAACAGAAGATACAATTGATTCAGATTGTGCGTCAATTTTGTTTCTATCAATATTAATTTTTAAAGGTTTTTCGAGAATATCATTAATAATGTTTTCAATTTTATCCATATTTTTAATTAAGGCTACTATTGTTTTATGTTCTTCGCTACATGTACCATATTTTTCCATAGATTTTATTGTTTTAAATAAAAAATATTTTTTATCTTTATCTTTATCATCATTACTAATTTTTCCATAGATATTTAATATAGTTTTTAATAAATCAATATCTGTATTATATATCATATTATATTCTTTTAATTTCAAACCTAACAAGTTATATTTTTCTTTTAATTCTTTATTATTTGTTTTTAATTCCATTAAATATAAACAATTGGAATATAAATTAAATAAATAAGTATCATCAACTAAAATTTTAATTTTATTATCATTAGAGGTTGAATCATTTATAACTATTTTGCGAGTATCTATAGATTTATTAATTAATAAATCTATTTTTTGTTCTAGTCGCTCATAACTTAATTTAAATAAAGTTTTTATTATATCCATTAATATAGCTATATTACATTAAATATAATGAAATTTAACCCATTAAAATTTAAAAAAATTGATAATAGATTGATTTAAACAATAAACATATAATTATATATATTAAAATATAAATGTCTGATAATAATATAAATCAATATAAAAGTTTCGATGATATGGAGTTTTTAAACTTCGAACTTTTAAAAGGAGTATTCGATTATGGTTTTACTGTACCATCTCGAATTCAAAATTTAAGCATAAAATCAATTTATGACGGGGATGACTTGATTGCACAGTCTCAATCGGGAACAGGAAAAACAGGAGCATTTACTATTGGTTCATTATCTATAGTAAATCCTAAAGAAGAATACCCTCAAGTACTTGTACTAGCTACAACACGTGAACTTGCAACACAAATTCACACAGTTTTTACTAATATTTCAAAATATATGGGTATTAATATTCAATTGTGTATTGGAGGTACTCGTGTTAAAACAAATAATAATAAATCTGACCCTTATCGTCAAATTCGCACAGCACATGTTCTAGTAGGTACACCTGGTCGCGTATTTGATTATATTAATGCAAAAGCATTTGATGCTAAAAAATTAAAACTATTTGTAATGGATGAAGCCGATGCTCTTCTTAAAGAAGACTTTATCGAACAAATCAAATCAATTATAACATCACTTGATGCTAATACACAAATTTGTGTTTTTTCGGCAACATATCCTCGAGAAATCTTGGATATTGCAAGTGCAATTATGACCCAACCAAAAGAAATTCTCCTTAAGCGAGAAAATCTGAGTCTTGATTTAATTAAACAATATCGAATTGATACATCTCAAGAGAAATTTAAATTTGATACACTTGTGGATCTTTATAAAAACCTACTTATAGGACAATGTATTATTTTTGTAAATAGTATTGGTACAGCAGATGAACTAACTTCAAAACTTGAAGAAAATGGTTTTTCAGTAAATAAGATTCACGGTGGAATGGAAACAGCTGAACGTACAGAAGTTCTTCGCGATTTTCGTCTAGGTTTGATTCGTGTATTGATTACTACTGATATTTTATCACGTGGTATTGATGTAGAACAAATTGGTATTGTAATTAATTACGATGTACCACGCGATAAAGCCCAATATATTCATCGTATTGGACGGAGTGGTCGATTTGGTAAACTGGGTGTTGCAATTAATTTTGTAACTTCTCGCGATTATCGTACTCTAAATGATATTGAACGATTTTATAAAATTCAAATTCGGGACATGCCTGATTTCCAAACAGTTCTTTCGCAACTAAGTGGTCTTAAGGGCTACATGAAACTTAATAAAGATTAAAAATCTTTATTTAAAATTTATTTATAAAAATCAATAAAGATTAATTAAAAATTAATTTATTTAAGGATAAATAAAGATTTATTCATTATCTATAAATAATGAATGAATCAGATAAAATCCCTTGTGTAATCGAGGGAGGGTATAATACATCGTATATAACATCGTTGTTATCGGCTTTTTTTTATAAAGAAAATGAACATTTAAAATCTATATTATTAAATCAACCAAATAATAATTCTGGATATTATTTACAAGAACTCATTAAAGTAAATTATATTGAACCACTTCGTAAACATTACACAATAAAATCAGATGCATTAAATGAAATTAGAAACTATCTATTCATAAATGGTTTTTTATCACATGAAAATATTATGAATAGTTTTAAAATACAATCAATTAATGAATTATATATTTTTTTATCAGAATATTTAAATTCACAAAAAATGGAATTTGATATAAGTAAAATAAAAGATGGAAAATTAATTGAGACAGATAATTTACATAAATTGTCAATGATAGAATTAAAAGTAACTAACAAAAATACATCAATAAGAGAACTATTTGTAGATTGGATTACAACAACATTATTAAAAGAACAAGAAGAATATTATTGTTATAAATTAAAAGATGTACCATCATATTTATGTTTTTATTTAAAACGAGAAAATCAAGAAGAAAACACAATGGTCGATATTATGAATAAAATAAAATTTTTTAAAAATTCAGATCCAACCCAAAATTACATAAAATATAAATTACATTCATTAATATGTTTTGATGGAAAAAAATATTATTCATGTATGACAGGTTATAATAATAAATGGATTATGTTAAATGAAAATAAAATTCCATCAATGCAATATGTATCCTTCGCTGATGATGAAATTACAGAGAAAATAAAAAAAGATGTCATATTTGCAGTTTATACTTTAGATTAAATTTACACTTTAGATTAAATTTACAATTTAGATTAAATTTAATACTGGTTCAATTAATTCATATTGAAATAATCTATTACTTAATTTAAAAGAATAAATTTTAACTTTTATATTTTGGAATAAATTTAGTTTTACTATTTGATTGGTTTCTAAATTATTAGTTTCTATCAATAATTCATTCGGATTTGATGTAAGAATAGTAGATTTTTTAATAAGTGGATGAATTAATGATATGGATATAACCAAATTATATTCATCATTATATAATTTTATATTATCATTTTCAAAATATACTAATGTTACATCAATAACTTTTTGTATTTGTCCGTACATAATTTTATTAAGATTATTTAAATTATAACAATATTTATAAATACTTCTCATTTTATTCATATTAGAACAAATATTTTTTAAAAATATTTCATCATATATTATATTTTTATTTTTAACAAAATTATATAAAATACGATGAACTATCATATCAGTATATCGACGTAAAGGTGATGTAAAGTGAGTATAATGTTCTAATCCTAATATAGTATGTCCATTTCGTATAGTATTTACTTCATATGAAGCAGCATCATTTTTACAATTGATATGTAAATCTATTATTTTTTTATTAATATTTTTACATATATCATTATATCTTTGTAGTTTAGAATTATTATATCTTATAATTGAAGGAATATGTTTTAATTCTTCTGCTACATATTGGTTACATAAAACCATATAATATTCAACCATTTTATGAATATCATAATCTTTAGATATGATAAAACGATTACCGATATCATATAATTTTTCTAATTGTTTATTTTCTTTATTTTTTATCATAATTTCGGCCTCTTCATAAGTTAAATTTTTAACTGATATATATGATTTATAAAATTTATAATTAGTAACTAAATAATATTCAGATAAAACACATTCTAATGTGAAAGATCTATTCTTTTTCCCTTCTGTTAAACTTATTATTTCAGTGCTTAACGGGGGTGGTAACATATGTTGAACTTTATCTAAATAGATAGTTTCACAACGATTTTCCAATTCTTTATCTATATCAGATTGAAATTCAATATATGATGTAGGATCAGCAATATGAATATATAATTTATTATTATTTATATCATAACTAATAGCATCATCTCTATCTTCTGAACCTTTCGGATCAATAGTATATGCAAATAAATGTGTTAAATCAATTCGATCCGGAGTAAAATCATTTTCAATAAGTTTAGGAATAATATTATTTTTGAAGGGATTAGTCCAATTACTTTTAGCAAAAAGCATAGGTAAATCTTTTAAATCAATATTATCAAAGTATTCTAAAACAATAGCATTCTTAAAAGAAACTAATGCATATATATCAGTAAGAGTTGTTTTTTTAGTTTTTACACTAAATGATTTCATGCCTGGAATCAAAGGGGTAAATTTTTTAAATATATTACCTTTTGAATCGGTCATTATTGTACGAGAACTTAAATTAAGAATACCAAATATTTTATCATGCATGATGGGTGTATTAATAATTAGATGTTAATAATTAGATGTTTATAAGTAATTATTAATAATAAAAATCAATTTTTAATTAAAATATTAAAAAATATATAATAACATGTTAATATATATAGTTCAATGACTATGTATATTGGAGCTTTGAGTTTAGGTGCAGCAGCATCAATTATTAATTCGATATCAACACTTACATTAAATGTATATTCTTTATCAACAAATATTAAAATGAGTAAAAATATATATCACGAAGATGTAAAAGAAACATTAATGAAAACAGATTTAGAAGCAACTGTTAAGTTACTCCAATCTGTAATTATGGATATACCACAATATTTTAATGATAATGTATCTATAATAATAGCATTAAAGAATATGCAGGAAATTATTGCAGAAATAGAATCAGAATTAAAAAATATATATGACAAAATGAATTATAACGATGGTATATATCTTTTAAAAAATATAAGAAGTTATGATTTTAATAAAGAAATTAAGAAATTAGAAATACATGTACATATAATGGAAAAAAGAAAAGCAAATTTATTTAAAACATTAGAACTTTTTAAAAATTGTATTAAAAATAATAATCCTAATGAAAAATTATTAATGATAGCACAAGTTGAAAAATCAATATATAATTTAGAAGAAAATATAACAGTTATGTGAATTAATATAATTTAGTTCCTTCAATTAAACCAGCATTTCTACCAGCATTATATATTTCAAAATATTCTTCTTTTGAAATAGTTGTTTTCTTTTTATGTTTATTAATTTGATTGTCGGATTTTTTATTAAATGGTTTTAAAATTATTTCAGATTTATCGTGCATTAAAAGTGTACCTAAAGATAATAATTGATGTAATACTTCAGCATCAAAAATTTCAACTATTCCGGTTGATAATTTTTCACCAGTAATTCTATTAGTGTCAATAAAACATTTACCGACTTCACAAAAATTTTTAAATTCATTTTGTATATCATCTCTAGATACATTTGGAGAAATATTTTCTAATTTAATAAATGATGATACTTCAATATTATTATTTTTAGGTTGATTATCATATATACTTAATCTTAATTTTCTATTTTTAAGAAAAAAATTATTTTCTTTAAGAAGGTTATCTCTATATATAGGCGATGATAAAACAACAAAACCAAAACCTCTCATATTAATTAAGTCAGCTATGACATATCCTTCTACGTTTTTAAAACAATCTCGAAATTCAATATTGGTACAATCAAAAGGAACGTTACCGACAAACATTTTACTATTTATTTTATTCTCAACTATATTCATTAATAATTATATATTAATATATATGTATTTTTATTTTATAATTAAACCAATATATTCAAAAAAATTGATTTCTATAATCTTTATTTATTTAATTAGTTATTAAAATAACATAACTATAATGTCTGCTATTCTTGGTAAACGTCTTATGGGAGAAATCCGTATTCTTCATCAAAATCGTGTAAATTTCGTTCAAGGGGTACAAGATCCCGATGATTATAAAACATTTTATTTTCTACTACGTCCAGATGACGAACCTTATAAAGGAGGTTTATATATTGGTCAAATTAAAATTACAGATGAATATCCTACAAAAGCACCTGTATTTTCTATGTTAACTCCGAGTGGACGATTTGAAGTTGGTAAAGCAATCTGTCTAACGAATTCGCATTATCATCCAGAACATTCATCTGCTGCTTGGAATATTAACTCTATGATCATTGCTTTTGTTAGTATTTTTATTGCTGATGATACAACAGGTATTTCACATATTAAAGATACATCTGAAAATCGTAAAATACTATCACATCGTTCATATTCTTATAATTGTGAAAATTATTCTCGTATTTTTAAACTATTCGATCAATTTGTAAACGATGATCTTACTCTAAAAACAAATGAAGAAATAGAACAAATTATTGCTGCCTCAAAACCTAAACCAAAAGTTAAGAAAGAAGTAAGCGAATCTGTACCAGTACAAGAAACTCAAGTAGCTCAAGAAACTCAAGTAGCTCAAGTAGCTCAAGTTACAACACCTGTTGTAGAAACTGTTCTCGAACCAGTTCAAGAACAAGTTCAAGAACCAGTAAAGAAACGAGTTGTTAAACGAGTTGTAAAGAAAGTTATTCAAACTGATACAGAAAAAGAACAACCTCCACTTGAAGCAAATGAGAAAAAGATTATTAAACGAGTTGTTAAAAAGAAAGAAGAAACACCAAATGAAACTATGCCAGTACCTGAAACCACAGAGAAAAAAGTAGTAAAACGTGTAGTAGTTACAAAAGTAATTAAAAAAGTAATTAAAAAAGTAGTAAAACCTGTGAATAATGAGTCTAAAGATGATGAAAATAACGAAAATCAAGATGATAAGTAGTTAAAAAAATTGAAAAAAATATATATTTGATATATATAATTTATTTATTTAATTAATTTAAAATGGTTAATACTATTGGTGGTAAAAATTATAAGAAAGGTAAGAAGGGTGGTCGTCGGACCAAAAACCCTTCTACTGAATTTAATACTGAGAACGGAATGCATTTTTATGCTCAAGTTCTCGGGCGACTTGGAGGAAATACTCTTCAAGTAATGCTACAAACCGGTGAAACGGTTCATGCTTCTATTCCTGGACGTTTTATGAAACGTGTATGGTTTAATAAAGATGACCTAATTGTTGTATCTCATGATACTGATAAGGTTTATGATGTAGTTCAAAAAGTTACAAATCCGTCTACTCAACTTGCTGCTTCAACGGCTCTGAATATTAAACTCGATAAGGATAACTCTAATTTCTTTCGTGCCGATATCGAAGATGATATTGATGATGAATCAGATGATGAAGAAAAAGATGATTCAAAATCATCCCTTGCTATACTACGTAAGAAGAATGATAAGGAACGGGATCTTAAACGGCGTCAAGAAGAAACAGATGATTTTGATCGCGTAATTTCAGTAGTAAAGGAGGGAGATGGAGAAGAAGATGAAGAAGATGATGATTCAAAGAAAGCTAGTCAAAAGAGTGGATCTACTCAATCTACTCAATCTACTCAATCAACTCAATCAACTGATTCTTCTGATTCTTCTGATTCTGAATCTGAAGACGAAGAAGAACCACAACCGAAGACTCCTGACCGGTCTACAAGTCGCTCATCGCCTCCTAATGTGAAACAACAACGAAAGTTTACATCGGATGCATTCAAGAAGCAATAAATATTTTTTTATATAAATAATTTTTTATATGAATGATTCTTTTATTAAATATTTTTTTGCGAATTATTAAGTTCTTTACATAATAATTTTGTTGGATTTACAATATGTCTTTTAGTTCTTAAAGAATGATAAGCATCCATGGGTGTTTTATTTTCTTTTAACATAATGTAATATGCTAATATAGTAGCAGAACGACTTGCTCCCATAAAACAATGTATAAGAATATTTCCATTATTTCTTTTTTGAAAGTCTTTTATTTTTTTATAAGAATGTTTAAAATATTTAATAATAGATTCTTGATTATTATCTTTTAATTTATAATTAACATAAACAATATCATCTGGGAAATAGTTTCTAATATCATCTGTAACATTAATAATATATTTGATATTGTATTTATTAAGAATATTTTTATTAGCCGCATTAAATGCCGAACCAATATAAATATTATCAATAACATGTGTAGGTTCTCCATAAAACCATTTCATTTGTTCTACTGATGAAATTCTAGGAAAAACTCTATAGTGTCGGGATTCACAACTTAAATCAGACTCTGAAACATTAGTAAAAGTTGGTTCTTTATCAATAATTTTATCGGTTTGAGCATCATTTAAATTATAATTATCATCTTGGTAACTAATATCTGGGAGAATTTTATTAGAAATCTTATCATATATAATTTTTAAACTAATAGTTATATATTCCATCTATATATATTAAAATAATAAAAAATTGATTGATTAATAACTTAAAATAATTACAAGTATATAATTATTAAAATAAAATATGGCAAATATATTAAAAAATAAATATACTCAACCGTTACTACCAGAACCGGATATAATAAGAGTATCTATATGTAATTTAATGGAATTTAATTTACAAATACCAGATTGTCAACGTGAAAAAGAATGGGATGATGATATGTATAAGAATGCGATTGATTCAATAATGAATAATATAGATATCGGTCAAATTATAGTAACTTTTAATACAATAAATAATTCATATGAAATATTAGACGGTCAACATCGATATGAAGCAATTAATAAATTTATAAATAGAATAGATTATGAAGATAATATTATAGATATATTTATGAATAAAAGAATTACAGTTTGCAAATATAATAATTTAACACAAGAACAACAAAAAATATTATATATGAGAATTAATTCTGGTTTAGAACAAAACATAGAACATATGGAAAAAATAAATGAAGTTAAAAATATGAAAGATTTTATGGAAGAATATGATAATAAATTTGGATCAAAAGAAAATTTAAATTTAGTAATTAATACATTATTATATATCATACAGGATTATTATTATAATGGAGAAGCGAATGTTGTAATTAAAAATTTAACTAAAAAAAATCATTTTCTGAAAAACTTGAATAAAATGGATTTAGAATATGGATTAGAAGATACGCAAAATATAATTACTTTAACTAAATATATATTAGATGAAATTAATAATGAAAAATATTTAATAAATAAATATTTGGATAGTGTAAAAAAAATAAAAAATACAGTAGTAACAACAATAATATATCATATATTACATGAAAATTATGAAGAAATTAAAAATAAAACTTTTAAATACAATGATATTTTAGACAAATTTTATTTTAAAATATGGAAAGTTTTACTAGATGAGAAAAAAAGTAAAATAAAAGATAACTTTACAATTATATGTAATAAATATAACGAATACGTACAAAATCAAAATATCATAAATAATAATTTGATAGATGATACACCAGAAACATCAGAGTTGAGTGATTAAATTAAGGTCAATGACTTAAACATATTTATTTATAAATATACATATTGTTTGATATGATTAATTTAAATTTTATTACAAAAGAAATAAAAAAAGTTATAACTTATAATAGGCTAATAAAAATAAGAAGATATTATCGTCATCGTAGAAAAAAACCACAATATATTAGGGAACCAAAAAAGATAATTGAAGACTTAAATATTTTAGTTAGGAAAAAAAATAAATTAGATAGTAAAAAAATAAATGATATATTAAAATTAATAAATAAAAGTAGATTATTATTATTACAAAATGGATTTGCAAAATTTGTTAAAATCTTTTTAATATTTATGGATAATTTTAATTTAACAAATAATAATTATAATACTTTTTTAAAATTTTTAAAAAAGTATATATTAATTATTATCAAAAAAAGAACATCATATTATTATCAATTCTCGGAAAAACAAATAGAAAATGCTGAAATAAATGGATCTATAAAAGTATTAATAAATAAAATAAAAGAAAAAAAAATTAAATTATCGCCAAAATTATTAATTCATTTTACAGAAATTGTAAAAGATGTAAATTATGAAAATACAATATTTGAAATATTCAATCTTACAAATTTAAATAATTTAGAAATTAACTATTTAATAGAAATAATTTCTCATTCTGAATGGTTAATTTATTATTGGTATTTTGAAAAAGATACAAAGATGAAAAAAATAAATTTAGAAATATTATTAGAAAAAATAAATTTAGAAAGTAAAAAAGAGATAATAATGAAAAATATATTACAACAATATAATTATATATGTAAAGATGATAGCGAAATATTTTTAAGCCATACATTATACTACCAAAATGATACATATGATTTTGATTTAGAAATTCATAGAAATGAACTTAATTCAAAGGAATTAGAGAAATTAGCAGAATTAGAAAGATTAGTAGTAGATAATAATGATATATATTATGAAAAAAAACAAGAATATTTTGTAAAATATATCGACCCCGAATGGAAAAATCATTTTAATTTAAGAAAAATAAAAATATTAAATAGTATTATTGATTTTACGTATGACAAATTATATAAATTTGATATTAACGAAATAATAAATACTATTTCCACATTATATTTACGATTATTATTATGTAAATTTACATGTTTTGACATTTTTCGAAATTATGAAATTTATATCGAACAAGATAATTTTCACGATCATGAAAATCTTTTAGAAAGATATAACAATATTATAAATTTTGAAAAAAAAGAAATAGAAAAAATTTTAAAAAAAATAAATTTTAAAAAAAATAATATATCTAAACATAATATTAATTTTGAAAATATTCTAAATTATCTAAATAGTAATTATTTAAAAATTTTAATATTAATAATTCGTAGTAAAAAATTGTTGCATATAGATTATTTAGATTATTTAGATAATAATATATATGACATAGTAGATGAGAAATATAAAATATATGCAAATTATTTATTTAAATTTAAATTTACGAATAATATGAATAATATGAATGTATTATTAATACAAATATTATTAGAATATATATTAAATTCAACATTAAATTATTTTGAAATAGATAAAATAGAAATAAATAGTAATGAAATATTTGAATTAAATAAAAAATCTTTTTTTAAACGAGATAATGAATTTACAAATTATATATCAATTAATATATTTAATAAATATTTTACTTTTACAGCTACACCTGAAATATTGTCTAATAGTATTATTAATAATAGTATATTAATAACTGAATGTTTTAAACAAAATATTTTACCATCATCTGAAGATATAATAAATATAGCTAGATTTAATTTAGTCAATATTATGAAAATAATATTAGATATGAAAATAAATGTAGATTCTTCAATATATGAAAATATATATTATGATGAAGATTTTGCTATGATAAAATTGTTATGGTATAATAATATATATATGAATATAAATGGATTAAAAAAATTATTAAGAATGTATCCATTACATTTAGTTGAAAAATATATATATAATGAATTTAATTTAGATTTAAAACAAGAAATTATATCAAATATTAAATATATAAAATTATTTAATAATGATAAAGATGATAAGATTGTAATTAATAAAAATAATAAAAATTTTACTAAAGATACTTTAGTTTTTGATACGAATGTTATGAATATAATTAGAGAAAATATATTAACAAATAAGTTTAAAGATATTGATATAATTTCTTGTTTATCTATTACAGATAATTTTATTCGTTGTTATTTATATGATTGTATAGAGTTAAATATTAAGTAAAATTAGTATTGTAAATAAATTTTAATTTACAATATTAAATATTTTTATTAAATATTAATTTAATTTAGTATTTACGTGAGCTTTTCTTGCTACCTTTCTTTGATCCTTTCTTGGAGCCGGCTTTGCGGGAGCGGCGTTTGCCACCTTCCATCTTCTTGCTACCTTTCTTTGATCCTTTCTTTGAGCCGGCTTTGCGGGAGCGGCGTTTGCCACCTTCCATCTTCTTGCTACCTTTCTTTGATCCTTTCTTTGAGCCGGCTTTGCGTGAGCGGCGTTTGCCACCTTCCATAACAGCTAAGCTAAGTTTGCGGGAACCTTTCTTGGAGCCTTTCTTTGAGGCAGCTTTGCGGGAACGACGTTTGCCACCGGTCATTTTCTTGCTACCCTTTTTGGAGTCTTTCTTTGAGGCAGCTTTGCGGGAGCGACGTTTGCCACCTTCCATCTTTTTGGAGCCTTTCTTTGAGGCAGCTTTGCGGGAACGACGTTTGCCACCGGTCATTTTCTTGCTACCCTTTTTGGAGTCTTTCTTTGAGGCAGCTTTGCGGGAGCGACGTTTGCCACCGGTCATTTTCTTGCTACCCTTTTTGGAGTCTTTCTTTGAGGCAGCTTTGCGGGAACGACGTTTGCCACCTTCCATCTTTTTGGAGCCTTTCTTTGAGGCAGCTTTGCGGGAACGACGTTTGCCACCGGTCATCTTTTTGCTACCTTTCTTGGAGCCTTTCTTTGAGGCAGCTTTGCGGGAACGACGTTTGCCACCGGTCATTTTCTTGCTACCCTTCTTGGAGCCTTTCTTTGAGGCAGCTTTACGGGAGCGGCGTTTACCACCTTCCATCTTCTTGCTACCTTTCTTGGAGCCTTTCTTTGAGGCAGCTTTGCGGGAGCGGCGTTTACCACCTTCCATCTTCTTGCTACCTTTCTTGGAGCTTTTTTTAGCACCAGCACGGCGTTTTTTACCTCCATTTTGGAGAGTGAATAATGATTCAAGGTTAAGACCTGCATCTTCTGCGTTCATAATTAATATAACTTATATGAAGAAAAAATAATTTTATATTGAATAATAAAATAAAATTGACGCAAATATAAATTTTTATATTTCAAAAATAAATAAATTTATTAAGAAAAAATATTCAGTATTTTTTCTGATTTACAAGTACCACATGATGTAAAAGTTTTGCGATTTTTTCGAATAAGTGTCGTATCAGAACTCTTGCATTCTGGGCACAAAATATACATTTTAATGAAAATTGTGATAATATTTTTTAAATGAGGGATTTTAAGAGAAGTATCAATTTTAAGTTGTGTATCATTCGTAATTAACGACGATGCAAATTGAGTTTGTTTATCTATATACGTTTTAACAAATATAGTTTCACGATTAATTGATTTACAGAAATTTTCAAAATTAATAATAAAAGTCTTTCTATCTTTTACAATAATTTCAGGTTGAACAAATTTATTCTTCTTTTTCTCACGCAATGAAAGAGTTTCATATGCACGTTTAATTAATTCTTCTATAGAATAGGGGAGTTGATAATTCATTTTAATATTAAATAGTTTATATTATCTTTAATTTAAATAAGTTTAAATATCAATTTTTTATGAAAAAATTGATAATAGAACTAATTAAAGAATAAACTAACATAATTAAATTAATAAATAATGACTCTATATAACATATCTTCAGAAACACTTGTTGTAATATATTCTATGATTTTTTGTACTTTCCTACCGTTACTTTATGCAACGGTGAAAATTACAGATATGTATTATAAACAAATTATTAAAAATAATTATATTAAACGAGATAAATTTAAATTTTCAGAATATTTTGTACTAGAATTACAATTTTCAAATATTAAAACATATATTGAAGAGAATGAAATTGATTCAACTGTAGAACAACTTACTACTAATCTAATGTATAGTATCGGCAGTGTTTTTGCATTATCGTATTATAATAAAATGTATTTTGTAGTTCAACGTGATAATAATATGAATTGTAAAATTAATGAATGTAATATTTTTAAGACTCTATCACAATCACTTTCAGATAAACTAGAAGAAGAATCTGAAGATAACTGTATTAAATTTGATCTATTCTATCACGAAATTAAAGAAGGTAAACTTGATAAATTTTTCAAATCAATTATTCATCATAATAAATTTAAATTCATGAAACATCTTTCAAAAAAATCTGGAGTTAAATTCTCATCACAAACACCATTTGGTGACAAAAATATGGATACATTTTATAAAAAATATAATAAAGTATCTGGTACTGATTATCTTAGTAATCCTCTGTATGGATGCTGTTATAAATGGATAGATGACGAACATGCTATTTCATTTAAAACTGAATTTACAGATATTGATAATCTTACAGAATTTATTACTAAATCAGAAGTACATCCGTCTGAACTTTTTACAACAGATGGATTTTACGATATTCATTACGTAGATAACGAAATGTATAAAATTTATGAAGATACAGATGAAGATACAGAACAAGAAGAATCAAATTGTTCTACTTCATCATCTGAAGATGAATCTGAATCTAATGTAGATTATCAAACTTATAAAATTATCGGAACGCGGGATGATAAAAAATATAGTGTAGAGATTGAAGCATCTAATATAGAAAACGCACTTGTTAAAGCATATTATATGATGGTCGGAACTAATATTATTAATCCAGAAACACTACATTATCATGTAAATGATGATGTATATATTATCCATGATAATAGTTTTTCAGAAAATACAGATAAACAATTTATTCTAATAGAACAAATTAATAAAGGTAATAGTTCAATTGGTGGCGATGAAACAAATAATTCTAAAGATTACGATGATATGCCACCACTAATTCCATGTGATAATCTTGAAGAACCGGAACCAGAACCAGAACCAGAACCAGAACAAGAACAAAACGATAGTGGTGAAAGTGCGGTTGATGTATCAGAAGATGATCTTAATTAAAAATTGATTTTTTTATTGAAATTTATAATTACTTAATAATAAAATAAGTAATTATAACAATGGATTTCTCAAATTTGTGTATAAAACCAAAAGAAGTAGATACTTTATTATATCACGGCGATTGTGTTGATGGGTTTACATCTGCTTTCGTATGTTATTATTATATGAAGACGCAAAATAAAAAGAAACGGGTAACATTTATTCCATGTCAACATCAGAAACCACCACCTAATGTATCTGGGAAAAATGTTTTAATGTGTGATTTTTCATATAAATACGATGTATTAAAAAATATGTTAAGTAATGCAAACAAATTAGCAATATTAGATCATCATGCATCAGCAGAAAAAGATTTAAAAAATATTAACAAATCTCATAAAATGTTTGACAAATCACATAGTGGTGCATATATAACTTGGGCGTATTTTTTTGGTGAAGAAAATGTCCCCCTTTTTGTCCGATATGTAGAAGATAATGATATTTGGGCAAAACGTATGCCTAATACAAAAGCTTTTACATCATATATTTTTAACTTACCAAAAACATTTGATATTTATGAAAAATTATTAGATGATTCGTATATTGCAAATACTGTAATACCAATGGGTGAAGGTATGCAAAAACAAAATGATTCATATATAAACGATGGAGTAAAAAAAGCAGCCATGAATTTCATGTTAATTGATTCTAAATTATATTTTATTGCAAGTGTAAATACATCAATATTAAAATCAGAAATAGGTAATGCTATTTTTAATCTCTATCCTAATGCAAATTTTGCACTTTGTCATAGTCAAAATTCTTTTACAGGAGAAACATATCTAAGTTTACGTTCAATGGATACAGCAACAGATGTTGAAGTAGTAGCTTCTAAATTTGGAGGAGGAGGTCATCGTAATGCAGCAGGTTTATCTGTGTTTGGTTCTGATACACTTCCTGGAATTTTCCTAGATAGATATCAATGTTATAATATTATTCAACGAATTAAAATTAGAACACAACTATTAATTGATAAAGAAACAGAATTAAATATTGCATATTTAAATTCTACACAACATAAGAGACACTTGGGTTCTTATTTACTTCAAACAAGATATACTGAAATATTTGAAGGTGAAACAAGAGAAATTAGTGAAGCATGTAATATTATTCGTAATAAAATTAAAGATGCAAGTTATTATATTGGATTAGATTTAGCATGTATATATTATTATGATGATTTTGACGATAGTACTTATTTTTCAGTAATATCGCAAAATATGGATTTACTATATGCAGTAAAAGATATGTATTCAGAATATGTTATTGATACAGATGATACAAATATATTCAAACGTCTTAAAATAAAATTTGCAGGATTAATGCATAAATTACTTTAATTACTCTAATTACTTTAATTACTCTAATTACTTTAATTACTCTAATTACTTTAATTACTCTAATTACTTTAATTACTCTAATTACTTTAATTACTCTAATTACTTTAATTACATGAAAAAATTTATTTATTATAAAAAATTGACATTTAAAATGTATGAATTAAAACAATATATAATTATTTAAATAAAATGCAACCGAATCAATTAATTGAGAAACAACGTAGTTATCAATCAAAATATACCGAACTTAATGGATATTATGGAGAATGTATCGGAGATACACATCGTAAATGTGTTAATGTAATTAAATTAATGAATGAACTTATTATTCTTAAAAAAGAAATAATGAGTCGAAATGAAATTAATTCTTCAAGTGTATTAAAAAAAATGAAATTGACATATATATTTGCTAATACAGATGATATTGGAGCTTTTGGTGAATTTTATAAATTTGAAAATGAACCTAATAATGAAATAGATAAAAAAATTAAAGATATAATAAATACCGTATATCCTATTTCTAAAATTAATGGATCAGAATATTATAGATATTTTGTAGAACAAGAAATTACTTTAATTAATCCAACTACATTTATTCGTATTATAAAAACATATACCAATGCAAATTGTAAATCATTATTTGAAAAAGAATTAAATAATATTATTTTGGATAATTTTAAATATTATGGTTTAATTTTACCACATGAATTTTTTACAATTGCATTGGTAAATAATAAAACAAATTTAGAATTATTTTTTAACTATTATTTTCCAATTCTAGAAATAATAGAAATTAAAACAATAGACACACAAATTATGATCGAATTGTTTTTAATATGTTTTGCTCATGCAATTCATATAAACTGTTTTAACGGTCTTGATAAAAGTAAATATTCAACTAATATAGTATTTAAAAATAGTCACTATGAATGTGAGCTTTTTGATAAATTACTAGAACAATATATAATTAAAAATACTAAATGTTCGACTGTATTTTTTACAGAATTGGTAATACATGAATATACTCAAAATTTAATAAATATATATGAAAATAATAAAATTATTCCTCCTTATAATTTTCTAGTAGCATCATTAGCATATAATAAATTAGAATTATCTAAAAAAATATGTACTATTGGGGCAAAATTAAGTGAAAATATATTGAATGATGTTTTTACTATTACAATTGGGAATTTAAAATCAGAAAATTTAAAAATAACTGACTTTTATAACTCAATTGACTTTTTAATAGAAAATAATTTTAAAAAAGTATCTAAATCAAATATTATGAAATATTTTGAGTATAAAAATAATAATAGCGAACTTACTCGTAAATTTAATAGTAAAATTGCATCATTATTATTTACAAAAAAAGATGATATTACATTTAATGAATTTATTTTTCTTACGAAAAAAAATATAGTATTTGAAAACGTTCATATCTTTAAATTTAATTTAGTTGATACAAAATTATGTGAAATATATGATGAATTAAATATTAATCCATACAATGTTAATTATAAGTCATCTATGCAAACATTACTAAAATTATGTTATGAATGTACTCCTATATCAAAAATTAAAAAAATATGTAAAACAGTTAAACCAGATATCGAATGTTTACGAAAAGCATGTATTGACCCTAGAAATTATCATACTGTAAAATATCTGATTGAATCACATTATTTAAAAATAGATGAAGTATGTTTATGGAATATTATTAATAATTGTAAATCAACACCGATGATTAGAATAATCCGTCAATTTTTTCGACCCCAAGATTTAAATCAAGCTAATCAAGAAAATAATAATAAAAAATTAGCTGAAGATATATCTGATAGTGAATCAGATGAAGATTTTGAAAATGAAGAAAGTGAAAAGAAGCAAGATATTGAACTCAAAGTTAAACCAATTGTTAAACCAATTGTAAAGGCAATTGTTAAACCAATTGTTGAACCAATTGTTGAACTCAAAGTTGAACCAATTGTTGAACTCAAAGTTGAACCAATTGTTGAACTCAAAGTTGAACCCAAGAAACCCGTGAAGAAACTTGTTAAAAAAATAACAGAAGCGAAGGTTGAAGCGAAGGTTGAAGCAAAACCCGTTGCTAGAGCTGATGATAAAGATAGTAATACAATTAAACAAACTATTGTTTATCGTGAGGAAATTAATGAAGATGGTAAATTAGTTAAGAAGAAAATAATTAAAAAAATAATTAAAAAGAATTCCTGTAAAGAAGATTCTGTAAAAGATGATTCGGTAAAAATGAATAATGAAAAAGATAATATTATAGTAAAGGTTGAATTAATTGAGAAAGTAAATATACCATCTGAATATGATTATCGTATCAAACGTAAAGTAAAAAAATCAATTAATACTCTTCTTAATAAACAAAAATGCGAGGAAGTAGAATCACATATTGAATTGCGTAAACAAGTATTAGAATATATCCAATCAAATAAATTAATTGAAAAAAATAAAATCAAAATTAAAACATTTGATTTAAATAAAGAAGATGAAATTGATTTTAGTAATATAGATAAATTTGTTTACAAATTATTTGAATAATGTATATTTTTTATTTATTTAATTATTAATTATTTATTTATTTATTTATTTAATATTATAATGAATATTATTGTAACTGGATATTATCAAGAAAAAAATCTTGGTGATGATTTATTCGAACAAGTTGGTAAAATTATATTTACTGAAAAAAATTTTAAAGAAAAAATTAATATAATAGAGTTTCTTAAAATAGATAAAATAAATACAAATGATGTATATTATTCTTGTGATAAACTAATTTTATTTGGTGGAGAAACATTAAATGATTATTTTTTAGATAAAATAATTTTATTTAAAAATAAACATATTAATTGCGAAATATATGGAATTGGTGTAAGTACAAATCAATCATATATTTCAATACAAAATAAAATAAATATATTTGATAAAATATTATTTAGAAATAACAAAGATTATGAGTATTTTAAAAATAGACTAAATAATTATGTTGATGTTGCTCCAGATATAGTTTTTACAACTAAATATAAAAAACCAATATTCTCAAGAACAAAAAATAATGCTGGGATATTTGTTGCGACTCCATTATATTATAATTTATCTGTAGATGAAAAAGATACATTTTTAAAAAATATAAGAGGATTGATAAATACATTATTAAGTAAATCATATACTATATATTTTTTTCCGATGTGTTGTAATGGAAAAGAAAAAGAAGATGATTATAATTTAATAGTACAAATAGTAAAAACATATACTGATTCACAAAAGAAAAAATTTAGATTTTTTAATTCAAATACAAAAATAATTAAAAAGATCCCCGAAATGAAAATTAATTTTTGTTGGAGATTTCATTCTGTAGTATTAAGTATAATATATAATATTCCATTCATTTCATTTTCAAATACACCAAAAGTAACAAATATATTAAAAGATTTTAATTTAAATAATTTAAGTTTTCCATTACATGATTACGATATATTTATTACATATTTAGAAAATAATATCTCTAATATTAAAAAGTCATTATTAAAAATATATACAGAATCTAATAAAAAAGCAATAAAAATATATAATGACTTTAGTAATTATAATAGTAAGAAAGATAAATTACAATTTTATATTAATGAAAACGATATTAAATATATTGTAGATTATGTAAAAAGTAATTATAATAAATATCTTTCTAAAATAGACGATGATTATAATACAAATCTTATTTTATTTTCATTATCAAAAACAATAAATTCAAAATATTTTTATGGTCTTCGTCAAAAAATATATATGGGGGTTAATAAATTAGAATTAGATATTAAATGGATAATAAACGACTTAATAGAAAACAATGATGAATATTTTTATCATACTGCAAATGAAATATTAAAAAAATCTAATAACAAAATAGAAATAATACCTGGAACAATAAATATGACTTTTATTAATCAAAATGACTATGATGGTTTACATCGTGCAGGATGGACGTATGTTATAAATAATATTAAAAAAATAAATCATACAAATGGCATATTATGTGATTTTTATGTAGATCGTACATTCCATTGGAATAATATTATATATTCTCAATTAAAAACAATACCATATTTAAAACCATGGATTGGTTTTATTCATCATACAATAGATACAAATTATTCGGATTATAATACAACATATTTATTTAAAAATAAATTATTTATTCAATCTTTAAAATATTGTAAGGGATTAATAGTATTATCAAGTGATCTCAAATCTAAATTAGAAACATTAATAAAACAAAATAAATTTGATGTTCCTGTATTTGTTATATGTCATCCAACAGAATTTATAGAAGAATCAAAACAATTTAATATATTGTCATTTAAAAAAAATCAACATAAAAAAATTATTCAGATAGGTGCGTGGATGAGAGACACAACTGCTATATTTAATTTAAAATTATTAAAAGAAATAAGTGAGGATAATGTTAAATATAAATTAAATAAGGCAGCATTGATTGGTAAAAAAATGGAAGGATATTATAATTTAGACGATAATGATTATCAAAATGCTTTATTATCGGAATTAGATAAAAGTGATTCTGAAAAAACAAAAAAGAAAAAATCTAACTTTTTATTATCAAATTCAGATAGCGAACAATCATATGAAAACGATTTTTTCTCTGATGAATTAACAGATTTTAAAGCAATTAAAAATGATACATTTGATAATGATTCAATAATTGCATTTAATTATGATAGTATAGAAAGTATACATAATATATGTAATACAACAAATGGTGAAATTAAACGACAATTAAGTAATATATGTACTAGTGTATCAAGAGATAATAGAAATAATAGAAATAATAATCGAAAATTTAGTATTAATAATAATAATGTAGAGATCATAAGATATTTAGAAAACGATGATTATGACAAACTATTAAAAAGTAATATAGTATTTATAAAATTATTAGGTGCAAGTGCTGTAAATACCGTTATTGAATGTGTAGTTAGAAATACTCCAATTATTATAAATAAATTACCTGCTATTGTAGAAGTTTTAGGAGCAAATTATCCGTTATATTATAATACATTAGAAGAAGCCACAAATATTATTACAATAAAAAATATAGAAAAAGCTTATAATTATTTGAAAAAAATGGATAAATCACATTTAAAAATGGATTCATTTAATAAGAATTTTGAAGATATATTAAAACAACTTAAATATTAAAAAATTGATTTTTTAAACTAATATTCTTTAAAGAATAATAAAAGAATATTAATCTATAAAATGAGTCTTGTTCCTTTTGAAATCAAATCAATCAAACTAATCACCGAATGGAATTATCAGTGTGATAATGAAACTTGTGAAAAATGTCAAAAAAGTATTTATAAATCAAGAAATGGTAAATTTATGAATGACAATGTTGCATTATTTGAATGCGGACATAGTATGCATCAATCGTGTTTTAAATCACATTCCCGTAAAACTAATATTTGTTTTACTGAAAATTGTAATGCCCTGTTAAAATTTATTGGTTATGCAAATAATAAAATAAGTAACAATAAAGGCGTGCGTCTTTTTAAGGACTAATATTTAATTTTTTTATATTCTCACAAATTTTTCTTAATTCATCACAACAAATATTTGTACATAACATTTGCATTAATTTTAATTCCATGATTGTAGGTAAATTTTTATGAGGTCCATCTAATTCAACACTGGATATAGCTTCTTTTCTCATTTTATTTATTAAACCTACACAATATTTATCTCTAATTAACCAGTATTCATTGTTTCTTTCCATTTCTTTTAATTTTTTAATACTATCTGTAAATTCAACACCTTTTAATTTAGCATATGGTTTAATAATGTCAAAATACTCAATATTCATTACCGGAGCATGTTTTATTTCTGCCATTTGATAAGAATTTGCTTTTAAATTCAATGGCATACTACAAGATTTTGCTTTAGGGATACATATTGCTCTCATTGATTCATATTTTTTATATACTTCATCATATGTAACATCATATGTCATACCTATTTTTTTATTTACTCTTTCGTGTAATTTAAATATATATCGCGTAAGAGTATCTCTATTAAGTAAATCAGAATCAGTAATTTTGCTATGTTCTTCTTCTAGTAAATAAATAGAATATGAATCTCTACAATATTTACAAGGGAGAACATTTTTAACAGCAATATAAAAATCTTTATAATCTTTTTTATGTTGTTCTGTTGGTTCTAATGGGTATCCAAAGCTAACAGCATGTAATGTTTCCCAAAAGTGTGGCCCCCAAATTTTTGTAATTAATCCATTTGTTTTACTATCATCTAATTTATTTCCATCTAATTTATTATTAGACATAATTAATATATTATATATTGTTATAAAAAGTTGAAATAAATTTCATTAAAATGATATTAATAATAGTTTATTTATAATTATAAATGTCAATAAATTATGAAACTATTAATTTTGAAATATTAAAGTCGACAGATGTAAAAATGCCAAATGATCCACCAATTAAATTTCCTTTTGAATGTGATACTTTTCAATTACATGCATTTAATTCAATCGAACAAGGAAAACATATCTTGGTAAGTGCCCCAACTTCATCTGGTAAAACATTATGTGCTGAATATGCGATTCATTATCATTTAAAACACAATAAACGTATTATATATACATCCCCTATAAAATCTTTATCAAATGAAAAATATAAAGAATTTAAGGATAAAGAAATATGTAAGGTAGGACTTTTAACAGGAGATAATAAAATTAACCCCGATGCTGATTTAATTATTGCTACCGCAGAGATTTTACGTAACAGTCTTTATAAAATTAAACAAGATAATAAAGATAAAGAAGATAAAGAAGAAGAAGAAGTAGTATCGGGAATTACTTCTAATCGATTAGAATATAATATTCTAGATAAGGTTGGTTGTGTTATTATGGATGAAGTGCATTTTATTAATGATTTAGATCGAGGTAAAGTATGGGAAGAAACATTAATTCTTTTAGATGATTCAATTCAACTAATATTATTAAGTGCAACTATTGATCGAGTAAACGAATTTGCTAAATGGATTCAATCAATAAAGAAAAAACAACTTAGTTTAATTCCTACTAATCGTCGTATAATTCCTCTTACTCATTCTATTTTTGTGAATGATGAATTATATACAGTTTTAGATAATCACGATACTTTTAACGAAGAAATATATCATTCAACTAAACGAACTTATGATAAATTAAAGAAAGACCCAAAATATAATCCTACAGAAACACAACAAATTAATACTTTAATTAAATATTTAATTAAGAAAGAACTATTGCAAACAATCTTCTTTTCATTTTCACGAATTAAATGTGAAGATTATGCTAATTCTGTAGCTCAATATTTAATTGAACCAGAAGAACAAGCAGAAGCTTTACGCATTTTTGATTATAATATTGCTCCATATCGAAAGATATATGAAAGTCTTCCCCAATTTATAACAGTCAGACAGTTAATACAAAAAGGTATAGCATTTCATCATTCTGGTTTAATTCCGATTCTAAAAGAAATCATAGAAATTATTTTTAAAAAAGGATTAATAAAAATTTTGTTTGCTACTGAAACATTTGCAGTAGGAGTAAATATGCCTACACGAACAGTTGTGTTTACTAATCTTTCTAAAAACACTAGTCGAGGTCGACGTTTTTTAAATACTGCCGAATATAAACAAATGAGTGGACGGGCTGGACGCCGAGGTATGGATACAACAGGAACAGTAATTTTAATGACATTGTATGATTTTCCAGAATTAAATGATTTAAAATCAGTAATGATTAAAACTATGCCACATATTTCATCTAAATTTAAAATTGATTACGCATATTGTTTAAAGACACTAAACTCTACAAATACTTCTCCAGAATCATTATTTAATTCATCTTTACTTGCAAATGAAATAAATATGTCTATAGCCAATGATAAAGATAAATTAATTGATATAGAAACAAAATATAATACATTATATAATATATTTAATACTAAATACTCTAATGATTCTAATGATATTATTACAAATTGTAACAAGATTTATTCACAAGAAAATAAAAATACATTATGTGGATTAGATTTTACTATTAAATTAACACCAAAACAACGTAAAGATATGGAAAAACTTAAAAAATCAGTACCCGAACAAATCTATAATGAATATAAATTAATAAAAGAACAGGAAGAAGAATATAAAAATTGTAAAAAAACAATTCAAGACCAAAATAATTATATCAAAACGAATACAGATATGATTTATAATATTCTTGACAAGAAAGGTTTTATAAATAACAATGATGAATTAACAGTAAAAGGAATAATAGCATCATTAGTTAATGATTGTAATGGTATATTATTAGCAGAAATAATTTCGAATGGCATGTTAAATAATTTAGATACAAAACAAATTATTGCCCTAGTAAGTATATTTACTAGTGTATCTGTTACCGATAATGATGTAATATATATATCAAAAAATTTAAATGATGAATATCAAAACATAATTAAAATTACAGATTCATATTATGAATTAGAAAAACAAAATAGATTATACATAGATGAAGAATATTGGAGTATTACTAATAAATATATTGATTTAACATATGATTGGGTAAATACAGATGATAAAACAAATTTTGAAGTATTACGTAAAAATATGTTAACATATTTAGGAGAAATTAACGAATATGAAGGTAATTTTGTACGGAACATGTTAAAAATATATAATATTCTATGTAATATTAAAATGTTATGTAATATACTCAAATATTACGAGTTATCTCAAAAACTCGAAATGGTTGATACATTAATATTAAAAGATATTGTGAATGTAAATTCATTATATCTTAAATAAATATATCTTAAATAATTATTTTTTTATTAAATTGAAATTATTTAATATACGAAAATTAAAAATTATTAATATAATATATATAATGGGTTCTATTATAAAAAAAAACCTTAAATCGATATTCAATTTAACAAGTAATCAAGTAAATTTATTAATATTATCTACTATTACATCTATATTTCAAGGTATTGTATTTTACTTTATTGATAAAAATAGATTTTCAACAACATATTTTGCATTTACTGTTGTAATGAGTTTTATATATTATATTTTTTATTATAAAACATATGTTAATGATAAAAAAAAAGTATAATTTAGATAAAAAAAGTATAATTTAGATAATATAAATATATAAATATATAATTAATAAAAACAATATATATGTTTTTATTAGTAAAAGGTTGTAATGGTTTCGGAAACATGATAAGTATTTTAAATACAGCATATCAAATTGCACATCAAAATAATATGACACTAGTAATTGATTGGACTCATCCTGAATGGAAATTGGGTTTTGACAATTATTTTGAATTGAATAATGTTAATTACCTAAGTTATGATAAATTTAAACAAATATTTAATAAAGATATGAAAATTATTCCAGAGATTTTTAATAAAGATAACTTATTTCAACCATTGTGCGATAGTTTACCAACTATAGATAAAGATAATAAATATGCTGAATTATTTGATCCTGTAATTAACAATTTAATTCATAATAAAAACTTTACAAAATCGGCCGACATTGTTGTTTTTGCATACAATTGGTTAGGATATAATAATATTAAATTTTTTTGGAATAATTTAATCTTAAAAAATGAATTAAAAATAGATATTGAAGATAAAATAAAAAGATTAGAAACTTATATCGGAATCCATGTAAGACACACCGATAATAAAAATATATCATGTAATTGGGCTATTGATATTGTTAAAGATAATAAAGATAAAAATATATATTTTGCTACAGATAATGAAATTGTTTTGAACTTATGTAAAGCAGTTCATCCCAAAATATTTAATTTTACTACTTTCTATGAAAAAGGTCAACCACTTCATACATTAAATAAAATTAACACAATAAAACATCAAATTAATATTGATACAATAAGAGATATTAATATTTTAGCATCATCTACAGTATTAAAAATTACACCAATAAAAACAATTCCATACATGACAACATATTCTTTATTAGCAATGGCATTAAAAAATAGTTAATTTATTCAGATAATTCATATGATTGATATTCATATACAAATTTCTTTTCACCATTTTCATCATAATCAATTACTTGTCCGCAAAAATTTTCTTTATTTACTTCTAATGGAATTTCTTCATAATTAGGATCATCATAAATATTTTTTGTAGAATGTAATAATAATAAATCTTTATGTTTTGAATATATTAAAACATTTAAAAAATGTTGATCGTATGTGTAAAAAGGCTGTGTAAGACTAGCTAGATAATTATCTACTTGTAATTTTAAACTACTTCCAAAATGTTCTGTAATAAATTGTTTCTTAATTCCACTTAATCCTCCCATCATTTTATCAAAATGACCTTTATGATCTCTTATAGTGTGAATTAATTGAGGCGATTCAATAAATTTTCTAATGCACCATTCATCTCTTTCATTAATTCTAGAATCAGTATCTCTTGAAAAAACTACTTCTACACCAGTAATATCAATAGATAAAAATCTGAAAACAGTTAATTTACAATCATCTATATTAACTTCTAAAAATCTAACATTTGATAAATTTATAGTTGATACTACTTCTTTGAGTTTTTCTTTATCTACATTATTACCTAACCAAACAAATGTTAAAAAATCAGGAAATTTTTCATTAATTATTTCTATATTTTCTTTTAATCCTAAATAGTATTTAGGATTGTAGGGACCATATAAGCAGAAACCAAAAGTTTTTACCATTTAATATATTGTTATATAAAAAAATTGAAAAATAAACACCGTGATATTTTAATTAATAAATGTATATATTAATTAAATATGTCAGTTATTTTTCAAAGTAATACTATTATTCTCCGTGGCAAGAAGCCAATTAATGCTGCTCGTAATGCGACACCTGATAACCTTCAATCAAAACTAAGTGGTGGCAAAAATAGTCAAACTGTAAATATGAACGCCAAGAAACTTGAAGAACGAATTGATAACGGTGAAACAACTGAACCACCTAAAATTCCTCGTGAAGTTTCTCAAAAGATTCAATCTGGACGAATTGCAAAGGGATTCAAAACTCAAAAGAGTTTTTACCCCACAGTTAAAGATCCTCAAATTACTCAAAACGAACTCCAACAAATGGAGAATGGTTCATTTCTTCTAACTCCCGCAAATCGTCCGAAGGTTCAAGCCGTGGGACGTGCACTTGGACTCGGTCCTCTTAATCTTCCAAAGATGTAATCTTATAAAGTTGTAAGTAATTAAAAATTGATTTTTTTATTGTTAATTAATTTAAGTATTAATAATAAAATAATATATATGTTTACTTTTTATAGTTTTTATATTACATGGAGTTCTATTATTAGTATAGGCTCTATAATTTCTCTAGGTCTTATTATTAATAATAATATTCATAATAATTCTACTAATAATAATTCTGCTAATAATAATAATACTGTACCAGATAATTGTAATGCAGAATTACCGAATTTATCATTTGATCTTATTAAATTGATGTATTTCTGTCTTGTAAGTCGTATATTGTTCGGTATTATCCAACTATTTACATATTGTGCTACATATAAAGAAGATAATTCTACATGTCGTAAAATTATAAATCTTGTAATGTTTCTATTTTATACGATTGGTATTATTGGATTAATTTTAATTGCAAAACAATTTACTGAAAACAACGGTTGTTATAATTATTATGAGGCTAATTACAAATATGTACTATTTTCATATATTTCAATTGATATAATCTATATGATTGAAACTATTGCTTTTGTAATTGCCATTATTACTTATATATGTACTTGCAAACAACGTGATTCGTATTCATATGATAAATATCAACGATTTTAACTAATTTTGAGTTTTAATTGATTTATAATTTTATTTATTAAAAATATTATGAGTCTACAGAATATTTCAATTAATATAGAAAAAATTATAAAAAATAATAAGATAAATAAAGAATACAAAATTGTCAAAGAAATGGAAGATAAAATAAGTGAAATTTATCAAAATCACGAAGATACTGAAATTTTAGACGAAAATAAAATGAGCTTATTATATCCAATAACAAATAATTATTGCAATATTAACTTTTATAAAAATATTGATGATATATTACCTATGTTTAATATAGATGAAAATATATTAAATATGAAAGATAAAATAGTAATAACAGGGAGTACAATTCGTTCAATAATATCGCCTAAAGATGAATGCAGAAAAGAAATATTTATTTCTGCTTGTACGAATATTAATTGGAAATTAGTATTAAATAATTTTGATTTATATGAAGAAACCGAAACAATGTATTACAAAAAACACAATGATTGTATTATAAATATATTTAAAAACACCTATAATTCACCATCTGAAATAATATTAAACGGTCAATATTTAAAAAGATTTGCATATTTTAACAATGTTTTTTATGCAACACCTATGTTTATTATTGAATATAACACAAAGTTAAAATATATGGATTTAAATTATGTAGATCCGGTATTTAAAACAGAATTAGATATTTTAGATTTACAATATCCTAAATTAGAAGAGAAACATGATATATATGATGTAATAAATAGAAAAGATTATAAAGCCCTCGTTCATATTACAACATATGATCTAAATAAATTAAAAGATGGTTTAACATGTATTGAATATGCATTAAAATTATATATAACCGAAGAATGTGATATTATTCAGGGACAATTAAAATTAATAATATATGAGCTATTAAAATATGTTAAATTTAAGAGAGACCCTGGTTTTTATGCAGAATTAATAAAATTAGATAAATATGATTTAGAAATGTATGAAATAATAATAAATCCAGAATATATTAAATTACGTCAATCCATAGAAGCATTCTCATCGATAGAAGAATTAAATATCTCAATATTAAATTATTATATTAAAAATGATATGGTAGATGAATTTTATTCATTTATTAAAATAATTTGCAAAAAACCATCAAGTGAAATATTCAATACTATTATTGAAACAAATCCTAAAAAAATAATACAGGATGGTATTAAAAAGAAATATTTTAGTGAGAATAACATATACAAAATAATATTAATGTCTCAACAATTAAATTATTTTAATTTAATAAAGTTTGATATAAATATTGCATTCAATTTTATAGATAAAATTATTAAAAAGTGTTTAATAAAATCATTTTATTATTTATATAAACAAGATAAGACAATAATTAATTTAGTTAATGAAAATAATATGACATTAATGCATCAAATAGAATTTAGTGAGAAAAAAGAAGTAATAGAAGACATGATAAAATTATTAATAACTTTAGATGAAACAATATTAAATAAAAAAAATAATGAAGGTGAAACACCATTATTATATCATGCAAAAAATAATGTGGATATATGTAGTATATTAATTAAAATAATAAAAGAGAAGAATATGACAAAGTTATTTTATGATAAAACTAATAACAATGATACAATTTTACATATATTATCCAGTTCAAATTTAAATTTAAAATTAATAAAAGAAATAATATATGATAATATGGATTTATTAAATGAAATAAATAAACATAATGAAACTGCAATATTAATAAGTTGTATTAATTCTGCAGAAGATATATATTATTTATTAAACGGTATTGGTGCTGATATAACATTATGTGATAAATATGAAAATAGTATAGAACATTATATTTGTTTAAATGAAATGTGTATTGGTATGGCTATGCAGAATAAAGAAAATATATTTGGTTATACGCCTTTAGATTATTGTAAGATATCGCCATCTTATTATTATTTTATCAATTAAGTCAAAAAAATTGAAATTATAAATATAATGTTATTTATATTAAATAAGTCAATATTAATTAATTAATACTCATTATAAATGAATAATACTACTATTAGTAGGATGTGCTCTATGCTGATTAGCAAGCGGGTCGCTCATATGCCCCAGGATGTTCCAAAGCAATATAAAGTCTTTCGTCATTTCGAACATATTTGTGTAATAATGAATACGAATGGTGCTCCTCTCGTTTATGGTTATAATACTTATAGCAACAATGATAGTTTTAGTACCGAACATGCTGAGGCGATGGCGTTTCGCAAGCTTAATTGTCTTCGGAAGCAAATGAAGATTCGTGGAAAGCTCGCAGTTAATATTCTTGTTGTTCGGACAAATGGTGGTAATAGTAAACCATGTAATACTTGCATAGATTGTATGTATCGTAATTCTGCAAATTATACAATTCGTAAGGTTTATTATTCCGATAATACTGATCCTGAAGGATTTCAGAAAGAAAGTTTTTCTTCATTGTTGAATGATCCTAATAAGCACGAATCTGCGTATTTTCGTTTTCAACAACAACAAAAAGAAGATGAAGAAAAGGAGAAAGAAAAGGAACAATCTACGAATCAAAAGAAGAAGTCAAAGAAGGATGGAAAAGACGGGAGGCCTTCTTCGCCAACTCCCAAAACTGATACGTATAAAAAATATACCGCTCGCTGAATTTGTTTATTTATTTTTTTGTTTTATGATATTTTGTCATTACTTTTCGCTACGGTATATAAATTTTATTTTAATTTATATTTATATAATACATGAGAATCGGATACGATTTTGATGGAGTATTTCATAAAAATGTAACTACAACAGATGGATTAGGAGAAAGAAATTATGTAATATCAAGTAATACCAATTTAATACAATTTTATGAAATATTAGATAAAATAAGAAAAGAAATAGGAGAAGGTCATGAAATATTTATTATATCGCGTGGTAAAAGAGAAGATGTTATTGACAATTTAAGAAAATTATTTGTTTATAAATTATTTGATGAAAAGAATATTATTACGGATTTAGGTGAGAAAAAAATATTAAAGAGTCAAATTATTAAAGAAAATTTAATTGATGCATTTTTTGATGATTCAATATTTAATATACATGACATAAATAAACAAAAGAAGAAAAAGAAATTAAAGACTAAATTATATTTAGTTAATCCTGAAATAGATTCTTATAAAAGAATAAAATCTAAAAACATTAAATTATTATCATATAATGTAAATTGGCAAAATATGATATCTAGAAATCCCACAATAAAAGAATGTAAAGAGAAAGATTTATGTGCTTCTAATATAAATAAATTAATTAAGGATGAATTACCATTAGATTTTATATTACTACAAGAATTTGATAATAGAGATGTATTATTGAGTGATTTATTAGTAGATTTTGATTTATTTGAAACTAAATCAGATAAAGAATTTATGGTAACACTTGTTAATAAAAAATATAAAGTTACTAAAGAAATTAGAGGTGAATTTGAAAAGGGTAGACCCTTTTTAATAGTTTTTTTAAATATTGATGAAAAGAAAATATGTTTAATTAACGTTCATATGGCACATAATAAACAACATTTAAGGGATTTAAAATTAATAGAAGACAAAATAAGAGAAAGTAAAGATATTAATATAGACGAATATAGAATAATAATAGGTGGGGATTTTAATGAGGAAATTGGAACAAATATACCATTTTGTGGAAAATTTATGCATAATTTTTTTAAGAAATTAACATGTTGTATTTATTCAACGCATATTGATAAAAATAATAGTATATTGAAATATTTAAAAGGAAAAAATATAGATCATATTTTAGATTCTCAAGAAGAGCCTGTATATACTTTAAATATTACACCACTTGATGAAAATAAGTTAATTCCTGCTTCAGATCATTTAGCATTGTATTCAGAATTGAGTAAATAATAATTATAATAATATAAATCCCTTGATTTCATCTAAATTACCATTTTCGTCATATTCATCACAATCATCATCACAATCATCATCATTTTCATTATTAATATTAATATCTACAAATTGAGTAATTGAATTATATGATGTAAAATCAAAATATGAATTATCATTATTATTTTTTTCATTAATATTTACTTTAATATTATTAACATTTATTGTATCATCTTTTGTTATTTCATTAATAATAGTTAATAATTCTTCTACATTTTTAATTTCATTATTAAAAAGTTTTTTGAGTAAATCAGTATGTGGTGCATAATTAGTACTAAAATTTATAGAATCAATATTTAGAGATATATTTTTTAATTTTTCTTTAAGATTTTCAACAGTTTTTATATTATGAAATGGATGCCGACCGTATACCATTTGATAATAAATTATTTTAATAGACCAAAAATCTGTTTCAAAACTATGTATACCATTATATTTATTTAAATTCATATAATATGGACTACCACAAACAGATCCATAATGTGTATTATTCAAATCCTCAATAAAGTCACTCATACCAAAATCACTTATTTTTAATTGGTCGTTTATCATTAATATATTTGCAGGTTTAATATCATTGTGAATAATATGTAATTTACTTAATTTTATCATTCCTATTAATAATTGTTTTAAGTAAAAAAATATATTATTAATATCAATACATTTGATAATATCATTTAAACATGTATCTGCATATTCAAAAATTAAATAATATTTTGAAATGTCCTCGAAATTATCATATAATCTAATAAATTCTGGATAATCTTTTAATAAATTTAAAATTTTTATTTCATTATTTATAATATTTTTTATTTTTTTTATTTTTATCGATAATTTATCAATAATCTTTATTGCGATTCTTTTTCCTGTTTCTATAATTTCTCCTTCATATACAAATGAAGTTAATCCAGAACCCAATAATTTTCCAGTATATATTTTATATCCATTTTTTATTAAATAAGTAGAACTCAACTCTATAAAATAAAATTATAAAATTTAAATATCTATTAATAACTATCTTATAATTATTTAAATAATTGTGTATTTATAAAATATAATAGTATGAAAACATATTTTGTATCATTTGGAACAAGTCATAATTATTATAATAGTTTACAAAGAATTAAAAGAGAGGCTGAAAATTTAAAGATATTTGATGAAATATGTGTTTATACTGAAAATGATTTTGATGAAGAATATTTAAAATTACATGGGGATTTTATGAAAAATAATAAAAGTGGTTATGGATATTGGATATGGAAATCTTATTTTGTTAAAAAAACAATGGAAAGAATGGATTTTAATGATATTTTAATCTTTGCTGATTGTGGTTGTCATTTAGTTAATAATGAAATTGCAATAAATAGATTAAAATCTTATATTCAATTATGTGATAAAGTAAAATTTGGTAATTTATCATTTCAAATGTGTTTTCCTGAAAGACAATATACAAAAATGGATGTATTTGAAAAATTAGATTGTATGAATGAAAATATGTTAAATTCGGGCCAACTAGTTGGAGGTATATTTCTTTTGAAAAAATGCGAACATACTATACAATTAATTAATAAATATTATGAATTATGTAGTAATTATAATTTAATTGATAACTCACCATCTAAATTACCTAATGATCCAAGTTATATCGATCACCGTCACGATCAATCGGTATTTAGTATATTAAGAAAACAAATGGGAACTTTAACAATACCAGATGAAACATGGTTTCCTAATTTCATGTCTAGTGAAGCACAAAGTAAACCAATTTTAGCTACTAGAATTAGAATGTAAATATATTATATATTGTAAAATATATTTTATTTATAAATATAATATATAAATGAATTGTGATATTGAACGTTCTGTAAAAATCAGTGCAATGACTACTGTTGTTATGACATTAATTATAATGTTTTATGTTGGTATAGACAATTTTAAAAATAAAATGACCCCATCTAAAATACTATTATTTGTTTGTGTATTATTTGTAATAGGTACTTCTATGGATTATTTTAATCAATGTTATCTATCATGTAATGATATGAAATCATCTATAATATATAGTATATTTACTGTTTCATTAATATATATGTTTTATTCATTATTTATTAATAATATTCCATTAAATACAAATAGTATTGCTATTTATTCAGTAAATGTATTATTACTTACATTTTTACATAAATTAACTTGTAATATGGTTTAATTTTATTGTTTAATATTTTAATATTTTAATATTTATATAATATATATTAAAATATGAGTAATAAAAGTAATGATAAACTTATTGTTTTTGTAGAACAAATTAATAAAAAGAACAAATTATATTTAGATAGAAATAGCAATTTTATATTATTTGAAAATTCTAGATTACCGTTAGAATATATAAACACTTTTTTTATTGGGGAACCAAATGTATTTAACGTTGTAAGCGATGATATACCTGTAGTTGGTAGAGATGTTACTAAAATTATTAAATATAGAGTAGAAGGAAGAGATCTAAATATTATTTTTTATTATGAAGATGGTAAATATAAATTTAATCATATTAAATTTTCAAATCGTACATACAAATTAAATTAAATTAAATAAAATTAAATATTTTATAATATTTATAAATATTATAAAAATAATGTCAGGAATATCATCTATAAACCGTTTAGGTTTAGGTTTAGTATCAAATGCGATATCACAGGCGACACAAGGAATAAGAGCTACACCAGCAGTTACTAATATAGGATTTAATATTTATGAACCACTTATTAGAAATTTTATATCAATTATGATTAACAATGCATCTTTAGGTATAACAATAATGAGTAAATTGGCAAAAACAGCAGCCACTACTGCATATGTAATTAATCCAGCATTAAATCAATTAATACCAAAAGGACAGCTATTTCAATTTATAGATGTAATGACAAATTTCATTAAAACAATGGGTAAATCGTTATCACCAGAACAAATAAAATTTTTAAGTACATTTAATAAAGATTTTTTGAATATTGTATTCAAAGTATTAAGTAATAGTAATAAACCATTATTGGCTCAACAATTTAATAAGGTTGTTATTTATCATCATGGTGGAAAAAGAAATACATTCAAAGTATCTAATCCTATGTATATATTAGCCACAAATAGAAAGCATATGTATTTAATTTAATTTAATTTAGTATTTTTTGATCGTGAATTTGAAGTTTTATTATTATTTTTTATTTTCATTGTAAAATTAACTTCTTCATCTTCTTCACAAATTTTTTGTGGTTGAATAATGTATTTGTCATATAAATCAAATAATCCAGTACCGTCCCATTCAGGTACACATACAATAATATATTTAAATTTATGTTGGTATTTAAATATTAAACTATTGTAGATTTTAATTATATCTTCTTGTGGAACTTCTTCATTTGTTTGACCTAATGGTGTAAGTAATAGAATATTGTGACCGTAAAAAATAGCTGTTTGAAAAACAGTTTCAATAGTACTCATTGTATTGAGGAAACTAGTTGAATTCATACGAGTATCATCAATAAGTTCGGGATTTAATTCTGGACTAACTGTAATAACACCAAATCTATATGTTGAAGGTGGTGGAATTGGTTGAAAGTTTTTATCACGAATTACAGTAATATATTTGTTATATACACATTCTTTATCTTTTAATGGAAAAGGATTTCCTTGTGATACAATCATATTGTAATTTGTTCTAATGTTATAAATATCATCAGTTATACCTTCAGATTGATTAAAGTTTGTTCCTGTAAATTCATTACGATTTACTCCACAAACTGTGACAGGATTCATCCACCCATCTTTATATTGTGAATTTGTTCCCACCATACAAAATTCAGGAACAACGTCAAGTGCATGTTGATTAACTACTAAAACGTCACATATGTTTTGAGCTTCCCCTGGATTAAAATTATTTACAAATGATGTTTTTAATGCTCTTGCCATCGCACATTGTGTATATATACCAACTTTACATGCGGTAATATTTTGAGTTACTAAAACTTGTTTTGTTTTTTTAGTTCTTTCTTTTTCTAATTTATCCATGGGTAATATTAATATAAATTACATAAGAATTATTTATATATGTTTTAACACATTATATTTCCATAGAAAATATTTCATCATTATTTTTATTTAATACTTCTTCATTTAATTCATCTTTATTATTTTCCATATTTTTATTTGCAATATATTCATATATATCATATTTTGTAATGTCTATGTTTAATAATTCATCATAAGTTATTCTATTTGAAATATTATATTCTAAAAATTTTTTTAATATACTATCATCTAAATTATTGTCATATTTAATATTTTTTGTAGCGGTCATTACATCTTTTACATCCTTGCATGCATTATATGGCGACATACCATTAATTAATTCAAAAATTAATATACCAAAATTCCAAATTAATTGATCTGATAATAAAAGTTTTTTATTTTGAAATAATTCAGGTGGTGAATAAACTGGACTACCTACTTTTATACTTTTATTTTTTTTAATTTGTTTTATTAAAACATAAATATGTTCTTTAACATAAATATCAGTAATTTTAATTGGTTCTATTTCTAAATTATTTTCAACAATAAATTTAATTAAATCTCTAAATTCATTAAAAAATTTATTGAACTCGTTTTTGTTAGTTATTGATATATTTTTTAAAGATTTGTAATTTTCATAAACTATATATAAATTATTATTATCATAAAGAGTATCAATATAATTTATTATATAATTATAAGGAAAATATTGAGGTATAACTTGATATTTTAAAGGGACTATTTCTATAATAACATCACTATTTACAATAGTATTTAATTTAAAACCATTATAAAATGTAGAGAATGGTGTATTTTCTACAGGTATATCTAAATTTACATCATATTTATTTCTAATTCTTTTTATATTTATTGTTATAGACATAGTATAAAAAAAGTTGATATTTTTATTATTTAAAATAAATATATATTAATATAAATTATTATAAATTAATATAACTATAAAGTATGAGTAATAACTGTTTCAATTGTAAATTGACATATCCAAAATATTTTACAATACAAAAACAACAATATTGTTATTTTTGTAAATTAACATATTTTCTAGCTCAATCTGATATTTTTGCAATAAATATAGGTTATTCAACTATATCACAGGATGAAATTATAAAGAAAACTAAAGAAATAATTTTAAAAGAGAATCGTATACCAACAAATAAAGAAATAGATCCGAATTCTAAACTAGTTCAAATAAATTCATATATATTATTGAATTTAATAAAATTAATGTCTCAAACAGAACAAGTTTGTTTTCAAAATGTAAAAATATTTTTTACAGAAAACATTGAGATCGATTCAATTAAAATCAAACGAATTATTGATAAACCTCGACCTCTAAATAAAACTAATATTATTCCAGAAAAGATACAACTATTATCTCATCAACGTGTATTATATGATAAATATTATAATAAATTTGTAAATTAAGATATGTTCTTTTATTTATTTGAAAATTTTATTAACACGTATTTTTTAATTTTTTTTAGTATAAATTTATTTTAATTAAATGTCCGATAATACTGATAAACATACATTTTCTTCTGATTCTGATTCTGAAACAGATATTAATTTAGAAGAATATATTAAAAATGAAAACAAGAATTTTAAAAAAATATATCAAATACAACATGTTGCAGATGATAGATTTAAATTTCAATATATGGGTATGTTTGAAACTATGCCAACTGTACCATTAGGTGATTTTAAATTTGATGATACTAAACATTGTTATTTAACTAGTAATTTTGTAAGCGAAGAAGATATTGAAAAAACTAGTTTCTTACCTATGATTACTTTAATGGTTCATAAAGAAGGTCGTATTATGAATATATGTATGGGTATTGAATTCGGTGAAGAAATTGATTTAACAAAAGAAAATAACGGTAGTGTATTTATTGGTTTTATAGATGAAGAAAACAATATTGGAGAAATATTAAAAAAGAATTTAATTTATCCGGGTTCAACTAAATTAATTTATTTTTTGGTTGGTGAACTTAAAAATGATACTATTAGAAAATATATGGATAAATAAAAAATTTACTATTATTTAAAAAATGATTTTAATTTTAAAATATATTCTTTATTTTTATTTTCAACATTATCTTCGACTCCATTATATATAGTATCATTCGGATCATCTGTATATAGAATATTTTTATATTGATTATCATATTTGTTTATTTCATATTCTTTTTGTTTTTGAATAATATATTTATATGATAATATAAATAATATTACAATACAAATAATTCCAATAATTATTCCACTTTTTAATGTATGTTTTTCATTTTTAAAATATAATTTATTTAATATATAACCTAAAATTAATCCTATGGTATTATAAAATATATCATATATATCATTTACTTGTATAGTATATTTTTCATACGCTTCAAATAAGATATTTATAATAAATGCTTCAAACAATAATGATGGACAAAAAAATCCTATATATGTATATAATATAAAATGAGAGAAAGACCAAAATGTTGTTACACAATATGTATGTTCGTATTCTCTTTTTTCTTTTTCTTTTTTACTTAAAACATTAATATTTTTATTTAAATAACATCTTTTTCCTCGATGTTTTGTTAATTTTTTTACATTTTCATCTTCATGTAAAATTATACAATCTTCTAGATATTTTATTACACCGTCTTTGTATCTATTATTATTATTAATTTTTAAATAATATACACATGTTAACATTAATAAAGCAAATATATAAAATATTGACATAACAAATATTTGTTTATTTTTGGATAGATTATACATTTATATTTATATTTATAATAAATATATAAATTATAAAATTATTATATAATAAAATGGCAACTTATATAAATCCACCTGGTATGCCTGGTATGTCACCTAGTATGTCACCTAGTATGTCACCTAGTATGTCGCCTGGTATGCCACCTGGTATGTCACCTAGTCAAATGATGCCACCTGGTCAAATGATGCCACCTGGTCAAATGATAGTGTATCATCAGATGCCTTGAACAAATTATATGGAAAAAGCAGATAATATGTTATTAAAATGTGGTACATTTGCTACATATTTTAGTGCTGTAATGTGCTGTATAATACTTATATGTGTAACAGCTATTGCTTTTTATATGTATACCAAAAAAGAAGAAGAATTAATTAAAATAGAATCAATAATTACAGGCAGATCATGTAATACTTATTTTACTACTGATAGTAATGGTAGAAGAGTTCAGCGTACGTCATGTCTTATAACTGTTAAATATACTGTAGATAATAAAGAATATATAAATAGTTTTGAAACAAGTGATTCTAGTATATATGTAAACCAAACAATAGTGATTGAATATGCAAAGAATGACCCTAATAAAATTTATTATAAGCGTGTACGCAATAAAACTATTGGAATGATATTATTTGGAGTAAGTGGATGTATATTACTATTCCTCATAATACATTTAATATTAGTAAATGTGTCTGATTGGTATAAACGTTTACAATGTATTGGTATGGTAGCTAATTCATTTCGTCGTTAAATATATTCAATTAAATAACTCAAATAAATATTGAATATAATAATTTATAATAAATATTTATTATAAATTATTAACATAAATTATAATAAAGATGGATAAAATACTTGTTTTTACCGATGGTTCATTTATATCAAAATTAAAAAAATGTGGATACGGTGTATTATTTCCAAATAAAGAATTCTCAAACATTTCCAGAAAATTTACTCATTTACCTCTTACTAATCAACGTGCTGAATTATATGCTATATATAAAGCAATTAAAACCGCTAATAAAAAAGATACAAATTTAAATATTAAAATTTACACCGATTCTGAATATTCTATAAAAAGTTTAACTATATGGATAAAAGATTGGAAAAAGAAAAATTGGAAAAGTTCTACTGGAAAAGATGTTATGAACCAAGATCTTATTAAAAAAATCGATACACTTATATCAGAACATAAAGGTCATATAGAATTTCAACATGTTCGGGCTCATACTGGTAAACAGGATTTTGAATCTATAAACAATGATATAGTTGATAAACTTGCAAAAGATGGAAGTTTTAAATTATAAAATATATTTTTTCTATTATAAAATTATAATGTCAACGGTAAATATTCCTAATACTGGAGTTCCTCAACCAACTATAGTAAACAATTATTATGGTTCACCTACATCTGGTACTTCAGCTGTTTCATCTATCGATGAAGGTTTACTTAAGTGCGGTAAACTTGCTTCCACTATATATATAATAGGTGGTATTATTATTGCTATTGCCTTTCTTGCTTTTGGATATTATATGTATATTAAAAAAGATAGTATGAATGAAGTCCAAGCTACAATAACAGATGTCAATTGTACTTATAATTATAATAGTAAAAGACGTAAAAATGTTGCAGCATGTGTATTATTAGTCAAATATGTAGTTAATAATACTGAATATACCGGTAGAGTTCAAACTGAAGAAGAACAACATTACAAAGATGAAAAAATTACAATTAAATATGATACTAATAACCCACGCAAAATCTCATATAAACAATTATCTAATAACCAAACTGGCAAATATATAATGATTTCCGGTGTTATAATGGCACTTCTTACTGGATTACATGCATATTTAATGAAAACTTCCGATTGGTATAAACGTCTTGTTTGTGTTAATTTTGTCGGCGATGTTTTATTTTAATTTATTAAATCTTGCTAAAAATTGATAAATTTACATATTAAATATCATTTAAATTAATTTATATTATAACTAATTTAAATGGGTATTACTGGTTTTTATTCTTGGGTTTTAAACAATTATCCAGATTGTTTAAAAAAAACCAAATCTTCTATCTTTTACAATCATATTTATATTGATTTAAATTATTTACTACATATGTGTACGTATAATTCTCCAACTATAAAAATAACAATTAATAAAATTATTAGTATGATTACTGAAATATGTGGTAATTATCATGCACTAGATACAATTAATATTTGTTGCGATGGTTCAGCCCCCCTTGCAAAATTATTTTTACAACGTTTTCGACGTCTTCAAGAAGCACGAACTATGTATGTAAATAATAGTACAGAATTATCTAATTCATCTTTGAATTTTACTCCCGGATCCGTTTTTATGAGTGAACTACATAATGTTCTGGCTCATTTAAAATCTAAATTAGAATCTTCACTCAATGTTAAAGTAAATATTAATAATTTAGATAGTGGTGAAGCAGAAATAAAAATAAAATATTTAATTAATAAACACAATGATATAAATCCTCTTGCAACTCATCTATTAGTAACAAATGATGCAGATGTTTTACTAATTATATCAGCCACAAAATTATACAAAAATATGTATGTTTTATTAAAAGGTAATCAAATATTATCACTTGATAAATTGATAGAATTACATTCTAATAAGTATGGAAAAAGTCAAACACCTCAATATGATTTCTCTTTTCTAAATCTATTAAATGGTAATGATTATTTACCTAAATTGAGATTTTCATCAATTGATAAAATTTGGGAATCATATCAAACTAAACTTCATAAACATAAAAACGGTTTAATTTTAAATAAAGATCAAAAAACAGGAAGATTTGAAATCAATGGAGAGTTTCTTCATGATATTCTTAAATCATTGATTTCTAAAATTTCCCCGACCGTACTTAAAAAAACTAAATTATTTGAATACAAATTTGATGATTATACTAAATATGTAGATGGTTTAATTTGGTGTTTTCAAATGTATTTTGAAGGACGGTGTAATTACAATTCTTATGTATTTGATTGTGAAAATTCACCAGATCCGATATTACTAATGATGCATTTAATGAAAAATAATATAAATTCTCATTTTACACTTCAACCAACTAAACCAATATGTAATAAACTATGTTCTATTTTACTTTTACCAAATATTGCTAAAAAATTAATTGATCCAAAATATTATGATTTTATGGATAAACATTCATATTTATATGAAGAAGAAAAATGTGAATTATGTTTAAACTTTTCTAAATCGATGAGTGAACTTAATAAAAAATATAAAGAAACTGAATTTGAAGATAATAGTTTACGCAAATTAATTACTTCTACTCAAAAAGCCTATGAATCACATAGAGATAAACATATAAAATTAACTTCTGACGATATTGAAAAAATTAAGTTAGAATATGATAATTTATTTATAAATAATTAATTACCTAAAATCCTCTTAATGGTTTTAAAGTATTTTGTGCTTGCTCCCATAAACCACCTGCACCTGTAGCAGCTGCTGCTACTACTGCTGGTGCTGGTGCTGCTACTACTACTGGTGCTGCTGCTACTACTGCTGGTGCTGGTGCTGCTACTACTACTGGTGCTGCTACTACTGGTGCTGCTGATGATGCTGGTGCTGCTACTGGTGCTGCTACTACTGGTGCTACTGGTGCTGCTACTACTGCTGCTGGTGTTGATACAGGAGGTGTAATTAAATGAGTATTTAAACAATCTACTACTGCATCAATATGAGGTTGAACACCAGTAATAGCAATATTAATACCATTATTATTAAAAGTTACTCTTTTATGAGTTTTAATTGCAATATCAATATATTTACCTAATGGAGATAATCCAGTTTCTCCGCTAAGACCACCAAATGGATTAACATTTAACGGGACACCAGTTAATGATTTAATATTTAATGGTAATAATGAGTCACGTTGTAAATTAGATATTATATTTGATGGAATTGATACAGGCATTAATCCATTTATAGGATTATAACGTTCATAACGATCATATTTATGTTGTTTATGATGTTTGCGACGATAAGGCATTAAACTTGCCATTGGGTTAGGATTAAATGGATTTAAACCTACAAATGTTGTAGAAGTAACTGATGGAATATTAATTTGTGGTGAAACTGGATTTGAAACAGGTAGAGAAATAACAGGAGTGTTTACATTTTGTAAATGTGTTTTTAAACAACCAATTGCCATATCTACATCATTTTTAGGACCAGTTAATACAATATTTACACCTTTTTCATTATATAATTCTCTTTTTTGTGTATTTGGTAAATTTAAATCTATATTATATTGTTTTAATATTCCACTATCAATAAAAGGTTTTGTAACAATTGTATTAGGGTTATTAGAAAGACCACCGAATGTAGTAGCAATTGGTACACCGATTGGTGTTTTTACACTATAATTATCTAAATTATTAACTAAGCGTGAACCAAATTGTGAACCAAATTGTGAACCAAATTGTGAACCAAATTGTGAACCAAATTGTGAACCAAATTGTGAACCAAATTGTGAACCAAAAGTAAGTGGTACGCGTGAACCATATATATTATTTAAATTAGGAGCCACTTGTAATGAAAGACCTCCAATTGGAACATTTTCAATATGACTACTTATTATACCTTTAGGAATTAAATAACTCATTATAATATTCAGAGAGAATTTAAAATTATATTAATTATAATTTTAAATATAAGAAAAATAAAAGATATTTATTTATAATTATAATTTATAATGAATTTAAATAAAGACAGAACACTAATAATATTAGATTGGGACGATACTTTATTTCCAACTACATGGGTAACAACTAATGACATTGATATTAAAAATTTACAAAATAGTTCTAATAAAAATATTTTATCATATTTTATTCAAGTAGATAATGAATTGGAACATTTATTAAAAATTCTTTTAAGATGTGGTCATGTAGCAATTATTACAAATGCTATGTTAAATTGGATTAATATATCTTCAACTATATTACCAAAAACAAGTAGATTATTATCAGATAAATCACAAAATATCGAAATAATTTCAGCTAGAGCTTCATATCAAAATTTATCAAAAGATCCTATGGATTGGAAAAAACATGCATTTCAAGATATTATTAAGAATAATAAATTTAGAAAAGTAAATAATATTATATCTGTAGGGGATGCTGAATATGAATATAAAGCCTTAATAAATTTATATGATAATTGTAAAGAACAAAAAAATTACAAGTTATTAAAATCCGTCAAATTTGTAAAATATCCTTCAAATTATATATTATTGGATCAAATTAAAGTAATGCATAATGCTGCAATAAAAGTATGTACTACTAAAACTCATTTAGACCTACGGTTTGAACTTAAAAATTAATTTCAATTTTCAATAAAAAAATTGAAATTAAGAATATATTAATCATAATAAAGGTTAATTATGTTATTATATAACATGATTCGTAATACGGATATTCAAAATTCTTCTACTACTGGCCTCGATATGAAGGCCAAGGAGGTTGGCGTCAAGTTTTCTAGCGAAGACTGGAAATCAGCTGAAAAAAAACTTTCACCCTTTGATCTTAAAGTCAAGGATGAATTATGTGATCTTGCTAACAATTCTGTTGGTATTGTAGGAACTAATAAGGTTGACGAACTTAGTTTTAAGACAGTTGGCAATGATTTTTATAAACTAATTCGTCAAGAACTCGTTAAAATTTCAATTGTTAAAGATAAAATTGAACAACATACAAAGAAAATGAAAGAAAAGCCTCTTAAGACCGCAGATAAAATTCGTCAACAAAATACACTTCGTATTATTCAAGACGAACTTGTTAAAATTCTTAAAGGATTCGACCAAACATCGTATCGCATCCCTAGTGCACTTACTAATAAAATTCTTGAAATTCGCGGTATTGGATTCTTACAATCGGCTCAATTTCTAATTAAAAATTGTCGTACTTATCTTGACAGTTCTGGAAATATTAAGAAGAGTAAGATTCATTTTGTATACAGTATTATTATTGCTATGCAAAAATTCTTCTCTTCAATCATCGATATGGAAGGTAATTCTCTATTGAACTCGGCTCAACGTCTTAAAATTGCTGATTCATTTCTGGAGGATTTTGAAGCATCACTTACAGAACTCAAATCAACTTACAAGTTTGATGCGATGGTAGCTTATACAAATGACCCACAATTGCTATTTTATACTGATTATGATTCTTATATTCCTAACAAGGGATTTAAGCCATATCATCACCAAATTGATGTTGTTAATTATGTAAAGAAATCCATTCTTGAAAATAAGCCAACGGTTGTCTCATACAAGGCAATGACTGGTAATGGTAAAACTGTATCAGTTGTAGCTGTGGCAAAATTAATTATGAATCTCAAAATGATGTATAAGATTCATGATAGTATTGAACTTATTTTCTGTTGCAATCTTCGGAGTGTAAAAGAACAAGCCGCACAATGGCTTTTCAATTCGGATATCCCTTTTGCAATGGGTACAATTGATGGTGATCGCGGACTTCGCATTATTAACAATTACAATTGCAAGAGCGATGATAAACGTGTAGCAATTGTTTGTAGTCCTGAAGCATGTTATGAAATTCTTAATATGGATTCTTCTAAGAAATACATTTTGTTTTTGGACGAACCTACTATTGGTGCTGACATGAAGAGTTCTGCTGCAAAGATGAATGTACGTATTATGTCAAACCTTCCACAAACAGTGGTATTATCGTCTGCCACCCTTCCCCATGATATTTATCCATGGATTAAGGATTCACATACTTCCAAATATGGTACATCTGAATTTGTAACAGTATATTCTAATAAGATTCATATTGGTTGTGAAATTAAGACATTTGATAATGAACTAGTTGTACCACATCTTAATAGCAAAACAAGTGCTGAACTTAAGACTGCAATTGAACGAATTTCTGAAATTCCTTTTCTTGGTCGTGCCTATACAACTAATGTTGCAAATAGCATTTATGAACTAATGCAAAAGGAAAAGATTCAAAATCTACCTGATATTCCCTCAATGTTTACTAAGATTGAAAATCTGAATACCGATTCAGTTCGTAATCTATGTATGGAACTTCTTAGCATTCTTTCACAACACCCCGATGATGTAATTCAACGCGTATGTTCCACAAAGATTCATAAGAATATCGTTCAAACTATCAATGATACTACTGAAGAAGTAGTTGAAGAAGAAGATTTTGAATGGGAAACTGAACCAGTTATTGAAATTGATAATAAAGTTAATTTTGATAAGTTTGGAACTACTGACTCGCATAAATTTATGCGTCAAAATCTAGTAGCAACTATTAATCCAGTAGAATTTGCATTAACTAACTTTAAGGATTTAATTGCAAAGACTATTGAGGAAATTGGTTCTATTCGTAAATTAACTCAAGTTGTCAGTCAAAAAACAGCACTGTGGGAAAAGAGTGTTGAACGACTTGACAATCATAAGTTTGAAAATGAACTTCAACGCATGCGTGAAACTGAAGAACTTATTCAAAGTAAACCTCAATTCCAATTTCCTGCAAAGTTTCAAATTAATTCTCAAGAACATATTAAGACTTTTGCAAAGAAGACTCGTCTAGCAATTGATCGGAATGCTATTCGTCACGAACTTTGTGAAAGTGATATTCCCATGAATGATATTGTAGTAGAAGAAGAACTTATGATTCTTCTTTGGTGTGGTGTCGGTATTTACACACCTAGTGCTAATCTGAATCATACTTATCTTAGTATTGTACTTCGTTTAGCCGAAGAAGGTAAACTCGCCTATCTTATTTCGGATGCATCGATTTCTTATGGTACGAATTATCCAATTAATCGCGTATTCATTACTTCAGATTTCAATAAAAAGTATAGCATTAATACTATCTTCCAATTAATGAGCCGTGCAGGCCGTGTTGGTAAATCTTGGATTGCTGAAGCATATATTGATAATGATTGTGCCCTACGTATTATTGATAGTACTCGTACTACAGAAGTTGATATTGAAACGAAAAATATTAATGAACTTTATCAAGATATTGTTCTTGAAAACATTGAACGTGATGAAAAACTTATTGCTGAACTTGAAGCAAAAAAGAAAGCTGAAGAAGAACGTATCAAACAAGATGAAGAAGAACATATTCGCAAAGAAACCGAGTCTCGTAAGCAAGTTGAATCACAAATGAGTCGTCTTCGTAATATTCGCGAACTTCGTGAACGTGAACGGAAATCACCTCAAACATCTCAAACAGCTGAACCGGCTCAACCTGCTCAACCAGCTCAAACAGCTCAAACAGCTCAAACAGCTCAAACAGCTCAAACAGCTCAAACAGCTCAAACAGCTCAACCAGCTCAAACAGCTCAACGCGAATATCAATCTCGCGAATATCGTCCTCGGGAACAACAATCAGCTCAACGCGAATATCAATCTCGCGAATATCGTCCTCGGGAACAACAATCAGCTCAACGCGAATATCAATCTCGTGAATATCGTCCTCGGGAATATCAACCACGGGAACAACAATCTCAGGAACAACAACCTCGAGCTCCTCGTGTTACTACAGTCGAAAATGTTATGTCAACACCCCCTGCTCGTATTAGTATTCAAAATGATTTCCGTCGTGAATCTACTGGTAATGTAGCCCGGCGGAACAATACTAGTCGCCTTGATCGTTTAGAACAACTTAAGAAATAAGTTGTTTCATAAAAAATTGAAATTTTCATTTATTTGTTATTGTAATATAATTAATATATTATAATTATTAATATGTTTTCTACATACAATCCTTGTTCTTATTTTGACGAACCTATTATTACTTCTCATGGAGTAGTATTTGGTTTTGAAACCAATGGTAATTTTATTAAAGGACATTTACCACGCGATATTCAAGAAATTTATATTCGTAACAATCAAGTTCCGTATGTACCTCATAATAATCTCTATGGTTTTAATAAACAAAATAATACTTCTAATATTTCTATTACACTAAAATCACTTCCTGTAAGTGAACAAGTTAAGATTAATCCACAAGTGAGTACAATTGAATTAGCTAATGAATCTGCTACTAAAGAATATGAAATGAATAAACTAATTCTTAAAAAAATTGGATTGGATATGAATTCTAAGTCTATTGAAGAATATCAAAGTAAAGTTAAAATTCTTAACGAACAAGTTAAAATCGCCGTTGAAAATGGCATTGATGCAGTAGTATATCGTTATGTAGAACCGGTATCAGTATCAGTATCAGTACATGCACCACTTATTGATGACAGTAGTGATGACGACGATGAAGATGATGATGATGATGATGATGATGAAGATGATGATGAAGATGATGATGATGATGATGATGATGATGATGACGATGATGATGAAGATGATGATGAAGATGAAGATGATGATGATAGTGATACAGAAGCTGATGAAGCGGATGAAGTAGACATAGAAGCATCTCTTACTCATGTAACATGTGTACTTTATTCACATAATAAGAAAAATAATATTACGTATTATTTTGGAATGAATAAAGATAGTGATAATTATACATGCATTCATCAAGAAATTTATAAAAATAAAGATAAAAAAGAATCTAGTCTAGTAACTGCTACTAAGTTAATCAATAATAATTTCCCCCTAATTCCAATTATTATTAATAATGAAACATCGTTTAACGATATTAAAATTAATTCTAAATATATTCGTGTATTTATGATTGAACTAGATAAAGAAATTAATTGTAAAAATCTTAATCAAAAGATTAAGCAAATGCAACGACATGGACTTGATATTAAGTTTAATAATTTTAAGAAATTTAATATTAAACATGTAAATAATGGTATTATGTGTGATACAACTGATAATGAATATGATATTGATACTAATCTTAAAAGTATTTTTACTCATAAAATTATTAATTTAAGTTAAGCAAATTTTTTTATTATTTAATATTTAATACTTAATACTTAAATTGGTTAATTTGAGATTGACTAGAGGTCATGGTTTTACCAAGCATAAATCCAGTTCCAAAACCAATTAATATAAAATTAATTATGGGTATTGAAGCAACAACCCATGCAGCTGTTGGGTAATTGTTCTCGGCTAAATGTTTAACTAAATAGTATATTAATACAATAAAAACTATACCACCAGCCATTTTAGCGATCTTTTCGGTTGTGTGAAAGGTTTTATTTGTTTGATGGATGCCAACTTGTGTAGCAATCATGAATAATAAATAAGCCATGGCAGTAACAATATATAAAGTTACTTGATTGTAATTCTTGTTATAAATAAAGTTTTCTACGTTCATATAATATTAATAAATAAATTTTTTTACTTTTTCCATTAATTCATTTTTATATTCTATATTATTTTCAAAATCTATATTACAATCTAGAATTAAAACATTTTCTATATTCATTAGCCAATTTTCATGAGCTTCGTGAAGTTCTTTTAGATATTCAAGAGTAATATTTTTCTCTTCTTCGCGGCCACGAAGTTTAATACGTTCATAACTTGTTTCCGGATTACACCGTAGATATATAATTTTTTTACCAATATCTTTACGAACAAATTCATAATAAAAATCACACCAAAGTTGATAAGCATTATGTTCGATATCTTCTAGTTTTCCCTGTTGCCATAGCATGCGTTCAAACACATAACGGTCTGTATCTAGACTACGATCAAGAAAAATATGTTTTTGTTGAGAATTACGAATAGTTCGTTCAATTTTCATCATACGTGTTACATAAGCAATATTTTGAAACGTATAAGCCCAACGAGGAATATCATCGTAAAAAGTTTGAAGAATATTTTTATCATCAGAATTTTTAACATTAAGCCACATATCAACTGGTTCAGATACAATCTCTGTAGATTCGATATTATCTTTTAGTAGTTTTGTAAAAGTAGATTTACCAACACCAATATTTCCTTCAACTGATACAATTATTTGTGACATATTATATTTAATATTATTCATAAAATTATTATTCTTAATAATATTAATTCAATTTTTTTTATTACTTTCGTTAAACATTTAAATAATTATTATTAAATATTAATATTATGAGCAAAACTATTAATAGTATAAATCATATTTATGTTGTTTTACATAAAGAAAAAGAAAAAGATAAATATAAAAAATGGATTGATTGGATGAATTTTAACGGTATTACTGAAGAGTATCTTACATTTTATTGTTACAAATGGGGTGACGAATTAACAGAAGAAGATTTAAAACAATATTCATATGATGATGGAACTCTTGTTAGATTATTTCCATTTAGAGCAGGATTACCACTAAAGAAAACAGAAATTTCAATTGGTGTTAATTTTTTACATATATTTAAAATGGGATTAGAAAAACAATATAAAAATATATTAGTATTTGAATCTGATGCAATTCTTCATCCTCAATTTATTACATTAATGAATAAAAATATGAATGAACTTGAGAAATATACCGATTGGCAAATGCTATCAATTGGTTGTGGTATGAATAAACATTATCCAACCGTTTTTAAGACTAAAAATATTTATCGAGGTAAAGAAATCAGATGTCTCGATTCCTTCGTAATTAATAATAATGGAATGAAATTTCTTACAGAAAGTGTTCCAAGAATGAATTTACCAATTGACGAACATTTTGATTTACTTGTAAAAGAAAACAAATTATCTGTCTTATGGCTAGAACCAACTATTGTCGTACAAGGATCTCAAACTGGTATTAATCCTACTACAATTCGTAATTCAAACTTTGTTTATGTATCAAGTGTTGATTGTAAATGGTTAAAAGATGTTAAATTTAAATAAAAATTGATTTTTATTATTTTTGAAAATATATTAATATATTTTCAAAATATACAAAATGGCAAACTTATTAAATAATGGTAGATCTATTAATAATATTACCGATGCTTTAAAAAAAGTTCGAGAATATCCTCATATAATTTCAGAATATAACACTTTATGGACTATTATTGATAATGAATTATATTATATTTTAAAATATATTACTCCTAGAGATTTAAATACAGGTGAAACACGTGACAACATATTGTGTCAATTATTTGAAAAAACAGATAAATCAATTTATTTGAAAACACCTGAAATCAAAAAGATCATAAAATATTTTGATTATTCGACTCAACCAAATTCAGAATTTAACTGGTTTGTTAAAAATATTGAACGAGGATACAATCCAACTCCATCAATTATATCAAGTGCTGCAAAATTTTTTAGTAAAGAAAATATAGATAAAATCTATGCAAAATATCCTAATAAAATAGATATTAAATCTGTTATAACTACAAATTTTCTAATTAATGGTGTTTTTATAACTGATAATATTCAGGATATTAATCAAATATTCGCAAATTATAAATTTACACGTGATGATATTAATGAAATTATAATTAATACAGCATTTTCAAGTTTTGTTACAAATGAAAATTATTTAAATTTAAACAAAAATAATGAAAATTTAGATTATATTCACCGTGTTATTTGTTTTAAGAAAGTCAATAATTACATTTTAACTTATAATGATATACATAATTTATCATCAAGTTATAATCCTATATTATTAAAAATATATGATAAATCTTCAACTGATAAAAAATGCAAAGATACTCTAGATAATATTAAATTACTTTGTGAAAAGTTTACAGATGATGATTTAATAAAATATATTCATATTATTTTAAATAAATCACAAGAAATTTCAAGTAAATATATCAATATACTTTCTGAATACCTAAATTTTGATAAAATTAGTACAGAAAATATTCATAAATTAATTGCTGTATTTCCACATTTTAATACAAAACTACCACGTGAATTATTTAATAAAATTTATACAGAAACCAATACATTGGATTTCATTACGACATTGATTATTAATTCACAAAATAATTTAGTATTAGAATTGATAAATGAACCTACAAATTTAAATTGTACTTTAGATGATATATTTTATGTAGCATTTGATTTTGGTAATATTCCAATCATTCAACATTTTTTAAATAATAAATATAAAATTACTGAAGAAATGATTCTCAATAATAATTCGAGTAAGATACTTGATATTCTTACTGAATGTACTAAACATGGTATATATATTACTGAAAAATGTTTCGATCATTTAGTATTTAATATGTTTATTCTAATGGGTCAAAAATTTAATTTTAAAATTATTCAAGATTTTAGTGTTTATGTAAACGACGATGAAGAGTTTAATAAATTTATTCCAAAAATTCAAGGAAAAATAAATGAATTTATACATTTAGAAGAAAAAGTATTAAATAATATTAACAATACTATTGAATATTTAAAGACAAATAAAATTACAAATGAACTTATAATTTTATCACATGATAGACGAATTAAAAATTATTTGTGTAATAGAATGGATAAAGAACGTACTATTAAAAAAGTAATTATTAAAAAAGTTGTTAAAAAATCTAAAGATAATATATAATGAGTGATTTTAAGAAAAAATATTCGTTAGATGAGAGAAAAAATATTACAATAAAAATTTTAGAAAAATATGAAGATAAATGCCCTATTTATTTATCAATCGATAAAGAAATTTTATCTAATATTGATTCAATGTTTAAAAAAAATATAAATAGATATATAGTTACTTCAAATTTAACATTGACTCAATTTTTATCTATTTTAAGAAAAAAAATTAATTTTTCACAAAACGAAAGTTTAACTTTATTTGTCGAAATTTATAATGATAAAAAAATAATTAATAGTATTTTAGCTCCTTTAACTTCAAGTATTGGTTCTATATATAATAATTATAAAGATGAAGATGGTTTTATTTATTTAAAAATAGTAAAAGAAAATGTATTTGGATAAGTTAATTTAATTTAATTTAATTTAATTTAATTTAAACAAAAGTCTCTCTAACTGTTATAGGATAAATATTTGTATCTATTTCTAAATATTCATCCTCATAATTATTATCTATATTTTGTTCCGTTTCACTAGTACTTGTATTTTCTTTTGTATTTTCTTTTTCTACTGTTCTCGTTTTACCCCAACTTAATTTATCCATATTCCATAATGAATATCCATTAATTAATATATTCATAAAACTATTTGTTAATAAATAAAACATATACGAAAATACATAATATATACTATTACGAAATGTCATTTGTTTTATAAATAATGGTATTGTTAATGCATATACAAATGGTAAAATAATTACTATACTTAAATATAACATAAGCATTGATGCAGATTGAATTATTGTTTTTATAAAAACAATTGTAGCAACAAATATAAAAGGGGTTAATATAAAAGTTAATATATTTGCAAATGCACTAATTTTTTCATATAATTTAATACCATTGCGTGTTAATATTAACAAATCATTGCTTATTGTACCTAGAGTCCACCGTCTTCTTTGAGAAAAAAATATTTCAAAACTCATTGGGATAATTGTATATGCATTTGCAAATAAAGTTTGTGATGTTTCTACATATGGATATTCTGATAACATTAAACATACATGATTTCGGTCTTCGCTTGCATATGAACGTATATGATCGAATATATTTGCATTTTCTTTTGGTTTTAAATTAAAATATGCTAAGATTTTATCTCCACATGTCTCAGTACATATTTTTAATATTTGGACACAACCAGAAAGACAATTTACTTTATGTGTCATTAATGCTTGTTGTTGACGTTTTAAACATTGGGCGAAATAATATTCTGCATATTGATAAAGTGTAAATGGTGAGAAATTATAACACATTTGTGATATATCAACAAAACCAACACAGCCTACGGTATTTGGTCGTTTTTCCATTTCTTTTAATAATTCGTCTACACAATTTTTCTCAAATACAGTATCGGCATCAGTACCAATTATATATTTTATTTTTGAATTGTAATTCATTCTTAAAGTAATATTAACTTCATTTAATAAACTATCTGAAATTAATGGATGTGAATATTGTTCTTCGTTATACATATACAATAGTCTTCTTACCAAAACTAAGCTATCTCTTTTTCCATAATTTTTATCCTTTACAATTATTACACATGTTACATTATTATAATTACCCAAGTAAAAATCAACATTATTACTAGTTCCGTCCCATGTAATATATGCATTTTTTATTCGATTCTTATACAAATTATTATCAAAAATTTTATTAATTAATATAAGATCGGTGGATATATCGTTGCCTTTCCCTTTTACTTTACCATCACATACAATAAATATACTTTTTTCATCATTACAATAAGTTAACTGACTTGTTAAAGAATCTAGTGTGCTTCTTAATTCTAATTCTGATTCATTATATGTTGGTACAATAAATACATATGATGTAGCATTTTCTCTAAATATATATTCATTTGCTTTTTTATTCGTAAAAATTTTATTACCCCATAAATATAAAACATTTATAGAATTTATCAAAGGTGCATATCCCAATAAAATTATATATATATACCAATATTTCTCGAAATATATAAAAGTTGTACTTAATAATATATTTAATAAATATATCATAGTAAAAATTAAATTTTTTTGTTTACGTATATTCATATTTTTGAATTATATATTTATTATAAATTGTATAATTTTTAAATATATAATATTATTATAATTCAAAAATATGAATAATATAAAATTATATGTTTCTAAATTTGAGAAAGAAATTAATAATAATAATTATAAAGGAGCTGAAATTATTTTATTAGATTTAATAACTGAAATTTCAAAATATTACGTGAATAATAATTTATATAACGAAAATATTTGTAAGTATCAGTACAATAATAATGAATTTGATTTTAATAATATTCAAAAAAAATTATTATCTTTGAATGAAAAGTTTCTAAATTTAAAACAAAAATATTTTAAAAATATACACAAGTCTGATGAGTGTGATTCAATAAATTCTAAAATTTTAACACAAATATCTTCTATAAATAAAAATCTATCAGATTTCATGTATGATCCGCTAAATGTTACTCCACAATTTTTAATGAATAATAATTTTTATACAAGTTTATCGAAATATGAGAATGATTATATTTTATTATTAAACCAAACAAGAGTAATAACACAATTAACTAATAATAATATATTAACTAAACCTATTGAAAAAAAAAATAAAATTCTAATAATTACATTTGATGATAGACCTAATATTGATTATATTAAAATACATAATACAAATTTTAGTAAATATGCTAGTAAATATAACATTGATTATAAATATGAACACGTATATAATTATAATCTTAATACCAATCCATATTGGTATAAAGTATATCTTGTAAAATATTATTTAGATACTAATATTTATGATTATGTTATGTGGGTTGATTCTGATACTTTAATAAAAGATTTTTCGATAGATTTAAATGAATTAATTAATTCTTATTCTAGTGATTTATATTTTTGTGACGATAATTTATCTCTCCAAAAAATTAATGCTGGATTTTTTATTATTAAAAATTCAAAAATTGGTAGACAATATATTAGTGATTGTATTATTAATTTTTGTGATAAATGTATTAATAAAGGCGATACAAAATTAAAAGGAAATTGGGCTACCATATGTTATGAACAAGGTATAATGAATATTGTATTAATTAAAAATTATTTAAAAAAATCTACTGTTTTTCCTTTATATACTGTATTATGTAGTCAAAATGGAGAATATTTTAAATATTTTAAAAATATTTTTATTTTACATTATTATGATTCATCTACAAAAGAAAGAAATGAATTATTTAAATATTTACAAGATGAAACTTCTTAGTACCGTAAAGTATTTTACATTAGTAATATATTTTTCATATAATTTGGTACAAAGTTTGATGAATTTTTTTGTATATTTTTTCTACATAATTCCTCTACATAATATTCTAATTTATCACGATATATATTATTATAAGGATTCTCTTTCATTTTCTTATAATATTTAGATATTTTTCTAATAATATTTTTATTTTTCATTAATAATATAATTTTACATTATTAATTTATTTTTACTCTTAGATTAATTTAAAATATATATATATATAATTATATGGAAGATATTAGAAATACTTTAAATTTATTCACTAAATCAATCGAACGTAAAGATAATATTGTTATAATTTATAATTTTTTATCTTTATTAATAGCCCAAATGAATACATTATATTATAAAAATAATTTTTTCAATAGTACATCTAACTGTAATGAAACAGATAAAAATCTATTATTATCGGAATTAAGTGCTGTAAGTGAAAAAATTAGAAATTTATATCCTAGTTTTATTCAATTAAGAAAAGATCAATTTAAAAATATATTTATTAACAAATTAGAGTGTTATAAAAAGTCAAATGATTTTTTAAAAAATATTGAGAAATCCAATAAGATTCAATCAATGCTTTCGGATTTAACTAATCTTTTAGAAGTTGACTCAAATACTACAAATACTCCAGTAGCATCACCTCCTGCTCCAATTCCTGTAATTGCCCCAGTCTCTGCCCCAGTTAGTGCCCCAGTCTCTGCCCCAGTTAGTACCCCAGTCTCTGCCCCAGTTAGTACCCCAGTCTCTGCCCCAGTCTCTGCCCCAGTTAGTGCCCCAGTTAGTGCTCCAACAATACAACCTCCACAAAAAAATAAAAAATCAAATAATTCATCATCTGGTAATAAAACAGCATTTATTATATTTTTTGTAATATTTGGTATGATTTTATTAGCGGCAATATTATATGGTGTATTTAAAGTTAAAACAAGTCAAATTTCACAATTAAAAACAGATACATCGTCGGCACCTGCACCTCCGGCATATAAAAAATAAATTTATATTTTTTTTATTTTTAATATGTAAATAATTATTATATGAAAACATCAGATATAATAATTATAATTATTATCTTAATTATTCTACTATTTTTATTTAGTAAAAGAAATGAAAAATATGGTTCAATGATACAATTATATTCTAGAGGTCCACAAGATGATTATTTAACAGTAAATAATTATCCTATATATAATCATTATAATCATTATAATCCTTATTATTCGTATAATCCATATGATTCATACTATTTTAGAAATCCATTCTTTTGGAATATGCCAACTAGATTTAATAGAAATTCTGCTCCATATTTATTATTAACTCCTGAAAGATATATGTTGTATTGATAATTTATGGAACCGTAAGTGTCAAAAACTTAAGACCATCTAGATGTCTTAAGTTTGGCACTCTACGGAACATATGTATTCAGATGAATCCATTTATTACATATATGTTTCTTTCCTTTTATAACAGGCATTCCTTGATGTAATGAGTTATGTAATAATTTATTATTTTGAGATAATGATTTGAAAAATACTGCATCACCTTTTTTAGGACTTACTTTAGTATCTATATTTTTAAAATATGTTTCACCACCCTCTTCCACATTATTTAAATAAAATATTAATGTATATGCTCTATCTTTTATATTTGAACCATCGTATGTTGTTTCTGGATCATAATGTTCTTTGAAATAACCACTAGTATCATATTCTACTACTTGTAAATCTTCCATATTTTTTTCAGGACATCCTGTAAATAATTTTGATATATTTGTTATTTTTCTACAAATTTCGGAATCATGCTCTTTTAACCATACTTGTTTACTTTTTCTATAATCTGATATACCTTGTGTGCCGTCACTATTACTTACTTCACTTTCTTGAAAAGCTTTATTAGCTAAATTTACATCTTCTAATAATTTATCACATTCTTCTTCTGATAATAAATTTTTAATTATAATTACTTTATAATTATTATCATCAATTGAATGTATATATGATTGTATATAATTACTATGTGAATATTTCATATTAATAATAATAATTAATACACCTAATACAACTAAAATAATATTTACTAATTTCTTTTTATTTTCTGCTATTCTTTTATTGAAATAAAATATATATGATAATAATGCTAATACATATATTATATTTAATGGTATGAAATTAATTTTCTTTGGGTTTTCATTTAATAAAGTATCGATTTCTTCTTTTGTAAATTCTACAAAATTACTCATAATCTATAATTTAAAGTTAGAAAACATTAATTGAGGTGATTGAAAATTTAATAATATTTCATATATAATTTTGCTATATTTAACATTTTCTTTATTTCAGCTGAAGGTTTATTATTTAAATGTGCCACTGATGAAGCAGTTGAATATATCTTTTTAAGATAATTTTTATTATGATGAATAAAACTATAATATAAACTATCCCATACATCATACCAATCATATGATTCTTTTCCTAAAACTATTTTATCAGTTGTCTTACTTATTCTTCCCATTTTAAATAAATAATTAGATGATGAGAAATATGGTCGGTTCATCATAAGAGTACCAACTGAATGAATTCCCATTCCATATACATTAGGTTCCATCACCCATTCATATGCATCAATTGATACAAATGATAAAAACCAGTTATATATTTCTTTAGGAGAAATTTTTGTTAATAATGCAAAATTACATATTATCATAAGTCTTTCAATATGATGAGCGTATGATAATTTATTTACTTTATTTATAACATCATCTACGGGTTTCATACCTGTTGTTCCATCATACCAGTTTTTATTTATTTTTCGTGTATGTTTAAAAAAATTCATTTTATTAAATTTATTATGTTCACATAAATAAAGCATTCTAACATATTCTCTCCATGATATTATTTGTCTCAAAAATGCTTCAACTGATTGTAATGGTACATTATGTTTTTTATAATATTCTAAAGTAGTGTCTATAACATAATTAACATCTAATAAACCAACATTTATTAAAGCTGAAATACATGCATGATATCCAATTAATACATCTTCTCTAAATCCATCTTCATATGGACCAAAGTTTTTTAATTTTTTTTCTAAAAATATATCAAAATGTTTTTTAGCATCTGTATAAGTAACCGGTATAAATGGAGTAATTTCTCCGGGATTTGTAGAAAACTTATTATCTACTATTTTTTTTGCATTCTTAATATATTTATTTGAATATAATTTAAGTTTTGATTCAGTGTAATCAGTTTTAAATGGTAATCTGTTATCAACATCATATGAATATTTACCACCTTCTGGTTTATTATTTTTCATAAGTATATTTGTTTTATTTCTAATCCAAATATAAAAAGTATGATTAAAATAAGGATTCTTCTTTTTGCTTTTACACATATCTAAATATTCATCTAATTCTGATCGGTTTAATATAAATAATGGTGTTGCAATAATATTTAACTCTATCTTATGCTTTTTACAAAAAGTTTTAATTTCTTTTTCTATTTCAAAATCAGTTGGATCATATATATGTATTTTTTCAATATCTGATATTTTAATATCATTTAAATTTATTATTGTTTGAACTGTATATTTCTTTTTCATATATTCTTCATATGCCATTAAAGAAGCATAATGAAAATGTAATTTGTTTTTATGGTAATTTAATTTTGTAAAAAACTTAGAATGATACCATAAATTTATATTTTTTATATTTTTATCATGGTTTTTAAATAATTGATTTGGCAATATTAATAATATTTCTTTCATTATTATATAAATATAAAATATTATGTTTACTGATCTTTATAATGCTATATCTAGAATAGTAAATATACGATAAAAGTGCCAAATTTAAGACATATCATAACTAAAAAAATGAAATATATATATTAAATAATAGATTAATAGATTAATATTTAATTTAAAAATGATTATTGATTATGAAAAACATATAGGTGAATCTATGCAAGATGTTGTTAATCGATTTAAAAAACAATATAAAATAACTGATAAAGTAGCATTTGCTGGAAGATTAGATCCACTCGCATTTGGTATAGTTAGATTGTTAACTGGTGACGATTGTAAATTAATGGATGAAGAATGTAAGCATGATAAAATATATACATTTTCTACGATTCATGGATTTCAATCAGATACATATGATATATTAGGTTTAGTAACAAATATTATTGATGATAGTCAAAAAAATGATTTTAAAGAAGAATTGTTTGACGAAGAAAAAATTATAACACAACAATATCCACCATATTCATCAAAAACAGTAGATGTAGATGGTAAGAAAGTACGTTTATGGGAAGCAACCAAATATAATATGAACTATATTGATATTCCTACAAAAGAAGTTAAAATATATTATATTAAAAAAATAAATGAAAATTTTGTTGATACTAAAAATATTTATAATACAATTAAATGTTTAATTAATACAGTAAATGGCGATTTTAGACAAAAAGAAATACTTGAAAAATGGGAAAAAAATATTGATATAAATAAAATATATAAAGTATGTATGTACGAAACAAAAATTAGTTCAGGCGGTTATGTACGTTCTATTGCAAATTCTATGGGGTCGGTAGCTTTTAACATTTGTCGAAAACAATATATTTAATTTATTAATTATATATTTACAGTTCAATTCGAACCTTCTTATTAGATGGTTCTTCAGATTCTTCTTCATCTTCTTCATCTTCTTCATCTTCTTCATCAAAAATATTTTTATATTTACTAACTAGATTATCAATAACTTGACTATTATCCATAATAGGAACACTTAAACTGTTTACCAATTGTTCCATACCCGTGTATATAAAACTAATATATTGTGTTTCATATTGTGTAGTCCATTGTTTAGATGTATAAATCTTTCGATATTTTTGAAAATTTGCTTGTAAGAGTTTGAAATTTTCAAAACATTTATTTTCATTTGCATATTTGTAATCAAAATTTGTCATAGTCCACTTTTTATTTTTAAACGTAGAGTTCCATCGATATGAATTGCGAATATATTTAAGTTTTATACAAGTAAACAATGTATAAAAATCTAAATGTTCCTCATACAATGTTTTAGGAACCATTTTTTTATAGGTATCAATATTAAATTCCATCTTAATTAAATTAATATATATTTATTAATTTAATATTTAATTAATTTTTATTTTCAATTTTTATTTTCAATTTTTATATAATTACTAAACCATTGAATATTTTTAACGATATGTAATTTATTTCTATGTTATTATTTATAAAATAATTATTAATATTTTCTTTATTTTTAATATTTCCATCATAAATATTTACTAATTTTAAATTCGGATAATGAACGTCCATTAATATATTAGTTTTAATATTATCTAAATAAATAAAAATTTTTATTATTGATTTTGGTAAATTATTTAAATTTAATTCATTTCTATTTATACAATTTATTTTTAATATTTCAATACCATATGGTAATATTTGTAAAATATCTGGAAATTTATTAATATATTGTGATCCAAATTCAATATATTTAATATTATTCGGGACACATATTATTTCTGCCATATCTCCAATTACTAATTCTGTTATATTATCTGGTATATTTGTTACAGGTTCTTTAAATTTATCATTATTTATATGTAATTTTGTATGATTTTTCATTTGTTGAAAATCAAATTCAGTTATACTATTTCTAAAAATATAATACATGTCTTTTATTTTAATACTGTAATATTATTATTATAAATTTATATATCTAATGTTTAATATATTATGAATTATTTATTAATTCTCTTTGCTACAATCGTAGCCATTTTACCAGTTATATTTATTAAAAAATATATAATTAGTAAAAATTATAATTATATCTTAATATCTTTAATATTATATATATTACTTGCAGTATCATATATTAATATTTTCAAGGAAGGTATAGAATTATCTATAGTTTATACTGTATTACAAATATTACAAATATTAGTTATATTTTTTGTAGGAATTTTTTATTTTAATGAGGATATTAATCAAAATAAAATAATTGGTACGATTTTAGGTATTAGTTCTGTGTATTTTTTATTGAAAAAATAAATATAATTATAATTATAATGGAAAAAATATTAAGCGAAACTGCTGCAAAAATTGTTAGTGATGATAATTTAAGATCCTCATTAAAATCAAAATTAGATTCTATTTTATCAGATGGTAAAATAGATACTACAGACATTCCAGAAATCATGTTAATTGTTGTTGAATGTACTGATAATTTAAGTAAATTTGATTTATCTTATGTCGAATTAACTGAAGTTCTTGAAGAAGTATTATTATATTTATTAGAAGAACATAATTTAATTAAAGATGATAAAAAAGAAGAATTTAACAAGATGGTTAAAATAACTATTAAATTAGTATTATTACAACCAAAAATAAAAGGTTTCTTTTCATCTTTGTGGAAAAAAATTAAAAATAGTTTATCTAAAATATTATGCTGTAAATCTACAGAACAAACTACAACACATTCAAGTGATTTAAAAATGGAAACATCTCATCGTGCAACACCTGTAACTGCACCAGAAGAAGTTAAAGAAGAAGTTAAAGAAGAAGTTAAAGAAGAAGTTAAAGAAGAAGTTAAAGAAGAAGTTAAAGAAGAAGTTAAAGAAGAAGTTAAAGAAGAAGTTAAAGAAGAAGTTAAAGAAGAAGTTAAAGAAGAA